AGTTTTCCTCCTTAAGACATTTCTGCATTTCCTTTATCTCTTCATCAGACATCTCGTTAAGGAGAATATCTTGTATATCCTTTCCCATTTTTTTTGATAGTGAACGCAACATCAAATCTTCTGGGTTCATCTCAAACTCACATCTTAACCATACATAATCATCTGCCTGTGGATTGATATTGACATTCATCACATTGCTCATGATCTTCTGCGCCAAATAAGACTTGCCGACTCCGGGCCTGGCGCCGATAGCCACCGCATGTTGTGGGTAGAACCCTCCCAGCAACGCCTTGTCAAGATAAGCGTATCCAGTACGAGCCGGGAGAAGCTCTCCCAACTGATACTTTCTTATTCTCTCATAGGCATCCATGATAATCTCCTTGGATGACCTCCATATCCTATCCTCACTCATCCTCTTGCGTTTCTATCGCCAGCCGTATCGGATTTAGATCCTCTGTTAGCTGATCTTGATTTATATCTTAACCCCTTAGCTGTATGGCATAGGTCCTTCCCCTTCCGATAAGCCTTTCCCTTCAACTTATCGGTCTTGTAGTTCTTACGACCCAACTCCCGTCTCTTGGCTTTCTGCTCAGGTCTGGCGTTGATCTTCTTATCCGTCTCAGCCTTCTTCTTTCTGGCTTCCGGATGTGTTCTGTAATATTCAGTCGATCTCCCCATCCTCTTCGTCCTCCTCATCATCATAATTCTCCATGATAAGATCCTCTCCATCCAGATATGAAGCTTTATCCTTTAGCCTAGATCTCATACTCTCATAAGGGTCATCTCCGTTCTCCACCTCCCATATGCATGCGTATGGGCCTATTATATCACTTAACTTCTCGGCTCGATCCTTACTTATTCCTTTCTCTATCATCTTATCCTTGCAATAAGACTTGTCGAACATCGACCCTCCTACATAATATCCAGTAGGCTTATGAATAAAAATTACCTTCATCTTTTATATAATTAATATTATCTACCAAATTTATTATTTCTCTTCTTTATACAGTCGCCATAGCTCATATCCATATCACACACCACCGTATCGGTCGTGTTGTTTACCACATGGAACAGGAACTCCGGGCACCCGTGGCAGGCGTTGCTCCCGATCGCCACCGCTCCGTGCCTAGGGCAAGCCTTCTTTACCATGGTTCTATCATATATCCGTATATGATTATCGCCATACTTTTCAATATATCTCATGGTATTAAGTAGTGATGGCAAAGACATCTTATATGGGGATACATGTTCTATTGGTATATCCAATTCACCAGATAGGCTTTTGTAAATATCCTGTACATCCCGTTTTGTCCTATACGCAAATATATTAATCTCAGTCATTACCATATCCATACTCCTAAGAAGATCCGGCTTAGCCAGCCTCCCCATCGGTTTCCCAAAAGGATCGGATCTCATCCAAGCCCTACACTTCTCGCACCCAACTTGCTTCCCCTCCACCGTATTTATCATAGTGGATGGGATCTTGCAATATGGACATACGGATCCGTTTAACATAGCTTTCTGGGCTAAAGACAGTTCTTTCATACCTTTTCTTCTATCTCAACATTAAATAGATTGCAGAATCTATCAAAATTTCTGTTCTCTATTCTCATATCCTCCTCATACCTGTCAACCGATTTGATGAAATCATTATAACAGTCCTCGCACATCCATTGATTGATTACCGCTACATAATAGCCCACGGACGTAGGTCTGTTACACATATCGCAAATACCTAAGCACCCATATCTGGTGAGCTTATCCATCATCTCCTGTCTTGTTATTTCAAGCACCTTGAATTTCTTGTAATTGTTAACTACCTTTGCCATTGTAAATTTGTTTAATAATAAAATAATCCGCTATATCCATTCCCTCATTTATATTGGGTTTTGATTCTAGAAAATTACTTATCTCTATATTCATCCCCCTCATATCCTTGTCTACCTTCTTTCTCCATTCGTTGAAAGCGTCGCCCTTATCCGGGTACAGGACTATCCGCCTCCTACCCAATGTCTCTATCATCTCCCTCTTCAACATATGGATACCGCCACAGGCCATAAACAACCTACTAGGGTACACAATGTTGCAGATAACAGCCGTCTTCTCTGACTCTACTATATACACCGGAGCGTCATTGGGATAGAAGTTGATAAGAAACTCCCCGAACAGGCATTGCCTAAGCAGGTAATCCTGACCGTCCAGTATATGCACCCAACATACATGATCCATGGGAACCTTTACCCTCTTACCATCTGGTCCGTAATCCATTATCTTCCCGGTCCTTATCACCCAACTTTTATCAAGTTGCCAGAACACGCAGCATTTACCCCAGTCCCCGAATCTCATCATCCCCACCTTATACAAGCTAAATGCCCTATTGGTATGATACGATCCGAAGATATTGGATAGATAATCCTGAAGATCGGATGTCTCGAAAGGATTAAGCGTCTCAAACATCTTGCTTACCGGAATGCAGTTGGCTATATCCGGATCCATAGGAGGTCTGTACCTCCTTAATACTTTGTTTGAATCGGTAAAAAGATCATTGTTCCCAAGTTCGCTCCCTGTTGGATATTTAAAGTAACCACATTTATTTTTATGATCACACACCCCAAACTGCTCTCCAACGATCTGACCGGTGGTTACGTCCACGTACGGCGTAAAACACTTATCCTTGCCGCATTGCGGGCACGTCATCTTCCTCCTTGGCTTGCTATGATCCAACTCATACCGATATACGCTCTTGTCAAACTCCCTGAATTCCATTATCCTCTCCTCTCGCTCATCACTCTATATATATAATCTCTCAGCGACTCTTTTCTTATCAAACCATTCAACTCAAAATCACCCTCTATATCTAAAGATCCGATCCTTGACGTAACCGTATAATTGGTTTTCTCGAACTTATACTTTCCTTGAAGATATACTACGGTAGCCATATTCAATATAGGGTTGTCGGTCTGTCTTTTCAGCTTATATTGGCTGGTCTTTGCGGTAGGATCACCCGGAGCGAAGTTATATATCTCCTCTATCTCCAATATCTTTCCGTAGTTCTCCAGTATCATTCTTCTATATAGCTCAAGCTGGAAAGCGTACTCGTCATAGAAATTGCCCTTCCTGTTTGATTTGAAGTCCAATATAGCGAATATCCTCCTGCATCTCTTTATCTTCTTTTTCTCCGTCTTAGGCTGACCTTTCTTGGCTCCCGTCTTATAGAACTCTCCTGTCTCGACCTCTATCTCCACCATCTCCGGCTCGCCATCCATCTCCACCACTGCGTCCACCGAAGAAGCTACTTTCAATCTCCTTGACCTCAACATCTTTTCGATCAATACAGGTTTTACATGTCTTTCCTTGCAGAATATGGCAAATGATATCAGATCCTCTATCAGTTCATCAATGTTATCCACTAATATCCGCTCCATCCTATACTTGTCTATTCTTAGCTTGGCTTCCTTGACCACCTTCCTGATCCATGTCGGGATCAGCTTTATGTTAACCCCGGTCAGATACAACCCAAATAGATAATGCATGATAGTACCCAGATCAGCCCTGTAGTTAGCGTACTCATCAGGATCCTTACCCTTGAGCCTCATCTCATTCTTCCACTTCTCCAAGGCTCCGGACGTATCACAATACCCATTGGCGATATTGTTAGTGGCTCCATCGTATATGATAGGATACCCATCAACATCCATCTCATAATACACACGTTTGCCGGCTACAGTCATTCTATATAACACAGGTGTCGGGATATCCTTTATCCATTCAGCGGCATAATACTGTTGCTCTGTCTCCAGATCATACTCAACCTCCATCTCCTCGTTAGGCTCGTTTTTAGGCTCTTCAACAGGCTTTTCCTCCTCGACCATATCTTTCTTCGGGACCGTTGATAAAACGTCTAATATGCCAAAGAAAGCGGTAAATTTAGGATCTGTATGATATGATCTTAATACTGGTAATGATGATCGCCAATAATATGACGACGCATTCTCGTCCTTTATCTTGCCTAAAATCTTGCCTAAAGCCGAACATCCTATCTCTCCATCATCCGCAATAGCCACATTGTGTCTCTCGGATAAACGAACTTTCATCTCATCAAACAATTCTTGATCGCTTATGACTTCCATGATCGTCCCATAACTATATACTGTGTCACTTATAGCCTTATATCCTAGGTCTAAAAGTAATCTTTGTTTTCTTCTATCCATGATAATAATCTGGTTTTTAATTTACCATCCTCCTCGACTTTAGGTGCGAGATCCCTCATCCGTCTGGCCGCCAACAGCCATACGTTGCCAAACTCGTCCAAGAGCCGGCTGAAATCCATCGTATCTAACAGATAATCGAATTTTGCATGCTCATCAACCGTCAAGTAGATAATGTTATCATTATCCTCGGCAACTGATTTATATTTCCGTTTAGGGTATAAGTGGCATATGTTGCTTACCCCCGGGCATGGTATGTATGCGCCGGTAGCAGATCTCCTTGTCATACTCAATCTAGCCACATGGGCGCCAAAGAAAACGGCTAGGCTCTTCCCCTTTGGCTTGGCCTTTACCCGTATCGCCGCCCTTCCCTTTGGCGGTAGTTCCCTAGCCCGGCACGCAGGGCACAACCCCTTGCTCCTTATGGTTACCATCCTTCCGCATCTCTCACACGGTAACATCCTACCTCTCATGCCTTTTTCTTTTTATAACTTTTGTTGAACTCCATAAGGCTCATAGCCCTATACCTCTTAAGCCTATTAATCTTACCCTCAGTCCAATCTTGATCCTTGAAGTTGATGATCGTATCGAATATCTGAGCTAGTTCCCGGATATTAAAACTCCTGTTTTGTATCTTCTTATAGAACCCCGATCTGCTATATCCTAATTTAGAAGCTAGATAAGTTTTGTTAGACAATGTGAGGATACGATAAATCGTACCCTCCATTTTACTTATCTCCATCAACTTCTCGGCTATGGACGACGTGGTTTCGTAGCTAGTTTTACTGCCTACTATCCTCATTTTTCTCCGGATTCCTGATCTTACCATCAAACTCGTAGAAGTCCATCAGTTTCTTCTCTTCCTTGATACAAGTGACAACGAAATCTGATATGGTTCCTTTCATGCCTTCCTCGAAATTCTTTTTGGCATGATCAAGGTCATTGGCCTGAACGATGTAGTTAAACGCCTTGCGTTTCTCATTGTTCGATTTCTCGTCTATCGTAATATAATCAGCCGTGACCTTATAGAACCGGTCTCCATCCATGGCAAACAATTCCGCTATCCTGAATCGTTTGATATCAACACTAAACTCACCGGAGATAAACGGTTTCATCTCCTCTATGATTCTAGCTTCACACTCGGTATAAGAAAGAGCATCTACTAAATACTCTTCCTTTACCTTCTTCTTCATACCGTTCTCGGCATCGGTCTCATAAGAAACCGTACATTTAAACCAATTGTGCATCTTATTAATCTATGTTGTTGTTAAACAATGGGTAATCCTTTATCCCTTCACGAATATATCTTCCCGTATCATCATCCACGTCATAAGCTTTCTTAAAAAACGTCATAGCCGTATTCGTATCATGATCCACCAACGGAAGATATTCCTTTACAAAAAGGAATCTAAGATGATTCATATGATCAATCTTATTTCTTACATCGATTACCTTCGACCAGATCTCGGCGTGGATTTCACTCATTCTTTTTATACCCTTCTTGTATTTATCTACCTGATCTTTATACTCCTCCTCAATCTTATTATTCTTGTCCTTGATAGATTTGTAGGATTCCTCATCTTTCGTATCAAACATTGGAATATGTTTGATATTGATTATATCCAACTTATTATATATCTTCTCATTGGATATAGTGAAATCGTATGTAGTCTTGTATAAATCAAACTTACTTAAGAACTTAGCTATTTTAATAGCATCATCCTGATTAAAAACAGCTATGCTCAATCCTTCTAAAAGGTAGAAGAAATTAGATGGAGAAATAGGTTTATAGTCGTATTTCTTCATAACTGGAGGTTCGTCCACAAACCTAACACCCTCCTTAGCGCATCTTGTTATGATCAATCTATCTATCTGCTCGTCAGTAAGATCATATATCTCCTGATCGGTCATCTCATTAATTGTCTTCATCGTCATCCTTCTCCATCATTATAGCCTTTACCGCCTTTTGTTTGTAAACCTCACTCATAAGGCAGGTAAAATCCATATCATCCATACCAGCCATAACATTGGCTTCTACTCCCAAATTCATCTCAATGTTCTTTACCGAGATTTCATAGTTATCATCATCTTCTTTATAGAAAATGACTTTACCACCATACTCGAAACCATCATCCTCGGCCTTAACCATATCGATGATCCTCTCTAACTCCTTTACAAATTTACTCTTTTTCATATGTGTAATTTTTATGTGTCTACAAAAGTAGACATTTTGTTTTTGAATTAAATTAAATAATGATTATTAATAGTTAATTTACTTTTTCATTCTATCAGCTTTTTTCTGAAGGCTTTCCGCTAAATCATAGAAAGCTATATTTACCAAATCATAATCTTTCGTGGTCCGTATCGATCTACTTACCTTATCCGATTCTATTAAAATATCAACGCTTTGAGCGAATACCTCTAACGCTAATATCATGGCCTCTCTTTTTGTCATATTTAAAATTTTGCATTTTTTATATCAAAATAATCTATGAATCTATCCCATAGCTCTCTATTCTTTTTATTAGGCTTGAATTTCCCGGATTGTACTCTTCTCACCAGTCCCTTAAAATCATCCACTGTTCTCTTTGATAAATACCACGCTAATACCATATTTGGATTTTCTCCTAACTCTTGATAGTGACCGTCTTTTACAAGTATCTCTATCTCATTTAGGAACTTCTTTGTCTGATGAGGATAATCAAACGGATATTTCATCATCTCTCCGATACTTGACATTGGGCATAATATACATCCTATTCTTTTCAGCCCTTTGTCATATAAGTCGCAATGCTTGATATTCATCTTATTCAAGAACTCCCATACATCCTTGTCCGTCCATGCTAATATTGGTGATATTATCACCTTATCCTTTCCACCAACACAAGAGACCATCTTTTCCTTATGCTCATCAAACTGATCGAATGATATATCATACTTTCTTTTACTGGCTCCGATCTCATTCCTTTTAGATCTTGTCTTGGATTCCTCCGCCCTTATCCCTACTAAAGTCACCGTACCTCCGCCTCCTCTCTCCTTGAGGACTTCACAGCAATATCTTTGCGTTTTTGATGGAAGACATTTCTTTTTTCTTATAAGTTGGTAAAAATTAATATCCGGAACATGCCTTATCACGTCTGGGTAATTGTTCTTCACGAAAGATACTACGTTCGCCGGATCCACTGTAGTCATATTCATATGAGCCTCGAACTTAACGCCGGCTAATTTAGCTATATGGTAAAGAGCCTGACTATCCTTGCCTCCACTGAAAGCTAGATAATATCCCTTATCGTAAAATCTTAGGGCAAACTCCTCCCCTTTTCTTAATACCTCAATGGAGTGTTTTATTTTCTCCATCAACCCATCGGAAAAACTATACTTATTTTTAAGTTCCTCCATCTCCATATTACTATCCTCCATATATTTTAAGTCCTTTTATGTTGTATTTGCTTATATCCGCGCACAAATTACACCCTCCACAACAACAACACCACGAGCAAAAGGCTAGTCGCTCCTGCTCCGGCCTACCTTGAAACTCCACTGTCGCCCTATACCATGCTGGTGATAATACCCTGACCTTCTCCGGTACGGGCGGCGTCATGAGCACAGATCGCCGCCTTCCTTTGGCATCTTCCCTATTTCTCATTTGGGTTGTCCTTTAACAGCTCAGCTATCTTATCGTCCTTCAACATATTTTGCTTTCTCATGTTATCTACGACAAAGGCAGCGAACGCCATATCATACCTTTTCCTTAACTCATTGACAAAAGATTTGGCTTTTGATTCTACCATTGTCTCGATGTTGCTGTCTACAACTTTCTTCATCCTGCCTCTTATAAACTCGTCTACTGTCAACTCCTCATCCATATAATCTAACCTGAATCTATATTTCTTCTCGCTGGCGTTCTCGATGAGATCGCTCATTGATTCCCTCGCTATATCCTCAATTTTCTGTGATATCGGATTGGATATTTCTCTCATCAACTCATTCTTGAACTTTTCTTTAAGTTCACGTACTACGGCTAACCTGACCGAGCTGGTAAACTCCTCTTTCAACGTCGCTTCATTGTACATAGCTTCCTCGAATACATCTTCCAAATTTAATTCTACTTGAATTTTCATATCATTATATTTTAATAAATTATGAATTTTTTAGGCATATAATTATCATGTATTATTTCCCCTCATCTTTTAATATTAATTTCTTCCCGATCTTTTTAATTTTTGTCGGTCTTGATAATCGATAGTCTCTTTCTATCGGTCTATTAAGTACATCATCCTTGTGCCCCTTGTATCCTTTCTCGTAAGCACTAACCCTTGCGCAAAACTCAACCACATCGCCTGGCGATAAATCAGCATCACTAAATCCTTTTGTTAAATCGAACCACAAATGATCTGATACTATTTTGCTATCAAGTGTCACATCTTGTAAAAGCATCGTTTTTACAGGTCCAATGTATCCATTCCTAAATCCAAATCTAACAAAGGTTGCTGTAAACACATGGCGTCCTTTTGATCCTATTGTTCTCAATTCTTCTCTCATCTCCTTTCTTATTTTTTATTCATAAAACCAGTAATTTTCTTCAAATACCCTTTTGTCATCTCAATAAAGTTCACGCAATCCAGCTTGCTCAACTTGTAAATCAAAGCCGGGTTATGAATTACGGCTATAATTTGTGTTTGCGGTTTATGAAATGACAATACCTTGTACAGATCCATGATATTGTCAATATCTAAATTCCTGTCCGGCTCATCCATAAGGATTGTATACTCAAAATCCTTCTCCATTAATACCACATGATTGTCTTTGTAGTATTTTAAAAGATTGTCGATCCTGTTTGCCCAGAACTCATTTGACTTTTTCTTAAATTCCATAAGCTTCTGTATCGGAAACGCATACTCATCTTGGTTAAACACAAAATCAAAGAGCGAGTTCATGGCATGAAGGTTCTTCTCCCCAGAGGACCTAGATGCTCCATTCATATACAAACTTAAATTATTGATATTATCCAATATATCATCCTTTCTCATTTCAGTTTGCTGTAGGAGATGGAATACCTTCCCAATATTACCCGACTGCGTCTGTACTTGTAATTATATTTCCCATCTATATATTTACCTGTAGAATAATATTTACCTTTCGTGATATGTGGCATAATGTTGTTATTGATATACCTGAACAATAATTTACCGCATAGATTCTCAGGGAATATATCACGATGATAATCTGTAGGATGTTCATAAATAGGATCTTTGTATTTAAACTCATAACTAAAATCATATCTCTCGTATCCAACTTCCCAACCATAAACCTTAGTATCTGTCAGATCTTCAAAGGCTTCCATTGACTTTTTATAGTCTATGTCATAAGCATCCATACATTGCTCCATTACATTCCAACGCTCACGCTCTATGACCCTTTCTTGTGAGTCTTTTGACAGCTCATCAAACTCATACAGTTTTAATACAATCTCTTTCATAATCCCTCCTCTTTTAATATAACTAGATCCCTAACGTCAATCGAATGACATACGTACCTCCTCGTGTTCACGTTTAGAGATATGATTGTGGCTATTCTCACGAACCACCACAATCCAGATTCAGATATTACTCATCCTTTATCTTTACGAATGGGTTTTCTACATAAAACTCCACTACATTCTTAGATTTTATAGATGTCACTATACCGGTGGTATCCACAAATCCATCTGTTTCATCCATTGTCAAATCTTCTATTTTATCTCCCGGTAGAAAACAAAGATTATAGTCTTGATCAATATACATAATCATCTTTAACCTAACCATGTCATCAATGATGCCTTTCATTCTCTCCACGACATCCAATTGATCATCACTAAGCATTAATCTACTTTTTGATGATTCCACTAACCTTATGTCTCCATTCCTGTCAACTACAGTTAAGTCATTGAATTTATACACATCTTCACGTGTTCTGTAATATGTTTCCTTACAATAAATTTTCCCTTTATCATCTATTTCAATATCAAAATATTCCAACTTATCCTTGACAGCTCTTCCGTTTTTGTATTTCCACACATCACCTATTAGAACGAACCCATATAATGACTCAAAAACATCATATATTGATAGTTTTGTCTTAGGGATGCTATTACCCTTTTTAAAACATTCTTCGGACGAATAAAATAATTTCCCATCTAATGTCTTCTCAGCCCTACATCCTCCCCATGTTCCTACATATCTAACTACTCCATATGTAAAACTGATCAAGATCTTATCAATCTCAAACCACTTTAATTTTCCTGACATATCGTCAAAAAGATATCCACTCTCTAGATAAACTGATAAATGCTCTTTTATTTCCATAACAATTTATTTTTTTTTAAATTAAACAACATCATTTGCCTTGATCGCTATCAATCTCAATACTCCTCTAAGTATCATGGTTTTCATGATACAACTCATAATATTACATTGAACTTCTCATTTAAACAATCTAAAGCTCTTTGATACTCCTCTTCCTTGTCGAACTTAATTTGAGTACTGTTCTCCAAGCCAAAAAACAGGTAAAAGGATATGACCCAGCCCGACCCGTCCACGGCCTGCCCCTTGGGTGCCCACGACATCACCTGCTTCTTGGATATATACCAATTCCCTATCTGCACGAAGTCAGGATAGTTGTTAATCAAATACCTTATCTGAATATTCAGATAATCCATATTATCAAAATAAATTATGTGATATTTGTTTCTTATCCTTATCTTCAAAAAGGGATTATCCCCGTAATACGCAGCGAAGGCTGACACCACGGAGATAGGGTATCTAACGCCTTTTATTATCACCCATTTCATATACAATACCTCCTTATATTAAACTATTTAATATAAATTCATCTTCCTCCGTTCTCTCATTCATAGGCTTATTTTGTACCGTTTTGACAAGATCAAGCACTTCATCCCAAGTCCTTTCTGATAGCGTCCCATTATTTATGCCACAACATCTACATCCACTAGAAAATACCGGTATCATACTTCCATCACACATCCTAACGAATTTATATCCTACATATTCATTGCATAAGAAACATCTTCTTACTGGGATAAACCTTATTCCACCTCTATTAATGATATTTATTAATACCTCACGATTCATATTATTCCCTTAATTTACATTTAACCTCCTTAACATACATAGGAGAATGCAATCCTCTATGCAACTTTATAGCCCGATCTATATCCTTTTTAGGATTGTGGTGAGATTGATATATCTCGAACATTTCCCTAGCCTTGACAGGGTTCGTTCGATCTTTGTATCTATATCTCCTTTTCTCCCGTTTAAGGCGTAATATCCTATTAACCTCATCAACGTATATCCTTTTCATCTGCCACCTCCCTAAAGCCCCGGAAGTGGCGTTATACGCTCGATCGTCATTCCTTGACTCCACGAAAGACAGGGCGGCCGCCAGCTTATCCCATACCCGTGCCTCTACCACGGCAGGCCTTGGGGCGTGGGGCATGCCTCCGTTCCCTTTTGGTGGTGTCAATATTATCATCGCCATCACAAGTAAGTATCTTATCACGTTCCCTTGTTTTTATAAAACTCCTCTTCAAATCTCACATTATCCACATAATCCTCCATACACTCATGAACAACTATATGAATATCCCCCTCCGCATATGTTACCTCGGACATCAGCCTCTCATTAGTCATCCACCAAGAATAACTATCAATATGCCGTATCTCAAATCCACGACCATGTAACAGGCACATAACATTGTGTCTTAAATCCCTACCCATCATTATACACTCATACACGATATATCCGTTTATATTTTCATGAGACTTTCCGAACGTATAAATATACCTGCTCATCAACTTATACAACTCCCTTGCCACAGGATTCGGGATCGCCTCATCCATATCAAAATCATCACCCGTATCAATAATCTTATCCACGTCCCGTTCATCAATACAAGCCCTAGGCATTCCTATCGTCCGTACATAAAGGCGTGATCGGTGATCCCTACTTAACACTGTCCCGATATACTTTTCTCCTTTAGTGTATCCTATATTATGGTTGCCGGTTATATTAAACACAATTTCATCTCCTATATTAATCTCATCCATATTCAAGATGTTTGTATCATTTGTTATCTTTTTTTATACAAAAAGAGGATATAATGGCATAATATTATGATATCAAGACACGAATGCGTTATCTATCATATTATCATACATATCCTCTATACAACGTCATTTATGGCATTATATCGTATATGATGCCGCAGGTCATAAATACATCTAATTAACCCTTTTTTAAGGGCTTATTGCCATTTAGGTAACTAGCTATGCCTAATATTTTCGAAATAAGGGCTTTTTTAGCCTTATACTCATCGTTTATCCCTATTATCGCATATCTGTATACCATCCCATCCTTCGACACCTCCACGCCCACGTATTTAGGCGCAACGGCATCCCTATGTAATACGATAAACGGGCTTTTGCCGTCTAGCTCATTTATCAACTGATTAAACTGTCGCCTCGTCATCTGATAGTGATATTATTTCCATGTTATAAATACGATCTCTCTTTACCCTTATCTTTTCGCATAGCTCATCGAAGCACCCATCTTCTTCTAACTTATCAACATAATATGATACACTTGATTTAGAGCTTCCTTGAAGATATATATTCCCTCTTATATTCTTTGAGAAAAAATTAGGCAAGACCATCTTTTGTCTCTTATCCTTGTTATCCATGTAAGATATAACAACAACCCACAACTCTGGTTCCCGTTCTTTCACCGATAACATAAGATCGAGACCCGATTGACCATTGATATTCCTCCTGCCAGTTTCGTTATAACGAAGAATAATATAATCATCCGATTTATCATCCTCAATCATCACGACCATAGGACTATTACCCTTCCCATTATCACATAATACTCTTGGCTCTTTCCCGTTGCGGAGATATACCTTATCGTAATCTCCGTTTTTGTATATCTCAAAATCAAATTCTATCACCATATTATTTTCTCCTATTGATGTATTGTTGCGTACGTCCTTCCTCTATTTTTTCGAAATAAAACTTATTCCCATATAACCGAGTGAAGCAGATATTATACCCGAAATGTTCTGCGCGTCTGATCTGCGCGTAACCTCTACTGATGTCATTATTATCAATCAGCGTAACAAAACAATGTGATCCTACTTCTGTATTCAAAACCAGATTTTCCCAATCTTTTACCTCCATATCAAATCTCCTTAAATAATTTTTTGTTATGATTATCGCTATTATACCATTTATCAATATTATCGTACTGCTTTGGATAAACCCCATAAGACCTACACCACCTAGGTAACGGCCCGTTCAGCACGTCTAACGCCGCCTCAAGGTCAAACGTAGCTTCCTCCTTGACACAACACCCCGATCCACTTCCACAGCTCGGTATATAAGCTCTACTATACGCTACGCTCATCCCATATTCCCCATGACTCAGATACCCGATGTTGGGTGAATCAGGGAAGGCGTAATACAACATCGTATAATCACCCTTACTCCAACCTCTATTATAAGTATCATCCTGCCATGCGAAAACCCTGCAACCGGCCTTCTTTAACTCATCAGCCGCTTTTCTTAAAATATTATCTCCCATATCATTTATATTTAAATTATGCCAAGGCGCCGGGAACCGACCCCGGACCATATCCGCACACGTACGATCATGGTATTCCTTCCGCCCCGCCAAGGCTTGGTTCAACATTAACAAACTTTCATATCCTCACACATCTTAAAAAAGACCTCTCTTATGATCCTCTTGTATAAGATGTATATCTCATCATCATCCTCATCGAACTCCACGCCCCATGAACGTAATAAATATCTAATGTCGCAATCCGCTATATGAATCCTAAATATGGATGGAACGCTCATTATGTAATCCTCAAAAGCTTTCTTAATCCCATCCCTTTTGATATGTTCTCTATACTCATCCTTGAACACGTTAAGCATAAAAGATAGATATTCCCTATCATATTTAAACTGCTTCCCATAATTATCTGTATCTATATGATCCAGTATATATATTTCTATCGCGTCTCTATCGTATCTTGACATACTTCTTCCTCCTCCTTTTGATATTTTATAACCTTTTTCTCCCCATACGCCTTCGCTAACTGGATAAGTTGACCGGTAAATACCTTGGTACGGTGTTTTACGATCTTATCCACCAGCTCCGGGCATCTGGTTCTCCACCTATAATTAACCTCACCTTTAGCTTTCTTCTTATAATACCTGTAGAATGTTACGGCTACTACCACTTCTCCATTCTGCTCAAAAGCAACCAAATCGTAATTGTTGTAAGTTATTTCGTTCATCGTGTAATATATTTTATAAATTCAATCACTTTCTTTGGCAGTGAATCTATATCCTTCACTCTTTTACCAAAATTGTACATATGACTTCTATGCGGATAATAATCTCCCGCATACATCCCCACTCCTAATGGATGGAATGGATCCTCACTACATGAGAAAACAGGATAATACACCACCCCATAACCATCCTTTATATTTTTATTTACATATACTATGGTATATCTATCAGCCACTTCATCGCCAAAATCATATACTCTTACTTTTACTTTCACGCCATCCACATTTGTTATAATATTATCCATATATACCTCCTTTGTTGTTCACTATCCGACTAATCTATTTTCCTTCCATATAAGGTGTATGTACCATACCATCCCCTATCCATATTTACCACCTCAATATGATGTATATGATAACAGCCATTAGCTATTCTGCCGCAATCGGCTATCACCATAGCTATATTCCTATACCCAGAATCAATGAAAACATGAGCCAACCTACATCCGTTAAATATAGATACCTTGATATCGTCTTTCTCTTTTATAATCCTTCTCATATCATATCCTCCTATCAAACTAATCTATCCTTTTACCATAATTAGTATATGACCCACACCATCCACGAGCCTCATTCGACACCCTAATATGATCAATGGGCTTATCCCCGACCATATTATTGGCGTACGATATTACATCCGACATACTTCTGAATCCGGAATCCTTAATGGATTTTATAAGCGTCCTATCATACCCGAATACCAATATCTTCACAATATCTCTTTCTTTCACAGTCCTTCTCGCTCTCATAATATTCTAGCCATAAAATAAACAAACATAAAATCCACCTTATCATAATCCACCCTATGACCGGTTATCTCGAATATAACCCTACGCTTTTCTATAGTCTGTATATTATCTAACTGAATAGCTATGTAAGGATATTTCATAACTTTCTTTCTATTGATGTTATTCAAAATAGCGTTGACATCTTGTCTGCGAAAATACATATTTACCCCTATGTAGCTGGCAACCAAAAGACATTCGTCTATTACCCCATCAGTATCGAATAACAATAACATATCATCCTTCTCGATAGTATATTCCATATCAAGAATCTTGATACGTTTGCTCCCGTCCTTCTTATTAGCTATAAGAATCTCTATCATATCCTTATCGGTCGTAAGGATATAATACGCCTCATCCTTTGTAATATTATCACGAAGGTAAGATAGCGCTTCATTCTGTAATTTTAGTAGTTCTATTTCGTCCATATTTATTTCTATTGTTGCCAAGGGAAAAGGGACGGCGCTGGCGACAAGGCCTGTCCAGCCTCCCCGCAGCCGCCCGCATTCCCCTTGGTGGTATTAACTTCCTCCAATAATCTCATAATCGAATTTCACATTAATACTCTCATCAATGTTTAATTCTTTCTTCATCCCAAATACAGTCTCCCTTACCGTATCAAAATCCAATAATTGATCTTCGGGATTATTCACAAGCTCTCTCCGGTTATTCTTCCTAGGTTTTCTAGATGTAAGAATATATTCCGCACAACAGCTTCCTTCAAATGTCCTCACTCTGGAATACCATAGATCACCGGTCCCGTACTCAACACATATATTCATGTTTATGATGGTATTATCCCACGCTTTTTCCGGTAAATGTTTGAAAATCCTGTTAACCCACCCCGTGTCAATATCTATATAAGGACAATCTAAATCCGATGTCCCCTTAATATCCAGATATAGCATAACCTGTCTATTATTCTTAAACATTCGAGCTTTCACATTCATTTTCTTCCGTCCCCATACCACTATTCTATTATTTCCAACTTCCCGTAATAAGGATAAAAACAACCGTCTCGATAAACCGAATATCTGAGCGTTTTATCCTTTGCTTCATAGATGGTAACACAACCGCTGTTATAAGCGTTGGATAGTTCTTTTGCTACAAATCCACCTATTCGTTTATAGGTTTTAGGCGTATTCGCCAACGGCCTGCCTACATATATTTTTACCCTCTTGCACTTTTTGTCGCCTACGCATATATCCTTTCCTCTAAGCTCCGTTAAATACATGAATCTCATATCAGTCAATTTTAAATCCAACATTCCTCTACCTTTATCTCCATGCGATCCTCCCAATTACATAAATCAGGGTTCTCTCCTTCATAAAAGTAATAGTAAGCCCATACTTCAATATCGCCCACTTTTATGCATCCATCACTGCACCATTCCACAATATCATCATCCCGATATACATTTGTCGGTTCAGCACCAAGCGACAATAGTTTGTTTATTATATTGTCACCGAACCTTTCTTTCGCTTCCTCTTTCGTCATATCACTATCAGATTTTTAATATTACACTACCGCCAAAGGGAAACAGGGACGGACGACCAGCGGGGCCGACCCCACGCCATCGCCGCCGCTCGTTTCCCTTGGCTTCCTACACTCCCTCCATCACCCAAAGAAACACACACCCATACATAGACATACCTCCATACCCATAAGATCCCTATCTGTATTGGAGAGTACCATTGTTTGGAGGTTATCCTTATCCCACTTATTCCCCTTATTTCACTTGGGCTACTTAATTTTCCCTTGATTCCCTCGATTCCCCTTGATTTACCTTGATTTGCCTTGATTTACCTTGTCCGGAGATGTCCCCTCCCGCAAAACAAACCAACCCCACCAACTCCCAGCATAAAACCCGAGACCTTCCTCCCGATTGTTCCACGTGGAACGCCCGTTCAGTCTAGGATATCGAGGTCCTTGTTCTTGATTGCCTTATATATCTGCTTTATGCAATGTATTGATAATAAAGCCAATAAAAGAACTATGATTAAAGGCAGGGCGTCGCCCGTAGCTATAACATACCGCCCCAACTCAAACGCCATGTACCCACAAAACAAAGTAAGTACGAAATATATAACTAATCCCATAAAATATACAATAAGTAACCACGATTTTAAAATTACACCCAAATAATATAATCAATTGAGTATCAATAACATAATATACATCAATCCCTAGAGCTTCCTCTAAAGAAAGATAAGCCCAAACATAAATAAAAAATATACAATAAGTACCGCCTATTATATACCTTTTAGGATCGATTCACGCACGAAACCATACATAAGGGCACAATTCACCCGTCCGTATGAATATAGATATAGACAAAATGATACATAATAAAGTATTTTACTTACACATTTATAATTAAGGCTTAAAATTTGCCGCCTTAACACTTTTATGTGTAAGCAAAATATATACACATGCTATCATTTTGTAAAATATAGGCACAAAAAAGCCCTTCCGTCCTATATCACTACAGTACAGAAGGGCACAAACTTTAAAATCAAATAAAAACAAACGACTATTGCCGTAATTTGTTTGCCATGTAGCTAACACGTTTCCGCCTGCACTTATCCGACTCCCTACTGCAATCTAATTTATTAGACTTGTGTAGTTCTTTGGTAAGCTCAACGTAAAATTCCATTTGAGCTATTTTAACCGCCTCTAAAGCCTTTTCTTTTCTAAATGCTAGCTTTCTATTCAGATTGTCAAACTTTCTCCTATACATAATTTATTTGTTTTAAATGGCACCAATAAGAAACGGGAGGCCGGGGACGACACGGCCGCCGTTATCAATACATCCGGCCGGACACACCACTCCCTCCATATTCCCTTTGGATTTGTCCCTTTGCCCCGAACGAACGAAGCCAAATACGTACATACGTCATCCGTGATACGTACCGACAAGGCGTACCTCGTCCGTCAATTTAACCGCACGAAATACCCTCGTAAGGGTTGTTATTTACTATTCGTACACATGTTAGGTATTTAAGCAACCCTAACATACGTCGTATTGATACATTAGCACGGAAATAACACCGTAATACACTCAATGCGTGTTACTCTCACAACGCACTAACATACGCCCTATATATGCGTATATACACTAATGTACCCCGTGTTTTACACGGCCTACTAGGTTGACCTAGTGTATTTACCGGATTGATATAAACCAAAAGATAATAGTACTAGTCTGGACTAGAATAGTACTTAAACCACATTGTTAAGCGGCGGCCTATCTACTGCAAGTTCTCGAGACCCTAACAACCAGCAATATGTTTATATCAAAATATCAAATATCTCACCTATTTAGCGATACCAGTGGCACGACGAGGACGTATAGGTTTGCCACCATAACGCCCCCTATGTGATTAAATAGGGGGCAAATCGTTTGCTATCTTTCATTTTTGGGGTGTGTCAAATAGTAGGTAACACACTTAGCAATGAGATTAAACGTATACCGTTTGATAGGGACGGCACACTTTACGATACGTTTGTCTGATCCGTTAAATATGTCATAATATATACCCCCTTCATATTCTATAAGCTCGTTATATCCGAAACGTTTATGCGCTTTGCCTGTTATCGCTATTTCTGCTACCTTATCCAATGGGAATTTTGTGTTTTTATCCTGATCCTGTTTATCGAGATATACTCTTTCGATCTCTTTGTAGGCGCAAAAGGTATCATTTACACGTGGCAGTATCTCTTTACACAATTGTATTACTACCTCTTTATCCTTTGCCAAAGCAACTAAAGCTGGTACAATAGCTTTATCTACCTTAATATCATTGTCCTTTAATATTTCATTTATCTCTTTTCCAGATTTAAATAGCTGGCACCACGCCTTTACCGCACCCGTTAACGTTTTTTCACTTGCTTTCTTTACTTCATTTTGGACTTTGTTTAATTCTTTATTTGTCATTCTGTTTGCCTATACCTTTAGGACTTATAGCGGCATATGGTACGCCTCGTTTGTTAATATTGTTATCTCACATTGCAAATATAATACATGTTATATTATCTAACAAATATTATGCAATAAAAATTCAACGATTATATATAATAAAACCAATCAAATATAAATGTATATTAAAATATTGGTTTATATAATTGATAATCAACAAGTTAAATACAAAATAAGCATTATTTTTTTCGGCTCGCAGATCGTTTGCCGTTCCTGTTTCCCGTTCTTCGTGGATGGGGGGGGCTGGTCCAAAAAACGGCAGCCCGGCCGGGCCGATTTCGGGGAGGTGGTCCGTCCCGCACCCCATATCCAATAAAAGGCAACCATCTCCCAATAGGGTATCTTCTCAAACCCATTTAATAGATATAATTATAATTGTATTATATTTAGGGCGTAAATAAAAACATGAATAAGATTATGAGTTTAATGATAGAGTACATAGAAAAAGAAGGGGGGGGAGTAAAATATGTTTAGAAGAAGATGGTTTTCATCCCCAAAAACAGAGAGGAGATATTTCTTCTCCACCAACCAAGGATCATGCGACATTTATGCGGATGGCGTATATGTAGGGAGATATATTGGCACGGGTATCACGGAGTTCACGTACTCAACGAGCAGGAATTATATAAATATAAGTTTGGTAGGTATCAGCCTACCGGATCAAGTCTATAATTATACGAATGGTATAATCACCGATTCGTTGGCTATTTATCAGGGTTCTACTACCGATGCCAAATATACCGCCATATTCGACGCTGAGATATATGAGACTATTCCTGTCACTAACGCTAGGGTACAATCAACGATGACCGATATAGTCATGAATTACAAGCTTGGGGATTTTGTGTCCACGTCAAAGAAGGAGTTAATCAATAGCGGGATTAAGGTATATCCAGGATACGATGGATTTTATCGAATTGTCCAAGGAGCGTATATAATTCCGATAATAAATACTACATATAAAATATATGTGAACTTCTTCACCCCCACATGGGAAGGTCATCGGGGAAGTCGAACACTTATGGGGTATGGTTATATCTATGGGTCTACTCCGGCTTCTCCTCCATCTCAATCATCTACTTACGTGACGGTTACTAACAACAGGCAGAATGCGGTAAGGGTTCTTATTCTTACGTCTCTTAACGTGACCGACATACAATCCCTTATAAATCGATATGGAACGACAGTAGTGAGATCTAGCAAGATATATGAGTATTATGATACAGCTAACAATATAATGACAGGGTTCGTGGAGGACAAATTGCCCGGTCAAGCCTATTACGCCTATATGCTGGATAATGAGTTGCGTACTGGTGTAGGGGACTTTACGATAGTATAACGATATTATCACCACATGGATGACGGTACCGGCCAAACGGGAAGGGGGATGCCCGATCCTCGTAGGGTTGGTTCCGTCACCCTCACTCCGCCCCTTTCGTTGGTTCCCTCCCATTATCTTCTTACGTCTCATTCTATCGACACAACCCATCTCCTATCCCCACTTCCAGCGTCTCATTTACTTTATTATATTTGCGATATAATTAAAACATAACATATTATGAATAAAAAAATAAATACATGGGGGGGGGGTATTTTAACCCTCAGATAAGGAGGGGGTATGTTTAGGCGCAGGACTTCTTCTACCGGTAAGATCCACTACCGTGTTAATATAAACAAGAATATGTGTCTTGGCGTTGTAGATATATATATTGATGGGAAGCCATATCAACCTGGTTTTAACGGATCTTATCTTGATATATATCGCAATAAGAAGATAAAAACTATAAGCATAAGTGGCCAGATATCATATCTAAATCCGAAAAATGAGTACAATGTTATTTTGGGCATAAGTGGAGGTATTATAGAGGGAGCCCTTACGTATCAATATAATTCGGGTATGCATTGCGAGTTGGCTAATAAGGTGATATACGGGAATAGGATAACTAATTTTGTTCCTGTAACGGTGATAAAAGATCCTGGGAAGATTATTAATTTCACTTACAGATCTGAATTACAGACTCAGGTTTTAGATGAAAGTTATGTAAGTTGGGATGGTGATTATGTATTAAACGATAATTGTATAGTAACTGATCTTTGTTCGGGATGTGAATCTTATGCCTATGGGAAAAGTTCTCATGGTAACTATCGAGTAACGGTAAGGATAGTGTAGTACCAAGGGAAGGGGGTAGACCTCATCCCTCCGGGCCTACCCCGTCCTCCCTCCGCCTCCCGTTATTTTTGGCTTCCTTCTGGTTTTATCCTCAAATTTTCATATCTTTGGGACAAAACTATAATCATGTTTAGAGACATATTTCATAAGCTTAAGATCTTCTTCTGCGACGACGACGTTGAGAAGATATATATAAGGGACAGTACGGTTATCCGCAACAACGAGATACATAAGATGTATGATGAGATACTGGACGAGCTAGGTGATTTGGCCACTGTCGTGTCTAGAAACTACGTATATGGTAGGATAAAGGACAGGACGGGGTTAAGTATCCGTCATATCAGCAGGATAATAAACCATACTAAAGTGGAGGAGATATGATCAAGGACGTAATGGAAAGGAATGTGATAAATGAGATATCCACGTTGTTCGTAATGATATTCACGTCAGGGTTGATGTTTGTCATGCCGATATTAGATGTAGGGTATAATGATATCATTGTCATAATAGGATTCGGGATACTACTATCTTTTATGTTAACCATAATCCCGATCTTGCTTTCTTACGATATAAGGGATGAGATCATTGAGTTGATTGAGGATATGGACAGCCAGATCGTGGTAGACACTTCGGTATATAAAACGAACCTGCCCTAGGTAATTCCTAGGGCAGATATTAATATCAATTTGACTTCAAATACGATTCTATTCTATCAGCGGCCTCATTAGGCGTATGTCCATCCCATTCCCATGCCGTATCAAGTTCAGGGATATTAAACAACTCCCAATACTGGTTCTCATAATGATTGGATATCTGTCCAGTTGGCAGTTCTGCCATTACGATAAACCACCCTCCGCCGAAGCATTCCTCTCCATCATGATGCTTATGTGATTTACAGACCTTTATATCGCCTTTAGCCAGCTCATTGAAGAAAGCGGCATTGTAAAGCATTCGATATTTATATAGTTCGTTAAATGTATGATACCCGTCGGATATATTACCCATCTCATCTTCATGTAAATATGTTTTCTCGAATATATCAGGCCTACAAGGATAAAACTCTCCATTTACCCCTTTTATGATATAATCACCTACATTGGCTGTCATAACACCTTCAAGGGTTTTTATACTGCAATCAATACAAGGAGGTATCCCTCTATCCGCATCACCTTCACGAATAACTTCTATTTTAACGTTATCACCAGCGAAATCCTTGATCTCATCATTATTAAAGCCTTTCCATTTTACGGCTTCTATCGCAATTGGTTTCTTTACATATCTATTCATAATTTTACGATTTAATATATTATTATCTTTTGATATACCTTTCTATAAGATCTATTGATAGTTTAGCTCCCAGCTCCTCCTCCAATAGGTTAAGGTAGTTCCGGTGCAGGCATCCGCCCCGCTCCACCTCCCTAAAGCCGGCCCCGTCCCGGATCCTGACTAGCCCTTTCCTTGGATCCATGTCGATCAGATCCCGAAGCTCGTTCATGTTCTTAAACTGGTTCTCTATCACCTTAAATACATCGATCTTAGGTTTCTTATCCTTGATCTTTATCTTAACCCTTCCGCTCATGATCACCTCCCCGTGCTTCCGAATCCACCATCGCCTCTATCGGTATATCCGAGGTCATCCAACGACTTCACCTGATCCCATACGATACGTTCCCTCCTACGGATAAGCAATTGAGCTACCTTGTCCCCAACCGAATAAGAAGGATCATCATAACAATCCACACGTCTACATACTACCATAATCTCGCCTCTATATCCTTCGTCAACGGTTCCCGGGGCGTTTTGGATAACAGACTTTGTTTTGGTGATGCTACTACGAGGGCGTATTTCCATCTCATAATCCTCCGGCAATGCTACATGTACACCGGTATGATATATGGCCCTGCCTCCGTCAAGTTCTACATCCTTGACGAACAGATCCATGCAAGCGTCCTCCTTATGGGCGTACTTAGGCAATATCGCTCCTTCTTCCAGCCATATCTTGACCTTACAAGTATCTATATCTTCAAGTAATGATTCTACCTCATTATAACTCATTGGTTGTTCTGACGCCAATGAAATGGCTCTTGCCAATACATTTTTAATCTTACTCATCGTATCTTGTTTTTAAATTCCTTTCCTTTCGGACATTGTAATTTACATTCCTCGCCACAAGCGGAACAGTTGGGTCTCATTCCGGGCACCCCTCTTCCCCCGTACGGCCAGTAGGCGTAATCGCAGACGCTCCAGAACGCCTCCATCGCCTTGATCTTGGCATCGACGGTTATCTTCTCCTTCACCTTTTTCATGCTCTTCCTGAACTCATCTTTCATATCCTTCCCTTCTATCTGTCTGGCTTTACGTCTCTCGTTCCACCAATTGTAGTAGAATTTGTCTGCCATCTTATAAGCTTCGGGGTCAAATTTATCACGATGCAGGATAGGTGCGTCCTTGATCTTTCTCAAATTCCTGCCACAAACATAAGCAAGCCCGGCGTACGGAGGTATGTCCTTAGGATCAACCAACCCATCCGGAACGCAGTAGTAGAAGTAGTTGGGGCGGCCGTACCTGACCCAGTCTCCGGTCTCGTACAGGGCTTGCTTCCGAGCCTCGAACCAGCCTTGCATTACTTGGTGCTTGCCCTCCTTCTCGAAATCCTTGTTATAGTCAGCCAACGAGATCTTCACCTCAACCTCATAAGCGTACATAGATCTGGTTATAGCCAGATAATCAGACTCCCAGTTATAGACATACAAGTTGTTTATAATCCATCTAGGAGATACCAAGAACTGTCTGTTAAGGATATCCAATATCCCTCTTTCAGTGTATTCCGTGCCTTTATTTGATTGCCGTGTTCCCATCTCCTGTCAGAGGATTATTCCTATATCCTACCGCCATTATAGCGTTACCTATCAACATCCTCAACTTCTCCATATCCTTATCATGGAACGAGAAAGTGGTTAGAATATGACCATTGGTCTTATCATAAGATTTTATCATCAACACAGCCACATACTCACCCATCATCTTACCATTCATGATATCAAGATCAATTATGCCGTGATCTATTAGATCAACCACATCCCATCCTAATGGCAGGTACTTTTTTATTTGATTAATGTCCATCCCAAATAGTTATTATAAAAAGGAGGGTCGTGCTACCCTCCTATAGATTACACGCGAAAAATAGAACTGAAAGCGATCTTAAGCACGTAAGATTTTATTAATTCCCGTAGGCTGTCTACCGGTTATCGTTAATTACCGACCTACGGGAATATGTTTAAGAAAACACCATGTGGGGAGTGGGGGAATCGAACCCTTATCCACGCTACGATTAGGAATCGTAAATTCTATCCGTTAAATTAACTCCCCTTTAAGCGTCCTGATCCTCCCAGACAAGGACACTACATAAATCTAAACTCTAAACCTAATGACAAACATTATTAATCCAACTGTGGACCCGGCCGGGCTTGAACCGACAACCTTCTGGTTATGAGCCAGTTGCTCTTACCAGTTGAGCTACGGGTCCTAAATACACCACATCGGCTTTCACAAGAGGATGTGGATAGGAATTTCTCGAAGTTTATATAGTAACTTTATGAAACTATTGTCCAACATTCTAGCATATAGCGCCAATCCTCGAACGGGAATGTCTCTACACCAGACCTACCCCATCCCGTCCCCCAACTGTTCTGTAGGACGAAGCCGGCCTTGTCCCAGCCGGTGAGGATAACGGCATGACCTCCCAAGTTCTGTCCTTGGCCTTGCCAGAATCGATTACCATAATTATAGCAATACAGACCTATAACCAGAGGCCCATTCAGCATCAAAGCCACCTTAGCTGATACCGGATCTATGATCCTAGCGTAACTGTTTATTTTCTCCCCATCTACGCCTACGTTCTTGATAGACTTGATAGCGTCACGAAGAACCATCCCGTCTTGATCCTTATCCTCTCTCAGATCATATATATCGTAGGGAGAGATCTTAGCCGGTCTTTTAATAGCCCTTATACTCTTTCTCCAGTTAAGTATCTCAGCTAAGCTTACCGCAGCGCAAATAGGAGAAGATCCTTGATCCACTACGCTATCAACGTTGTTGACCTTATACTCATCAGGGACAGCCTCATGCTGCATATTCATAATAGCGTCTCTGTCATCCACAGGGGATGGTATATATCCTAACCCGTAACTCATTTTTTATCCTTTTTATGGTAATCAATTATCTTGATATTAAACGTATCGGATCTTTGCCTTACCTGTATAGACCCTCTAGCCTTTCCCTTGGCGTCGTACAGGGCGGTGAAGCCAAAGTTATCGACCCGGCCGTCGTCCAGCGTAAACCGCCACTCCTTCCATTGGCCCATCACGGTCCCGGAAGACACTATGGAATCCACCACATAAGATATATCAGTAGTATCATATTCCGTATAGTAGGTTCTTGACGTACTGCATCCGACAACCGCTAAGGTAAATAACGTTAACAAGAAAAACAAGATCTTATTCACTTTTCTTAGATTTTTTACGTTTCTTAGATTTCTTCTTATCCTCCGCCTTATTCTCGACATTTACGTCAATACCGGCATCAGCGACCTCAGGAGCGTTATTTTCAGGTATATCAATATGACCTGAGTTAGGATCCATCTTATCCTCATCAACAACAACCTCATCAGGAACATCGATGTCTAAAATCTCTGCCTCAAGATATTTGATACGATCTGACATGATTTTATTCTGGTCCTCAAGTTCCTTATATCTTCTTCTAGCCTCATCGAGTAATTTAGATGATAGTTTATGTTTCTTCTCGATATCCATATAAGCCCGTTTAAGAGTTTCTTTCTCTTTTACCGACTCATTATATAGCTCTCTTGATTTACTAAGCTCATTCCCCATCTTAACTATATGAGAATCCTTGGAATCTATATCCATATCAAGAGAATCGACAAGCGTATCAAGATACTTTATTTTCTCTTCCAATTCCGTTATCTTCTTGCGGGCATCATCGTAATCCTTTTTTAATCTTCTTGAGTAGCTAATAGCCTCATCAAGATCCTGTTTTAGTGTATTTATATAACTACTCTTTACTATCTTCAATCCGAACATTTTTATCACTGTTATAAGTTTCACGAATATCGGCTTTTATCTTGCCGACTATAATTAACTCAGCTATATGTTTATCTTTCTCGACTATAGCCATATCCTTACGGACATTAGTGACCCTGATCATGATATTCCCGTTATTAGACGAGACGAACGGTGATCCCACCAAAGTAAGTCCCGTATCGCCGGTAAACGACGGCAGCATCATCAACACCCCTATGGTATTATCCGGGAACGATGCCCACACCCCTGTGTCTATATCAAGGACATCACCCTGCCCTAATGGGAAGGCATTACCCTGCTTGATAGGAATATCCTTACCCAACGAGTTCCATGCTTTCGAGAATCTTACGGAGTTAAGGAAGATCTTTCCCTCTTTCTCCACCATCCCTACCATAGGTTCGCAATTCAATCTAACCTCGTTTTGTTTATCATCCGGCTTCTCCTCAAGCTCATCAAGGTATCTGGCTGATGTAAACGACTTGCTTTCCAGAAGCTTTTTAATATCCTCAATACTGGCCATTATAATTTGATTATTAAATAAACGATCTTCAGTCCTAACTTCAAATCAGATGTCTTCTCGAACATCTCCCTAAGAGGTAAGATAGTAGCGTCAAGATCTGACGCTACCCATTCTCCATCCTTATAATACATATTCTTTTCCTCGGAATACGCTACACAAGGTCGATGCCCTAGGTTCTTCATAACCGTATCTACCTTATTTTGGGTAGGCATCGAGACACGATTCACTTTAGTAGATATATTGAAATTACTCTCCATTAAATTACTCATTTTCAATTAGTCAATTAGAAAGGTAGGTCACTGTCGTCTCCAAAAGGAGGATATTGTGGCGGCTGCTGACCTCCAAAAGAAGGCGCTTGGGCTGTCTGAGGCGGGGCCTGCTGGTATGATGGAGGAGGCGTCTGCTGCGGAGCCTGCGTAGCGTATGACGGTGGGGGCGTTTGCGTTATAGCCTCACCAGCGTTGTTTTGGCTTGGAGACTGAACCGGTCTCACGCCATCCGCTTTAATACTTTGGATATATTTATTAAGTACCTGATAAGCGAAAGCGTCTTGGGTCGTATAATCAAACTTCTTATTCCCCATTATATCAGTACTCTCAACCCTGTCAGGCCATCCATTCTGCCCATTCTTATAATATTGCTGGATAAGCTCGTCCTTACCGTCAGGAGTCTCCCTTGCGTATGAGATAAAGAAATTACCGGGAGCATATTGATCCCCTTTCTTAGCATGAGCAGGATTGATCACCACCTTACGTTTCAGGTCGATATTAGGCAAGTACCTTACCAGTGACTTAACGTAATTATTGATACCTCCTTTTTGAGTCATCAAAGGAACGTTTATAAAGTAATTACCATCCTCATCACTTATCTTTATGGATAAGTATTTGGCATTTATTCCATTGAACTCCACTTCTCTTACGCTAATATCAGACAAATAACCTTCGATACCGTTCCAGAATACCTTCCAATAAGAAACGGCTCCGGTCTTCTCGTTTATATGCTCCTCGAAACCTTCCTTTGGTTCTCTTGATGACTGATATAATAATCCGCTACCACTTACTTTAAAGTAATGGTTATTACCACCTGATGAATTTTCACGAACTCCCATATTATATATATTTAAACGTTAAACAATAATTGATGATGACAAGAAATATTCGTTCTTATTATCCTCCCCATAAATCTTATTGAAATGAGATTTATGATCATGCTCGATAACTATCCTATTCCACGATATGCTTTTTATGATACCCAGATATCTTCCACATAACACGTTGCATACAATATCTTCACCATAATGAGACAAAGGGGTAAGTCTTTCCTTACATGATTTACCTGAAGACGGGCTCTCTGACATAATACCGCATCCTTTATCGGTAAATATCAACTTGCAATGATCGAACTCATTTACCTTAAGATTGTTTTGGAGGGCTTGGACGAGTAGATCCTTATCAAAGACATAGGTACTTGTTTTGACAAAATGCTCGTCCACGAACCTCCAATTTGGATAATTACCCTCAAAATGGGTCTCATACATATCCATATCAGGCGTAGAGAAATAAGTCTTAGTATCGTCCACTTTTATAGACAACATATCCGATGACTTATTGATATGCTTATCAAGCAATATCGCAGATTCGTTCGACACCGGGATAAACATCTTCTCTACCTTATCCTGATTAGGGACAAAATACCTGTAAATAGTATTTCTATCCGTACTTACTATATTAATATTAATATCATCGATATCAATGACCACATTCTCGATGCATGGATAAAAATCATCTACCTCCGTATAATCGCTGGCTTTGTTAAGAACCGAAACATAATCGCTCATCTTAACCTTAATTCCCCCATCAAGTATCTTATGTACCTGCGGGAATGTATTGATATCAAAAGCCGGACAACTATACTCACCAGAAGCGTAGTGGATCGTGATCTGATCTTTTCTATCCGAAAGCAGTATCGTAATCTCACGATTCTTCTGTTTTTTCATGAACTTAATAAAAGAGCTTGCCTCTACCAAGAAAGAGAAGTTAGAGTCAGCCTCGACCTTCAATCGTTCTATAACACATACCTTGGCATTTACGGAAGTGATATAAGCCAGATTATTGACAACATCTATCTTAAGATCCTTATAAAGGGAGTTGGAACCGGCGTTCTTAACCACCGTCTCCAGTTTACCCAACTTCTCATTTAATGACTTCGACAAGCATCTTATAAGCATAACGAACAACTTTTTATTACATCGCAAATATAATCATAATTATATTAATACAAATACAATAAATACTTAATAGTATTAAAATAGTTTAAACTTACGTCTAATATACTCGGCTATAAGCGTAGCGTCACACATGCCGTCTTGTATCTTAGTAGGTTGTACTCCTTTTCCTGACCATGGTTTCACGAAAGAAACCAAAGGGAAAAGGCGCATGGCACATCGGATGGAGGTAGCCTTCGTGTCTAACTTCGCCGCCGTATACACCCGATCGGCTGTCGTATGAAGCTCCTTCTGCCAGGTCTTTGGTTGCACCTCCTCGAACATGAACCTAACATCCGGGTGAGATCCGTATCGCTCCATCATCTCCACCATCATAGCGAATAGGGCGTTCGGTTCCCTGCGTCTCCCGCCAAAGGTGAAGTTGCTGGCGGCCGAGCTGTTGTGGATGCTGTGGACGTCCTCGACGGCGATCGCCAGCGTCCCGCCTCCCTTTTCTTGGATCTTGTCAGCGGCATCGAGGAAGAAGCTTGATATAGCCCTAAGATCTATATCCCCCTTAACCGATATCCTTGGAGTCATAATTACCTTAATATCCCCGTTCTCCGGGATCATAGACAATCCTCCGGTGTCTATACCCGGATCTATACCTATTGATATATTCATAACTTCAACGTATATAATGAATGGAAATCCTCCGGTCTAAACACCTGTATTGAGTTATCCGGATACATACCTATATAATAACCGTAAAAAGCCCGTAGAATGCCATTTTCTAGCCTTATATCCAATGCCTTTACCTTATCCCCTTCAACCATAACATCAACCTCATCAGTCTTGTTAGATATCTTATCGAACCATTCAGGTATAGGATCAATACCGTACCTGAATGCGTTTACCGTTGATTTTATCGAGATATATGTTCCCATATTAGATTAGATTACAATCGTCTCGTTTAACAACCTTAAAATCGCCATTTCTAAGTAATATCGCTACATCAGATCTCGTATATGTGAGAGGCGTATACGATACCAAATGATAAGAAGCCTGTCCTGTCGCTGGTCGAACCGGTCTTAATACGGCTATGGCTATATCGCCGCCAAGTTCCGTACCACCAGTGACACCCTGTAGGCACATGTATATGAATCCCTCATACTCATATCTCTTTCCAATAAACTCACTCATGGGAATACCTACGAACAGATAGTTCTTCACATCCCCTTTCTTAACCTCGACAGCGTTCTCTACACTGGACGGTATTACGTCTACAAATTTTACTCCTATTGCCATGATTACAAATTCAATTTAGTTCTTAATTCTTGACACAATTCTTGATTATCTCTCATGATACTTAACGTATTATCCACCCCATTTCCTACCCTGATCTCTCCGTACCAGTACCATGATCCTTTACGGGTAAAGATACCGGTTTCCTCGCATAACTTCAAAAGTTCAAGTTCCTTGTCAAACCCAACTCCATAATATAAGGCTGTCTCGGCTATCTGGAACGGTACGGCTGTCTTGTTCTTCAGCACCTTTATCCTAACCTCATGACCTACTGAAGATCCGTCCTCTCCTAATATAACCTTCTTTCTCGCCATCTCCATACGGATAGAGGCATAGAACTTAAGAGCGTTACCTCCGGTCGTTACCTTAGGATCGCCGTATATAACACCGATCTTCTCCCGATACTGATTGATGAATACCAGAACACAGTCGCTTTTGTTTACGATTCCTGTAAGAACCCTCATGGCTTTGGACATCAAACGAGCCTGCAATCCCATGTTGCTGTCTTCCATATCGCCCTCTATCTCCTTCTTCGGTACCAGATTGGCTACAGAATCTACGACAATAAATCCGACCTTCCCGGACTCGACTAACTTGGCTGTAATGTCAATAGCCAGCTCACCGTAGCTTGGCTGGGAGATCAAAAACCGGTTTATATCCAACCCCATTTTCCTAGCGTACTCAATATCGAAAGCATTCTCCACGTCTATTATAGCTACCAGCTTATCGGGGTGCTTTTTCTGGAACTCGATCATACTTAACGTACACATCATGGTCTTGCCACAAGACTCCATCCCGACCAACTCATGGATCCGGCCTACCGCCCATCCGCCGCCGAGAGCCTTGTCCACCACCAGCGATCCGGTGCTTTCCCTTGGTATGGATATTATAGGCTTATCGTCACCGAAGTTCATTATCGAGCCTTCTCCAAGCTCTTTATTTAAAGATGATACTAACTCATCTACGTCTGAAAAAAGTTCTTTCTTAGCCATTATAATCCGTATTCCTCGAAATTAAACAAATCCTGTTGTTTCTTGATCATATCCTTCCCGATATCAGATATCTTTTCTGGGTTCAAAACACCCTCATTCTCATCTACCTTATCCATAAAGTCAGATATCTTATCGCTTAGCAGTACCATATCTTCCTTAGGAACTGATTTTAGATAAAGACCGTCTATAGATCTACATCTTGAAAGAGCGGTATATATCTGTCCTATCTCGAAGGCTCTGCTGATGTCTACGAATATATTATCTAAAGTCATTCCCTGGGATTTGTGGGCAGTTATGGCGTATCCTAACCTCAATGGATATTGTATTATATAGCCGCAAGAAATGCCTTCAAGGGAATCATCTACCTGCTTGTACTTCATCTTCTCCCACTTCTCTTTGGTTATCTCCACCTCAGTATCGTTGTCTAGATGAACATATATCGTCTCATCAACAGTATCTATGCTGGTTATGATACCCATCGAGCCATTGACATACCCGTTGCCGTTTCTGGTTATTATGACCTTAGCCCCTACCTTTACTATAAGCTCATCCTCGCAAGGCGCTACAGGCTTCTCCCCGAATACAGTGGCATCGAACTTAAATACCTTATTATTGATCTTATCAAGATTAGTCTTATTTATCTCATAAGCTTCTTTGTTAGTTGAGCATATAATTATAGTATTATCCATATTATCAGGACACTTGACCCTGCTATCCAATATCTGTCTTGACTCGTCGGTAATAACCCCACATCTTATATCCTCAAGTACGGAAAGAAGCTGAGGATCTTTTTGACGGAATACGTTCTCGAAGGTAATGACCGAGAATCCTGACGCTCTTAATGCCTTTGATGAGAAAAAGAACCGGCTCTCATAATATTTGTCGATAAAATCATCCGCCGTCACCACAGGAGGTAGTTGTGATAGATCTCCAAACATAATCAACCTAACTCCACCGAAAGGCTCCTTGCTACGCCTGCATTGTCTAAGTATATCAGCTACCTCATCAAGCAAATCAGGTCTTACCATACTTATCTCGTCAATGACGATAGTATCAAGATTCTTGATCTTCTTCTTCATAAACGGACTTACATCCACCTTATTCGATAACATACCTCTCTCGATAGAAGGGATATAAGGATCGTTCTTTATAGAGAAGAACGAATGGATGGTCTGTCCACCGGCATTCAACGCCGCTACTCCAGTCGGGGCTACGATAACGCACTTACCCAAGAACTTTACGATACGTCTCATGAACGTACTTTTACCACTACCAGCTCTACCGGTAATGAACAGATTCTCCCTAGTGGTGAAAATCTTTTTCAAGGCACGACCCTGCTCTACGTTTTTATCTACCGTCATAATATGACGAAGGAGGTCATTTTCGTTTTTAAAATCCTCTTTTACCATATCTTTTTAAGTTTATGGTACAAAGATACGAATAGCTATAATTAACTAATAAAAATAAATGTGAATAATATGTAAATATTAAATTTTATATCTAATACTCAAATCATCCAGCCTTACCCATCTCAACCCCTTTCACCCCTAAGAAAACGTCTTTTATAAAATATTCGGCGATAATTATATGCATTATCGTTCCTCTGTATGATAGTCTTAGGTGTCCGATAGTTACGTTTTTCCTGTCTTTGGCATTCGCTATTCCATTGTTTTTTTTTACCTCGTCATACAAATCGGATATATTCTTCTTGCACATATCCAAGAACATGTTTATATATCTGTATATAGTGGATTGCGATATCTCACGCATACCTATTCCTGCAAGCTTCTTATTCAACTCATTAAGAAGGTATGCTACATTGAACTTAACTGTCTTTCTTTTAGTTACTTTGTATATATGATGTACGTTTCTGGTTCTGGCCCTGAATATTATCTTGGAAAGGATTCTTACCCGATCAAGTTTCCGGCTTTTGTTAGCCATATTCCGTCTTTCGTCTGAGCTTAAATTCTTATCCAGACATTTGTATACGGATCTTTTCTTACCCACGAATATGTCTTTCGTATCCTCATTCTTCTTAGCCTTATACGAGTAGATCATGATATCAGGTAAAGCTATTCTTATCTCGCCTTCCGCGTAAGCCTTAAGCGTCTTTAGCTGATAGTCTATATCCTCATGGCAATCCTCTATAACATGTCTGTAGCAGAAATAAGCTATGCCATCGGATAGGATATCTATAAAATCATCGGTATTGATCTCAATACGGTCACGATAGCCTTCTCTCATCCTATTTCTTAGAAATACATGTTTCTGGACGTTTACGATAGTAAGATAGGCTACTACCTGCTTACACTTCTTTTCTATGACCATGCCGGAACCTCTTATATTATCTTTCTTGTTCGAGTATTTTACGGCCGTAACCTTCTTCCCGTCCTTATTAGTTACAGGTTTGTAATCTACTGGGCAGACAAGTGATCCTGCCGGAAGCCTTAGGCATCCAAGCTCATCTTTTTTTGCTTGTATATCTTTTGGGATATATGCTTCGGTAAGAATCTTATCGAAATTTGATTTCATTTTCTGTAAAAGTGATATCTTTGTTCCCATCATTTTTTGTAAAATTTTTGCTGCGAATATACGAGTTTCATCAATACGAAACAAGTTATTCGGATGGATGGGTAGCCTGTGAAGGTCGCCCATTTGTTGTTTAAGGAGGGTAGATGATGTCCGTAAAACGCTGTGCGCGTGAACGATGGTTTTTTCTCAACCTACTTGTTACGCGCGCGTTAATAGGTATATTTATTAAATATAATTAACTCTATAAACATATACTACTTACTAATATTCCTATCCGTACACAGAACCTCTCCTGACGTCGAGTTCCTGTGTACTCCACTTAAAGTCTCTACTTAATAAAACATTGCTTTTTACCGCCAAGGTATGATGCCGTCAGGCAGGATACCGCAGGATAAACCTGGTAGAAGCCGTATCCTATACCGGAAGCCGGGACCCCGGTAGGGGGATCGGGTGGAGTAAAAGCCAAAGAAGAAAAAGCGAGGTCTTGTACGATCGCTCGCGCTCCGGCCGTCCGTATCTTCTACGGCAGGCTCCATCGCCCAAGGCTTCCCATTTCCCCTTGGCTTTATATCCCATAACATAGCAAGAAGGAATCCAAAGGGAAAAGGGGTGGTCATGTCCCTTGAGGCAGGATAGGGCTGTCCACCGCCGCTCGGAGGCATGTATGGTCTGTGCTCCACTGGCCTCATTGCCGTGGCTTACGGTGGACTTATCTGGCTTTCCTCCGCCACTTCCACCGCCTTTTCCTATTTGGATGTTCGTAAATACATGCTAATCAGCATATATTATGTTGATTATGGCATAATTTCTTGACAACGATATTTTTTTTAAGTAGTTTTGTCGAAAACTAATTTTATATGGCCGAACAGAGGAAAGCTTTCGTATTTGCGTTGCCTTATGATACTAGGTTGGATATGATCCAGCAGTTCTTAAGGATATACAACGGCTATCTGGATTCCAAGGGTAGGAGCTTGATTACTGAAAGGACGATAAACTTACTTTCTTTCTACATCAACTACGGATACTCGGATGATACCAGGGCCAAGTATATGGATTGTTATGGACAGAAGGAATCTTACGTCGCTGTCCTGAACAACGAGCTTAAACGTGGGGGTTTTCTGGTGGACAAGAAGAACGGGAACTTCCGTACCCGTGAGCTGTCTATTGAGATGAGAAGCTTACGTAACTATTTTATTCTTGACGGGGAGGGTGATGATACCCGTGTAATGGGGTTTGTGTTCAAGAGAAACAAATTGGATATTGATGGATAGGAATCTTATTTCATTCGATAGGGATATCGTGGATGAGGTGGTAAGAAGATCTGATGGGAAGTTTACCAAACAACAGGTAGAGTGGTGCATGAAAGCATCCGTATCTTACGTCCACCACCTAGCTAGGTATACTGACAATATATCTATCAGAATCCCGTTTATCGGATACGTTATCTGCAATCTCCGTGAGATGCGGGTAAGGCGTGATAAGATACGCCGGATATTTGTCAAGGAAGGTAATCGTTATCCGGATGAAAGGATGCCTATTGAGCTTGATTGTCTTGATAAGAAGATTAATGCGATAGAGGATATGGAGGGGTTGAAGAACGGAGATCCTCTTATACGTGATAACCATGAGGCCATGTATCAATGTCGGTATGGCATGACATGGGAACAGTTACAGGATTTTCAACAACAACAATTTAAAAAATAATATGCAAACAATTGGTAAAGCCCAAGTAATAGCCCAAGCTTGGGAAGACAGTTTATTGGGCAGGATTCCTAAGGATGAGAAGGATTATCCGGAGTGGTACAAGAATCGTCTTTATTTATGCAAGAAATGTCCTAAGAACTCTTCTAATATAGCTTTCTTTAAGTTACCAGCTAAGGTATTGCTGCAAAGATTGATGGGAAGACAGGCATGCTCGCTGTGTGGTTGCTTTATCAAGGAAAAGGCTTGGATGAAGACAGAGGTATGCCCGTTGAAGTTCGTGGAGGGTGAGAAAGCCAAATGGAATGCTATGGAGGTGATAACAGCCGATCATAACGATTTTAATATTGAGTGCCCTAACGATTCCTTTGATATAGGACTGACGGATGATGAGAGCGAGTTTTATCTAAATATTTTTGATCAGAAAATAGGTGATAAGATAGAAATCGTGTTATTTATCACCCATAATGATGGTTTCCATGTCAAGGAGCATCATCTTGGATGTGGATGTATGGGAGATGTATCATATAACAAACATCCTGACAATGAGAATAGAATTATATTTAGGATGACGTTAGATACCTCAAAATATACGGAAGGTCATTTTGAGAAACATCTATCTCTTATGGGTTATACTAAGGACGATCCTGAACGTAATTTCAAACATTTCCCGCTACGTATTATAGGGGAAGCTTATAAATAATGCCGTGAGAAATCTCGTAAGAAGCAAGATAGATGACCGTATCCATGCCCTTATTGTCATGGAAGTCGGATGCCGTGAGTTGCCTGAATATTCGTTGGGTGATATACTTTACTCCGCTTTAAGGAGGATAGCTAGGGCTAATGGTGGTAATGTCCGCTTCTTGCGGGATGTTAGTACCAGAGATTTATTGAGGTCTATAGACCAAAGCATCAGTGATGAGATTGAATTAAATAATAATGATTATAACGTGTGATTATAATGGAAGAGGATAAGGATATCAAAAAAGAGATCAGGGATTATCTTAAAGAAGAGGCGGATACCCATATAAGGCATTGGATAGCCATAAAACGTGAGAGCAAGCGTCTGTATAGCGATATTGAGGATAGGACTAAGAAGATAGCCCTTAAATCATCTTCGTTGATAAAAGAGGAGGATTTTGTCGTTCTTCATGAGATGACCCATAAGATACAGATGTTGAATATAGAGGCTGTAAAAGTCAATTCTAGGTTGATGTTCATAATCCAGTTGGCTACCAGCTTCGGTATGGATCTGGATTTAGATACGACATATGCGTCCACCGCCAAGAGCATTATAGAAGACAGAACATCTGGATTCGTGTTTTATGATGACAAGGAACGTCTTAGATATGCTGACAAGGAGCTTGAGGATATGTTCCATGACATGAGCGTGACGGAAGTAAGTAAGATCGGGGTTGTTCAATCTTATAAGCTTCTTATGAAACAGTATAACGAGTTTAAGGACATGAAAGCCAATGCCACAGGGAAGACGAAAGCCGACGAGTAAGGACGTCGATCGGGTAAATGATAATCTTGAGGTCATAGCCAAGGCCGTGGATGACGCCAAGACGTATATCGCCAAGCATCCATGGGATAAGGAGAAGCCTGAGGATATGGCTAGGGCGTTCGATTTCATATCCAAGCTGATCGATAAGATCAACGTATGGAATGACTCGTATATGGAGAAGAGTGGGATCATGGATGTATACAGGAGTGTCAGCAATGTCCAGAAGAAGGAACGTAAGGGACAGGTTTCCGGTGGTATAGAATCCGTATTAAAAAATATGCGATCATGAGTTTAAGCACGAGTCCAGAATTTTATGTAAACATGAAGAATCCCCCTATATGGAACGATCTGTTCGGCTGGGAGGATCAAGATGATGATGTTAAGCAGTTCTTCACGGAGGAGGCTTATAAGGTCAAGAACGGGGTGACTATCAACGGTACGTTCATCCCGCCATGGCTTTATTGGCATGTTAATTTCTTTCCCGTATTTCAAGACCTTCCAAATGGAGAGCGTGTTCCGGCTATCAGCCGGTTACGTGATAATGAATGGTTTTTCGCCGAGATGTACCAACGTGCCCGTCAGGAGAAGAAAGGGCTGGGGATGTTCGGTACCCGTCGTTTTGGGAAGGCCCTTCTGGACTCGGAGCTTATATACACTCCTTATGGTTCCAAGAAAATAGGATTCGCCGATATAGGAGATATCATATACGGTGATGACGGGAATCTTACTACCATAGTGGGCGTATATCCTCAGGGATTCGTTGATACGTACAAAGTGACCTTTGAGGACGGTCGCAGCGTGGTGTGTTGCGGGCAGCACCAGTGGAAGGTCAAGTATCATGGTGATTATAAAGTCATGAGTACTATGGGTATTATCCACTCTGACTTCTCTAAAATGACTATAGATATGGGGGAGGCGGTTGATTTTCCTGAGCGGCGTTGGCTGATATCACCCCAGCTCATGGGGTCTCTGGTCGCCTCTTTCCTTTGTGGCGCTACCGACAGGATCTTTGAGCTAAGCAAGAAGGAGATGGATGATGTCATTTATTCATCCAAAAAACAGAAAGAGTTATTTATAAGCTCGTTCATGAAGATCGCTTGCGGTATAAGCACCGGCGATGATCGTTTTAAGGTTGTTTACAAAAGTGAGTATATTATATCATTCGTAAGAAGAATATTCTGGTCTATGGGATATTATTGCGTCATGGATGGTGATGATATGTATATATCCAAGACCCATAATAGGCTTAGGATATCCGATATAGATTATTACGGGAAGTATAAAGCTACTTGTATTGAGGTCGATAACAAGTCCCATCAGTTCCTTACCACTAATTTTGTCGTATCCCATAATACGACTATCATGTCATCCCTTCTTCAGATGAACGCTACCATGACGATCGGGCTTAGTCATTCCGTGGTAGGTTTCAGCGATAGCGATTTATCTAATATAGGTGAGTATTGTGAGTATGGTCTTGATCATGTGCATCCTTTTTTCAGGATTAACAGGACCAAGACCGATTGGAGTTCTGGTGTCACCTTAGGCAAGCGTATGTCCAACGGGGTTCGTGATGTTCATGCCATAATATCCATAGCCAACATCAACATGGGTAGGAAGACATCCACACAGAAGACTGCCGGTCTGACCCCCGCCACGGCTATTTTCGACGAGGTAGGTAAGGGACCTATCAAGAAGCCGTACACTGCCGCCATGCCGTCATACGACACTCCTTACGGCTGGCGTCTCAGTCCTATTTTGGCTGGTACCGGTGGTGAGGTGGAACTATCCAAGGACGCTCAGGAGATGTTCTCTGATCCTGATACATACAATCTTCTGGTCATGGACTGGGATATTTTAAATCGGAGAGCCATGAAAGGGAAAACATGGAAAGAACGGAAATGGGCGATGTTTGTCCCCGGTCAGATGGCTAACTCCGGTGTCAAGAGAACGATAGGGTTAGGTCATTATTTGGATAAGCCTGATGATAAGAAGCTTAATAAGATCAAGATTGACGCCACGGATTTCGAGGCTAGTACCAATAAGCTTAACGAGGAACGGAAGAAGCTATCTACGAAAGATAGGGTAGCTTATACCTCTCATACCATGTTTTATCCATTTACGATTGACGACTGTTTTTTAAGCTCATCCCAGAACCTATTTCCGGTCGAGTACGCTATCAAGCATAAGAATGATCTTCTTGAGTCGGGGCAATATAGCGGTATGCTGTGTGATGTCTTTCTTGAGTCAGGTAATAAACTGGGGACTACTAAATCGAATAAGCAACTGGCTGGATTCCCGTTTAGTGGCGGTGTTATTGACGCTCCTGTCCAGATATTCGAGATGCCTCAATCCAATAGGTTTGATGATTTTATTTATGTGGCGGGCCAAGATCCGTATAAGCAGGCCAAGTCTGATACTCCTTCATTGGGATCCTTTTATATATTCAAAAGGCGTGTTGGTATCCGAGATCCTTATGCCTATAGAATAGTTGCCTCTTACGTATCCCGCCCATCATCTATAGACCAATTCTGCCGTACGTGCGAGGTGCTTCAGAAGGGATATGGTGCTATATGCCTTATGGAGAACGCTGACCAGATGTATGAGCAGTATCTTAATCGGAAGAGCGGTATGCCGGCATCTTTCTTCTTATTCGCTGGTGAGGCAATAGCCAATAAGTATGTGAAGGCCGGCTCCCGGCAGAACAGCAAGCTGGGGCTATACCCTACCCCCGGCAACCAGAACCTGCTCTTCTCGTGCGTGGTGGATTATTGCTGGCAGGATTTCGTTATCGGTTATGATGATCAGACTGGTCTTGATATAACTGTCAAGGGTATTGAGCTGATTGATGATATAGCCCTATTGGATGAGATAATACAGTATAAGCCCGGATTGAACGTCGATAGGATAATAGCGTTCGGGCATGCGTTGGTTCTCGCCAGATATTTTGACGATAACAATTACATGCCTAAATCGAAGATCGAGGAGATGAATAATGCCCGCAAGGAAGACGCTTATAAACACCATGAGGTATATGCCTCTGCCTTTGGATCGGTATCTATAGGAGCTTTTAGGTAAATGAATGTCAATTAAACGCCTATCTTTGTTGTAAATAAAATTGAATAATCATGGAAGTGTTTAATAGAGATCATTCGTTTCCAGCAAAAGGAGCGTTATTAGGATTACCTCCTCAGGCTATTTCCACGAAGAAAAAGAACAGGAAATGGAAGGAGGATTGTATGGACGCTCTTGAGACGATAGGGTTGAAACAGTATGATCGCAACCAGATGTACCGTGACTATTATCTGATGGCGGATGGTAAGTTATCTTTTATGGAGATGGCGGATGTCATCCCTCAGCTAAGGAACGTGCAGAAGCTAAGGAGTGATATAAGAATCCCTTCTTTCTTGAAGCATTATGATATCATAGGTGGTATCGTAAACGCCTTTGAGGGATGGCTGACAAACCTACAGGATAAGTATACTGTTAACGAGGTAGGGGATATGGCTATAAGTGAGTATGAGGATACGATGTCAAACTTACTTCATCGTCATATACAAGAACAGTGGAATATTATCGTTAATCAGCGTCTTGTGGAGGCAGGACTTGATCCGACGTATAATGAGTTCAACTCCGAGGAGGAACGTCAGGCTTATGTTCAGCAAATACAACAGGCCAAGGCGTCTATGACCCCTGATGATATCCAGAGGTTCATGAGTACAAGATGGAAGACGCAGGCGGCGGTATGGGGGGATCATACGATCGAGGCTGACCGTAGCCGGTTTTATATGGATGAGCTTGACAGGGAGAATTTCCGGGATCGTCTTCTTAGCGGAAAGATGTTCCGGAATCATTTCGTTGGCTTCGACTACTATCGTCCGGAGGTATGGAGTCCGATGGAGGTTTTCCATCCTGATGTGAAATACCCGCAATATGGGTCTTATGTGGGTCGTATTCATTATTACGAGGGTGTTGAGTTGATATCAAGATACGGCCATAAGATGACGGCTAAGGATAAGCGTCGGATTATGGGAGGTGATGATGATTATGAGGGATGGGTATCTAATGACGGTGATAGGTATGACTGGAAGAAAAAGAAGCCGTCTATTACCGGTATGTATGAGAATGAGGTTATTCCATGGAAAGGATACCATGACTATGAGTCTATAGTTGCCGCTGAGGACTATTATGGTGTTCCGATGGGCGAGTACCACACCTTCGGGCCGGACGGTGAGGAGCACATCCAGCCCCGCTTTTTGCCACGCTTCCATCCCTTTGGATATTTCAACTCCGGTATGGCCGATGGCAAGAGATATGAGATAGACTCTCGCCTTTTTAGGGTCATGGAGGGATATTGGGTATCCATGAAACCGATATTCTTAATAACTTACATGACGGAGACCGGAATGGTGGATCAGGAGCTTGTGACAGATGAGCTTCTCCCGGAGTTCTTGGAGAAGAATGGTATAAAGAAAGTGAAGAGGGTCATGGCAGAAGCCGTCAGTGATCCTGAGGTGAACACCTATATCTTGGAGTATGTCCCTGAGGTTAGATTTGGCGTTAAGATCACCGGAGGTAATTTAATGGATAAGCCTATATATATCGGTGGGGATCCAATACCTCATCAGATACATGGTGACAGCAGTCTGTATGATTATGTCATTCCGGTTTCTGGATTTATAGGGGCCAGTCTCGCTGATCGCATACAACCGTTCCAGATGATGTATAACCTTGCTATGAACCAGCTATACAATAACGCCGAGAAGGAGATTGGTAAGTTCTTCTTAGGCGACTTGGGATTCTTGCCTACTGAATATAAGGATATGATGGACAAGAAGGGTGCTTTAGCTACTTTCATGCAGATCGTTAAGTCTGTATCGTTTATGGGCGTAGGTGGCAATGATACGAATAATCCTTACCAGAATCCGCAGATGAGTAGCATATATAACCAGTTTGGTGTATATGATCTTACTAATACGGATCAGATAAGATCCCGTATGGAAATGGCTTCTTACGCCTATATGATGGCTTATAGGATGATAGGAATATCCGAGCAGGCAATGGGTCAGTCAACCAGATACGAGAGTTCTACGGGCGTAAAACAGGGGGTTAACGCTACCATGTTACAGACCCAGACTTACTTTAATGATTTCGATGACTTCAAGAAACGGACATTGGATATTCATCTAGCCGTGGCTCAAGTATGCCAGAAGGAAGGATACGATTGGACCGTGATGTACAGGAACAGTGATCTTTCCTTGGCTTACATCAGTCTTACGGATAATAGCTTGTCGTTACGTCATCTTAATGTTATGGCTGTCTCTAATTCCAAGAAACGTCTGGAATTGGAGAATTTGAAACAATATATATTACAGACAAATACGTTAGGTAATGACTTACTTGATATCACTAGGATGATGAGCGCCAACTCAACGGCTGAGATGAATCAGATCGGAAGGGATGCTAGATCTTACGCCGATCGTGTAAGGCAGGAAGAATACCAGAATCAACAGCGACTTGTCCAGCAGCAAGCTGAGGCCGATCAACAGGCTCGTAATGATGAGCATGAGAAGGATAAGGAGCTGGCTTATATCAAGGGCAACTTCGACTTAAGGGGTAAGAGCATAATGGCCGCCGGTCAAGCGGCTAGGACCGAGAACAACTCTGAAGGCATGGATTATGTCGAGGCTATGGCTGATAGGGCTTTAAAGGAAAGGGATCTTGATATCAAGGAAGAGGATATGAGAACCAGACAGGCTAACGCCGAGGCTGAGCGAAGATCTCGTGAGGAGATAGAGAAAAGGAAGTTGGAATTAAAAGAAAAGGAGATAGACGCTAGAAACAAACGTTCTGATACAGATAGGTTTACGTCGATAATAAACAAGAATTGATTACAAGTTTTGTAAATATTTTTACAAAATCTGTAATCATTTTGGCGTAAAATTCTGTCATATACTATAATGGGTTTGATTTAATTGGTAATTGGATTAATAATACTTTTGTAAAAAGCAAAAAAGGAAATTGTATGAATGACATGGGTGATTTCGCTAAGGGTTTTAAGACCATGAGTGTCGAGGAACTTTTTTACCGTGGTGACGGTGATGGCGATAAGAATAATATCGAGGGTAAATATGATAAGGATGGTAATCCTATAGGTGATACCAAGGAAGAGCCTGCCGACGGCGGAGCGGCTGAAGGTGGCGGGGATAAGGGCGGCGATGCTGCAACCCCAGACCCTGATTCCCTTGGCGAAGGCGGTACTGATAATAATAACGTGGTATCAGTGTTTAACGGAAAATCTTTCTTGGAGAAGATGGCTGCCAGAGGTATCATCGACAGTATCGATAACCTTGATATTATGGTAGATGACAAGCCAGTCGATCTTTCTACTATCACAAAAGAAGATGATTTACTTGATATAGTGGAGGGGTTGATCAAGGATAAGGCCGATGAGTTGTTGAAGGATAAGGTTGATACCGGTTCTATGTCTGACTTTATGAAGAAGATGATAGAGGTGGATAAGGCTGGAGGTAACGTAGGTCAGCTTCTAAACCAATATCAGAACATTCAGGCGCCGTTGGACAACCTTGATATGAGCAACAAGAATGATCAGCTTGCGGTCATCCAACATTATTATAAGATGTTGGGTATGCCGGAAGACGAGATAAAGGATAATATGGAGATGATGATTGGCAAGGGCGATGAGTTCATTGAGTCCAAGGCAAATAAATTCCATGATATCCTGAAAAAGGAGATGGATAACCTTATCGAGGAGGAGAAGAAAAAATCCGAGAAAAGGAAACAGGAGTTGATTGAGCAGATGAAGATCTATAAGAAAGGTCTTAAGACGTCTATAAGCTCAGGATTCCAGTTGACTGACACGATGATAGGTAAGGCTGTCGATTTCGTTACCAAGCCGATAGACAATCAAGGTCATACGGCTATAGATAAAGCTTATTCGGAGGCTATCAAGAATCTGGACATGGCCGCTGATCTGGCTTTGTTCTTGATGAATAAGGACGAGTTCCTTAAACAGAAGACTAACAAGGCTAAGATGGAGGTCAATAAGAAGACCATCACTCTTCTTTCTGGCAATAAGGGAGGAAAGCAAAATAAGAATAATATCGATAATGATACTATAGAGGCTAACTTCCTTGATCTAAGTGGATCAAAGAGTGTATAACGTTTAAATATATTGAAAATGAATCCGTTTCTTACAAAAAGTTTCCCGGCTACCGTGAATGGCGATAACGTTATTGCCTTCACCGATGCCAAGAACTATAAGACTTCGCTCGTAGAGCATAACTTAGGCTCATTGGCGAGCTGGTATTATGAGGATCCCGACAAGAATCATCTAGGTCTGTTGAACTTGTTCTCTAATATCGCCAACTACCCTGTTCCGATGTATATGGGTATGATTAATAACGGTGCTACGATCTCCGTTAACGGTATTGGAGCTTCTTTCCGTTATGATTTACCTGTTACAAAGACATTCGCTGTCGTTACGGCTGAGGATACTTCAGGTCATCATCTAAAACCGGGTATTGACGGTAGTTTGTTTGATATCGTTTTGAATACCTCTGAGTTTACGGCTTATGATGTCATCACCTATGACGCCGCTAACGGCTGTAATATCCTTATCTCAGGTGAGATCCCGTCTAAGACAGAAGGTGATTTGACACGTTATTGGGGTCGTGTTATTGGCGGTAAGGCTAAATACTTCCCTAAAGAGAAATTACGTCCGGGTATCCGTTATTGGAAGATCGGTCATGCCCTTGGTGAGTACAGTACCCAGTTCTCTAAGGTATCTGGAGCTGACAAGGCCGGTTCCATGACTTGTGAGTTCCGTTTAGGAAACCACCGTGGTGTTGAGGGTGAGACAACTATGTACGCTGGTATGAAGTCCATGCAGGCCGCCCAGAATAGCACTTCAGAGTTCGTGGAGACTGCCCTTCGTCGTATGAATGCCATGAGAAGCGAGTATGAGGGTAATATTCCTGATTTGGCTATTATCGGCAAGACTGTTAATGGTAGACTTGATTTACGTACGGCTAAGGTAGCGTCCACGCTGGAGGTATTCTGTATGGCTGAGTTGGTTAAGCTGGAAGCTAGACAGTTGATGTGGCAAGAAGGTGGTATTATTATGGATCAAAATGGTCCTATCCATTTGAATGAGGGTATCTACCGTCAGCTTCGCCGTGGTTATACTATCTACTATAGTCGCCCGATGGGTATTACTAAGGACACGCTTATGGCTGCCGCATCTTATATTTTCCGTGGACGTCAGGATCTTCCTATTACGGAACGTAAGATTAAGTTCAAGGTAGGAGCTATGGCTATGATCAATTTAGAGAAGTTGATCAGGGAATCGTTCTTCACTACCTTGCAGAACTTAAGCTGGGGTATGGGAAGCGATAGGATGTTGCCTTCTAACCCTATCTCTGGTACTAATGACGCCATGATCTTAGGTCCGGTTCAGGTTAAGGGAGCTTTCATCCCGGGCATCGGTAATGTTGAGTTCGAGCACGATCCTTCTTTGGATTACGCTGACATGACAGATCGTAGCGAGTTAGTGAATGGCATGTATCCTAGATCTTCTTATTCTTGTATTATCGAGAATATCACTGACGCTGGATCAACTAACGCATATTCCGCTATTCCTAATACGGCTAACGCTAAGTTAGGTAATATGAATAACAACGTATTCTATATCAAGCCAGAAGGTGTAAGTATGTGGTGGGGCTATGAGTACGGTCGTTGGGCGCACAAAGCCAACGGTAATGAGATCGTATCATCCTTGCCGGGCATGAAAGAACAATTCTGGTGCCACTCCGCTTCCGCAGCATGGGTTATGGATAACAGTAAGTTCTTGATTATCGAGCTTCAACCGAACTACTTCGGCTAAGTTTTTTCATATATGTAATTTGGTTTTTAGAGGGGAGGATGTTCCTCTCCTCTTTTTTTAAAGTAACGCAAAAAGGAAATGAAAGAAATTTTAAAATCAAGGAAGGTATTGGCCGAGGTAAACGGTTTCAATATCATGTCAGATACCTTATATGAGGTTGTAGGCAAACACGATGGAAGTGCTCCTCAGGCCTTTCAAGACGCTAATATAGCTAAAGCTCCGTTCCCGGAGAACGCCACTCACGTATGTTGCCCTTGGGATGATTTCTCCAAGGCCTATAACACCGGTTTTTATCCAAGATCAAGATGCTATAATGGTCTTGACAAGAATGAGATCGATAAGCTCGTCAAACAGCGGGTAGATAATATCATGAAGCCTTTCGAGGAAATGTCGCAGATGGATCTATCTCAAACCAATTTAGAATTTTGGGATGACGCTAAGGATAAGATATTCATGGGTAAGGTCTATAACACGGCTAATACCGTTGAGTTATTTTATTTATATCTGGCTGTATTTTCCGGCATGTTGACTCCTCAGGAAATGGATGGCGATCCTGTCTTCATGAACTCCATGTTCTGTTTCGTGGAGAAAGACAATATGAAGGATTTCGTTCAGCAGCGTGAGATCAATAAGATGAACATCAGCTATAAGTTTATCAGCGCCCTTAAGAAAGGCGGCGACGATCGTCAGGCTGTCATCGATCTTCTTCTTTACATCGGTATCGTAACTCGCCCGGATTTCACGGAGGATGAGTATTATACAGGATCTCTATCAAACTGGATGAATGAGAAGAAGACCAATGTCGATTATCTGCTTGATATCTGGGATCGGTCATTGGAAGGTGATTTCAAGGAAGTTCTTGAGTTTTACCGTATCGTAAACGTCCTTCAACGAAATGGTCGTATCAATATGACTCCATCCGGATTACAATATAATGGCCAGATCATAGGACCTGACGTTCGGACATCCGCTGAGTTCTTGGCTACCAAGAAAGACTTTATTAACATAAAGGCTAATGTATTGGATGAGTATGAGGAGATCATGTCTATGTCTAATATCGATGATAAGTCCAAGACCAAGAAGGTTAAGGATATTAAGAAGAAGGATGACGTAGAGGAAGGTGATAAGATTAAGGAGGAATAACGATGACAATCCAAGAAGCGTATCTAAGGTCTTTGCAGAAGAACGAGCAGAATCTTGCCAATGGCGGGATTAAGCTTGATCCGGGAAGGTTCGTGTTGTTGTTTAACGAGGCCCAAGACCGGTTAGTTAAGTACTATCTAAATAGGAAGGATGACGAGACTATACGCTCCATCCAAAACCTTCTTGTTTATTGGATGTCGTTGGATAATGCGGGTAGGATGGATGACCCTGAGTCTACGTCCTTTAACTTACCTGACGACTATCTATGGTTCTCTAACATAAAAGGAGTTTTCTCATACAAAGGGTGTGAGGCCACTGATTTCGTTATGTGGGAGGCTAAGAACGAGAATATCCATGAGCTTCTTGGAGACGAGAATAACCGTCCTTCTTACGACTACCGTGAGACATTCTACTCCATAGGGAACGGGAAGGTCGTGGTCTACGAGTCAGGCTTCCGTACCGAGGAGGTTAAGATGACGTACTACCGCCGTCCTGTCAGGGTGGACCTGTCGGGGTATATCAACGCCGCCGGTATCCAATCCACGGACATCGACCCGGAGCTGCCCGATTATCTTGTGGAGGAGATTCTGGATATGGTAGCTAAACAATTCAACCTTAATGAGAATGAATTGTATAGATATAGAATGGATAAGGATAATGTGGCTTCTTTTAAATAAACAACGTTAGTTTGATAGAAAGACCTGCCTAGAAATAGGTGGGTCTTTTTTTTATTTCATGGTATGTGTGTTTTTGTTTTTTTTTATTTCTATATTTGCATAATATTTAATTGTGTAAAATATTATGATATGATTTCAAGTAGTAAAATTTTATTCGGTGTACCTATTAGATGTGATGAAGAAACATCATTTATGTCTTTGACTGACTTGCAAGAGGCTTATTTAAGAAAGAGAATCGTAGAAGGATGGAGTGATAAGAGGATAGAGGGAATTTTATCCAATAGGAATAGTTCTGAGCGTATATATTATGTTATAAAAGACAAGTATATAAGAGGTATATCTTTATCAAGTTTTATTAACGACGTAAACAACACATCTCTTGTCAAGACATTAAAATCGCTTGGGGTGTATAAATCTACCGGTAGAGGATCGAATAGGTTGGTTATGTGTGCTAAAGAGATATGGATGATGGTCGCCATGGAATTACATCCATCTATATATAATGAATGTATAAAAATGTTTGGAAGATCAGATATAAGCAATGACGCTATTATATATATAAGGGGAGGAAACGAGTATAGTGATATGTATAGATATCTGTCTTCATTTTTTAGTTCTGATGATATTGAGAGAATAATTTTTGCTATAAATAAGACTGTTACTGGTGAATGTGATAAGTTTTTATACACCAAGCAAGAATCGGAAAGGATTGTTTGTATTCAAAAAGATATATGCAAGTTTATAAAAATGGGTATATTCGAATCTGTCGATGATATAATTGATATATTGGTAAATGATGTAGATGATGATCATGATTGTAATATATTCACCTATTTGGCTTTCGATGGTTTAAGTAAGGATATTAAAATAGGTAAGACGTTTAATGTAAAGAAGAGAGAGAGGGATTTAAGATGCGCTAATCCAAGGTTAAGTATCATAGCTTGTGTAAAAGGTGATATAGAAAGATGTTTGCATGATAAGTTTTCCGGCAAGAGGATTTCAGGGGAATGGTTTTCATTGTCATCTAATGATGTTGATAATATTATAAATGAATATGGATTTGTTTTAATAGAGTAGCTTTACAAAAAATGTAATTTATTTATATGCCTATATACTCGTAATCGTGTTTTATTGTCGTGAACTCGTTTATTATTATGTTTGCGTTAGGTAAATGATTTTTAAACTAAAATATTGATAATATGTTGCACAGACCGCAAGACCGGGTACTTTTCGTATCCCCACACGCTAAGATGGTGGATGTTGATTCCATCTTCTTGAAGGAAGGACAGATCGGTATTTACGATACTAAAGATACTTCCGAGAACGGTTGTAAGGCCGTGATTGATTTTACCGGTAAGCCTCGTAACGACAAGCGTTATGAGATCCGTATCGGTCGTAATGAACAAGCGGCTTCCCGCTCTATCTATGATAAGGATTTTTCCACGCCGTTATTCTCTTTGAACGAGATCACGGAGATCTACGCTTCTTGGCCGAAGAAAGATCATGCTTATGTCGATGATGTTATCTTAGGATACAACGGTGTTTCTGATGACACTGCGTTCTCCGTTTCCAAAGGAGACCGTATCGCTATCCGCTTGGTTCTCGCTGGTCGTGCCTTTGAGCTTCTTGGCTATGAGGAGGGTCGTGTAGAGATCAATGACGCCATTCTTTTGGATGATTGTGATAATACGCCAAATCAATGCGAGGAGTGCGATCCTTGCGAGGAGGTTGATTTGTTGCCCGCCGTCCTGAAGTGTATCGAGCGGATGAAGAACCAGCCTATTGCTGGTGGTGGGAAGGTATCTGATTATATCGATATCACTCCGGTTACAAGATGCACCAACGAGGCTACGGAGCCTGAGACGGAGGACGTGAACTTCTATTGCATGGAGGTATGCGATACTGGTGATGATCTGGCGTTGGCTGAGGTTCGCGCTCAATATCCAGGATTGAAGATCGTACGTGAGACTATCGAGGGTAGCATGTCACGTTATAAGGTGATGAAGAAAGGCGCTAAACCGGCTGACTATACTCAACGCCTTATCTCTATCATGAAAGGATGTACGGATTGTCCTCCTAACTATACCGAGGTTAAGGGCGGCTATCTGTATTCTATTTCCTTGGAGGATGACGGTGTTGATATGTCTACTACGGTGGAGTCATTGCCTAACGTTGTAGCCGATACGATTAATAAGATGAGTCAGATCAAGGGATCAGGTTTGTATATTGCCGCTACTTCAAAGAAATTGACGGATGAGGAGATCTCTACTTTCGTGGAGGCTAATCCTACGGCTATTATCTACTATGTGGCTAAGACATCCGATATGTGCGAGAACCCTACGGTTCGTACCGCTTCTTGGTCAGCTTGTGGTTCTTGCAAGGTATCCACCGAGAAGTATTATATCACGATCCCGGATGATGAGTGCGGAAACAGTGCGTTGGAGGAAATCAAACAGGCTTTCCCGGAACTGGAGATCACTGACTACGGTACTCCTGCGGCTTGCCAGCATAGCTTCCAGACAACGGTATATACTAACATGTTGTGTGATGAGTGCGACAAGGTGTTCGAGGGATTCTTCACCAGCGAGGCTCCGGCGTCCTACCGCAACCGTATGTGGAAGAAATTGGAGTCGGCTCAGGAACTTGGTACTAACTGCAAGTGCGGTATCCGTTTCCGTGGTAAGGAAATGTTATTATCTCCGTCAGAGTGCTTGATGGATAAAATGACTTATATCGAGGATAGCGTTGAGATCGTTGGCGCTAGCGGCGGTTATCCTGATTCTCTTGACGAGGGGTCTCCTATCTGGTGGGATCAACTTCACTTCGAGAGACTGTCTAGCAAAGCACCACGTACTCATATCGGCGGTAATATGATGGATGACGAGTTGAAGGGCTACGCTCATTTCAATGGATTCCCGAAACATCAGGATTTCATGGGGCGGACGTTCATGAACGAATATAGTCGTGTAGAGCAAACGGCTCAGTACGTTGACTTCCAGATTACGCTCAATCCTCATAGATACGCTCAGGGATTCGGAAAGGTTATCGCTGATGATCCTATCAACTTGATCTTACGTGTACGTTACGGCGCTCATGAGGGCGTTCAGGAGATGATTAACATGATCGGTGCTGCCGCTGGTCTTGGCCCGGCCATCGTAACTGAGCCGAAATAAAGAACCTTTTTTGCGTTCATATATTTCCTAAAGGGGAGAGATTCAATTCTCTTCCCTTTTTTGTTATCTTTGAGGCAGTAGAATTAAAATATGATATTATGTCTGCGATAAATGAGTATTTAAAGAGACTGGCTTCTATATTCGGAAGCATGGGTTTTTCCGTTCCGCCAGATGACTTCTCAGGTGTTGTCATAGACGGAAAGACGTATCCGGTCATGATGAGGAATGACGGGTGTTACGTGTACTTCGATGATAAAGGAGTAAAGAGACTTGTAAGCGAGGTTCCTAAAAAGGACTATCAGTTCATTAACATCAAGGACGCCCGTGTGTCGATCGTCAACCAATGTTATCGTACTCCGGGAGGTCAGGTAGAGGCTCGTATCCATACCTATATGAATAATAAGGGAGAGATACTGGCCGAGAAGATATTTATCATCAACTCTTCAGATATTGATACGCCTATTGGTACGGAATTGGATAAGATTCCTGCCGAGTGGGTAGCTATAGATTGTAGCATAGCGGAGATGACCGATCGGGAGTTGATATTCGTAAGTAAATGTTACGCCACGGAAGGGGGCAAGGTTCAGATCGAGGGCGTTGAGTCGGTAGACCCACGCCTGAACCCGGAGGTATCCCATTATGAGGTGGTGAATACGACTGACGATAGCAATCCTATCGGTACGGAGTATGATAAGATACCCGATACATGGAGTCGTATAGTATGTGATTTCCCGGATATGACCCAAAGGGAGATAATACCGGTGCTTAAATGCTTTGATACCGGAACCGGAAGGGTGCAGATAGAGGGATATAAGATATTTGATTACGAGATGGGTACCAGAAAGGAATGGTATCGCGTCAAGCAAAGTACCGATCCTGAGAATCCGGTAGGTAAGTTTATCACCAGCATAAGCGATGACTGGGTTGAGGTCGTTTGTGACTTCACGGATATGGAGGACCGGGATATTGAGGTAACTGTAGAATGTTATAAGACACCGGCCGGTAAGGTGAAGCTGGAGGTTCTCACGTCATGGGACGGGAATATAGGAGTTAGGGATAAGAACTATAAAGTCCTGGAGACTACCGACCCGTCACAACCTGAGGGCGCCAGCTTCAGTTCCTTGCCAGATACGTGGGTAAGGACTGTCTGTGATTTCGACGATATGGAGGAGCGTGACATCAGGTCTTATGTCGAGTGTTATGACGGAGGCAATGGCAATGTCAAGCTTCGTAGGCTGGTTTCTTATGACTCCAAGATAAAGGCAAGATACGTCCGCTTCGAGGTGCTTGAATCGGATGACGCCGGCTTCGTTCCTGGGGCCGAACTGGCTACCCTCCCGGACGGATTCTCTTTGGTGTCTTGTGATTTCACGGATATGGAAGATAGGATGCCTATTGATATCGAGGAGTGTTACAAGACATCAGCCGGAAGCGTGCGTATGAGACATGTGGTGTCTTATGACGGTGATCTTGGGAAAAGAAACCAGTTCTGGGAGATTGTGGACTCGTCTGATAATAGGTATGGGCTAGGAAATAGGATAAATAATATCCCTGCGGATTTTATCCGTGAAAGGTGTGCTCTAGAAAGGTTGGATGATCGTATTACCAGAAATGCGGTAGAATGTTACTCGACACCGGGAGGATCGGTAAGGATTAAATCCACTTACGTTATCAACCCTTTAAATCATGTTAGGTCGTATAATCATCATGTATTGAGTTCTACAGACAATGATATCCATGTTGGTACTCAATATACCTCTTTGCCATCCAATTTCGCCCGTATCGAGTGCGAGGAGCCGGATTATATGGATCGACTTATCGATACCACGGAGACTTGTTATGATACCGGAAAGGGTACGGTGAAGATCAGGAGACAGGAGTCGTTGAACGGAAATCTGGATGTAAAGACTTTCGACTATAAGATCGTTGAGTCTACCGACCCCGATCATCCTATCAATACTACCCCTACGCAGACGGTTATTAACGGCTGGACGGTTATCAGCTGTGACCTTAATATCATGGAGGTAGATGACTGCTATGAGGTTGGTGGTCATAAAATTCATTTAAAGGGATTCAGGACGATCAATCCGGCGTTACAGGATATTAAGTCCATATTGTATGTCGTGTACTCTGATCATCCTGATTATCATGCTGGAGATGAGCTTAACTCTATTCCAGAGGGGGCTAAGGTCACGATCTGTGATTACGCGGATAAGAGCCAAAGACATATGGTCCCGGTGCGCGAGTGCTATGAGGTGGCCGATGGCCGGTTCTATGTAGAGGGAAGCAGGTTGGTGGATAACGATATGGTCGTAGAGCGGATGTCGTTGATGGTGATGGAGTCATCCTCCCCGACCTACCCGGTAGGGACTACGCTGACCTCCATCCCCGATGGCGCTACTATCGTGGCTTGTTTATGTCAAACCTGTTAATATCAAGGCTATGGTTAAGGTATGTAATGATTATTATATGATTGACGCCCTAGCCGGCGGTGAGGTCATAAGGAAAAGGAAATATCGTCGTGAGAATACGATGATCGGATATAAGTGGTATGATTATAATGGGGTCGAGGTAACTGACCCCATTGAGATATCACGTCTTGACGGATTGGCTACTAAGCATCAACGTGTGGATGAGGCTTATGATGACCATGCTGTTTTCATGTCGTCAACCAATTACGTTAACAGCGTTTCCGGTATACCTATGGATAAGCATATGGTTGTCGTTGAATGGAGGCCGGATAGCGAGCAGGGCTTTGTAACCATGGCTCATGATGAGGGTCTTGACGGGGATAGCTATTATATAGTTATTATCAACACCGGAGATAAGCAGGCTACGATCTACACCCCCGTAGATCCTGAGGATCCAAAGGATGGGACTTCCCGTGCGGTTGATAGCGATAATATCTCCGTTGGAGGATCATATGTCTCTATATCCCCTAAGCAAGTAGAGAGGATAAGGGTTACTTTCCGTGACGGTAAATGGTATTATGAGTTAGTCACAAAAACATATCCTAGTAATACTGGAGGTGTTAAGATTGGAGATGTCGATTTTGTGACCTTTAGGTATTTATGGGAATCAAGCTCTGGAAGGGATTTGGATACTATGACGGAAGCCCTTAATTCTAATGTTCCCACCATAGATAATCTTGCTGTAGGTTGGTCTGGCCCCGGAAATGGAGATAGCTCTGTTAGAAAAGTTCTTAAATGGGGTGGTGATAATACCGGTTCTGGTAAGGAATGTGTTTGGATGTCGGTGAAGGATTTAAGGGCTAAATATTATGATATCCTACCTGAAGAGACGTATTTCATGGCCTACGCTACATGGTTTGGATCTAAAGGTACGGGTAAATGTTCTTTTGAACTTGTTGGATACAAGGGAGGTACGATGAGCCAAGATGGATATAATTTCATCAATACCGGTGGATCTGTCGTATATCAAAATACATATGATTTTATCTGCAATACCAGTAAGGGGGCGAGTACATATAAGACTTCTTATCAGAAAGTAGCCCGTATTACTTATAATAAGCTCACCAATGAGGTCTATATGTCTATAGGCGATGCTATAGATCAGGAGGATAATTATGATAAGCTGGAGCGGGAGATCAATAATATAAAGGAAAGACTTAGCGATGTCGAGAGCGAGTTGGCTGTCGTAAGACGTATAGCTGAGGGCAAGAACGCGGCGTATATCTTTGATACGGTCGATGCCATGAATGAGTGGCTGGCGGTTCCGGAGAACACGGCTAAGCTCCGTGTGGGGGACAGCTTCTGGATCAGGGAGCAGGAGGTACCTGATTATTGGTGGGATGGAACTCAGGCTTTAGAGCAGGAAGGTCCGAAGGTTGATTTATCCCCTTATTATACGAAAGATGAGATTATTGATATTGTTAATAATATCAATCAGAAGATAGAGAATAAGAGTACGTCTATTATCTTCGATACTTATATCCAGATGAAGTCTTTCGTGGATGATCCAACTAACGCCGATAAGCTTAAGGAAGGTACCATCCTGTTGATACGAGAGAAAAACGTACCTGATTATTATTACGATGGTGCTGGGATAGTTAAGATGGAGGCCGATGTAGAGCAATGCCTTTATGTTACTTTGGCTAACAAGCCTACGGAAAGCACTATAAGTTATACTCAAGATCGGGAGGTGACTAATTTCGCCCCGGGTGCTATAGCTAGATGGGTTGACGCTGACGGCAATGACGTGTTTTATAAGCTTGTTGAGATAGTAGGTGGTAAGGCTAAGTGGATTACGTTGATTGATACAAGATATGGTAATGTTACGTTGCAAAGCACTTATGACAAGAACTATGAGATCGTGAATATCGTATCTGGGTCTAGGTTACAGGCTATAAATAGCGAGAAGAATGATATCAAGTTCGTTAATAGCGCTACGGGTAACGTGACTGTCGTGTTGAATGGGACCGTATCAGGGGGAGCCAAGAAGCTGGTGAGTATGCTGGCGGTTAACGAGGTAGTCTTGACCCCCGGAGCGGCGGTGTCGTTTACCCGGAACGGTGATGAGTTCGTGCTCACGGAGTTGTTTGGCGTTACTATCTTCCCTGATCTGGCGGATGCCAATCGTGAGGGTGAGTGGGTCATGAGCGTAGGCGCAACTGGTAAACCGATCCTTATGGAGGTAAAGGAGATGCGTAAGTGGGATGAGAGTATAACTAAGGAGCTTACTATAGATGAGCTTAACGAGAAGTTCCCTAACGTGGATATCGGATTCGCTGTCGTATGCAAGACCATCAACAAGGTATATGAGATGGTTAACGGATACAAGGAATGGGTGTCTTATGATATAACCTCAATTAGTTGATATGGGATTTTTAGTAGGATATGATACGGCCCTGTCCTCGGTGACGTTTTATGTTAACGAGGATAGGTTCCCTTGTTATAATGGGAAGGATGCTGATTATGTGCCTGATCCGATAGTAGGTTATGATGCTTTTAATCGTAATCTCAGGTTCTCGGCAAACAATCCAGGATTCGTGGACGTCGATTGGGGTGACGGGACAAAGGATCAATACCCTTTGGTCAAGATATCTGACGGTAGTTATAGGATAGTATTCAGGTCTTTAGATATTGAGTACAAAAAGAATCCTGACGATACTACATGGTGGTATAGGAAGGAGGATGGATCTCAGTATATACCGGTTCCTCCACATAAGTATAGAGATATCAGGCGTAGGGAGGTTACGATGAGGTTCTCTAACGTAATCGATGGGGAGTTCAATATGGATGGTATTGTCCTCCATAAGTTTCCTGTAGTTAATCTACCTGATATAACTTATTTGGCTATGGTCAGATCCGTTCTTAAAAATGGCGATATCCCATATGACAGGATAAGTAAGAGCGTTAATCTTCGTAATATACAGATGGGGTCTTTTTCTCATCCTGGTGTATGGAGTAATTGGCCAGAAGGTTTTTTTAATATGAAAAATCTGAGGTATTTCGGATGCAATAACGTTTTTAACTTCGGGGATGATCCTGATTCTAATTGGAGAAGATTCTCTGAATGGAAGAATCTTACTATTTTTAACTTCAACTGGTGTAATATTCCTTCTTATGATCCGGCTTTTAATTCTATTCCGGCAAAAGATATAAGCATTATAAGCGATAGGAATAATATACCTGTATTTGATGAGGTGGATAAGGTAGGGGATGATAAGACAGGCGTTACCTTTATGGGTGGTGGTAGCTCATGGAGACAAGATCTGGTAGGAGGGAAATTAAATAAGATCTATAATACGTATTGTTATTCAAGTGTGGTGCCGGTAGATGATCTTCCAGATTGGTTGTATGAGGTAAGGGAATTTAGGATATGGATTTTGCGTGATTATGGTAAATTTATAAATACGCAGGAGAGGGCTGACACGTTCGTTAACACGTTTTATGATAAGATAATGTCGTGGAGTTATATAACGATGTCACAGACGGCTTCTGACGGCAACAGGAATCAGTTTTATAAACTTACCTTAGATTTATATACTGCCGCAGCTCCTACTAATAAGAGACCATCTGGCGTTTATCAAGCCCCTGAGGGGTTTGTCAAGGGTGTTAGTAATGGTAATCCTACGACGCCTATGGAGAAGGTGTATGTGCTTACCAATAACTACGGGCAGACATGGGTCTTGGCCCCGGCGCCAGCCTCCAAGGCCGCCCTTACGAGGGCAAGGCGGGCTGGGAAGGCTAGGATTACCCCGTTCGTCCTTGGCGTAAAGGACGGCCATGTATCCGTGTTCAGCGGAGATGTATTGGATGATAATATGAGTAAGTATAATTTCGCTGACAAATACGAGGCTATAGATATCTGTAACGATCTGGGATTGGATAGTTCACCGGTTGTCGAGTATTTCAGGAGAATAGAGGAGGGAGAGGTATGAAATTAATATGTAAGGATACGAATAAAGGCTCTATAACATTTTTTACTAAGGGTAAATACGCTTTTAGGGGCGTTAACAGGAATGATACTACTGATGATGTTCCTGATCCTATATTGGATGATAATAATTATAATGAGACTATAGGATTTTATTCTAATGCTCCCGGCATGTGCGAGGTTGATTGGGGAGATGGGAGTAAAGAGCAATTCCCTTTTGTAAGGGCTAGGAGTGGATCTATATATGGTCAATACAGGTTGATGTTCAGGAGAAGGGATATAAGTTATCGTAAGAATCCAGACAGTCATCCATGGTGGTTTTACAAAGAGGATGGGAGCGAGTATGTTCCCGCCCCCAATCATGCTTATGATGATGGCATGGATAAGGAGCGTGTGATATCCATGTCTTTTACCAATGATGTTACGAAGATGGAAACCTATAGGATTATGATGGTAGGTTTCCCTATACTTGATATGCCTAGCCTTATCAATATAATTATAAGTATTCCTGGGGATCGTACCATAACAGATATACCAAAGGATAGGATAATGAGATCGGTAAATATAGAGCGTATAACATTAGGTGCGTTTGGTGTGGATACGTTGACGTCCATCCCGGAGGATTGGAATAGACTAACTAAATTGAAAGGTCTGAATTTGTTCAATTCTATTGACTTTAGTGATACCGAAGCTTCCAATATAAGGAAATTCCCTTCCATGTGGCCTAATTTGGAGATATTGCATTTAGCTGGTGGAAGGGTAAGGTTATATCCTAAGGAATGGTTATCATTCAATAATTTAAAAGAATTGTATTTAAGTCCTGGTAATGCCACATCATCGTTTGATCCTAACACATGCCCGGCTATGGATGAGGTGGATAAGATAAATTCTAGTTTAAAGATTTTCGATCATATAAATAGATGGTATGGACCTGTCGTGAGTTGGCATCCGTATATGAGCGGTAAGGGATTGGGAAACATTGAGCGTATCGACGCTTCATACGGTTATAGTAATATAGATGTAAGTAATCTCCCGGATTATATATATGAGATGAGGTCTATGAATAACTTTTGTATGTATTGCAGCTTGTCAACCCAAGGTCGATGTGATACGTTTATATCGACATTATATGAGAAGGTGATGGGATTTGATTATCTCACTATGTCTTCCTCTGCTTCCGATGGCAAAAGAAATCAGTTTTATGGATTGTATCTAAATATGTATTCAGCTTCCAATCCTAATGATAAAAGACCTAGTGGCGTATTACAGGCTCCCTCTGGTTTTATAAAGGGTCAGTCTAATGGCTCTCCGTCGAATCCTATGGAGATGGTTTATGTGCTTATGAATAATTATAGATGGAGGTTTAGTATGGCACCAGAGGCTTCGGTGTTAAGGTCAATACGATCTTCTGATATTGACACGAGGTTGTATAATCCATATAAGCTTATCGTATTTGACGATGGGTGTACCTTTGTAGGCAGTGGAGATGTTTTAGCTCATGATACGGATAAGGCATTATCGTTTGGGGATCAACCAGAAGGAGAGTATTTATGTGATTCTATGGGATTGGACAGGAATGTTATTGTAGAATATTTTAACAAGATAGGTAATGGCTAAGACATTATATAAATATGAGGCTTCATCAAATAAGTTCGTGTGGTTCACTACATGGGATAGGGCACTTAGAAATTATTATACCGATGATTATAATTATGTACCTGATCCTGTCGTTGATAATTCTTTTAATACGTTTGTCGAGTTTAGATCCAGAAAGCCCGGTATGGCTAATGTGGATTGGGGGGATGGGATAAAGGAGCAGTTTCCTATGACCAAGGTTCAAGGGGAGGATAATTATCGTATTATATTCTGTTCTTTAGCGATACAACATAAGAAAAATCCCAATACTACGTGGTGGTTCAGGAAGGAGGATGGATCGCAATACGTACCTGTGGATAATCACGCTTACGCTGATGGGAGGAGGGACGTGCAACGGGCTGTATCGATAGATTTTACTTGTGATATTTATTATGCCAATATCCAAGCTTGCAAGATGACATCTTTCCCGATTGTGGATATACCAGGACTTGAGTTTTTGATCGTATCCCATACGCTGTATGTTAATGACGGTATACCTGTAGACAAGTTGTCAAGATCCAAAAAGTTAATTTATATCGATCTTCAAAATATGGGGCAAAGAATGACCGTAATTCCTGAGGCTATAACCAGTAAGACAGAGGTATATTATTTAAATATGTTTAATATGCTTGATCTTAGGGATATAGAATCTAGCGGGATAAGGAATATAAAGAATATGAAAAATCTCCAAACCCTCGACTTATCTTCATGTTATTTGGATAGGTATATAAAGGAGTTTAATGATCTTCCTAAATTAACTTCGTTGAATATAGCTTCTGGTCTTCCTGATATGTGGAATTATTTTGATATAAATACCCTTCCTTTTTTCGAGGTAGATAAGATAAATCCTAATATTACTGATTTTGCTTTTTTAAATGAATGGATGAATGGAGAAAGGAGGACGGGTTGGAATGATGATAATATGTCTGGAAGGGGATTGGAACATCTTACTGGTTTCATTGCAGCTAATAGCAATAGTCTTAGAATGGATAAGCTTCCGGATTATATTTATGAGATGAGGGCTATTACAGGGTTTAACGTGAATGCATCCACTCATAGCCAAAAAAGATCAGATGATTTCGTGAACTCTTTCTACGACCTTGTTGTAGGATGGGATCAGATTACTATGACATCCGTGGCTAAGGATGGGAAGAGGAACCAGTTCTATAGTCTTTCGGTAAGCATGTATAATGCTATTTATCCAACCGAAAACCAGCGTCCTTCCGGAACGGAGCAGGCGCCGGAAGGATTCGTGAAAGGCTCGTCCAACGGGTCTCCCGCTACACCTATGGAGAAGATATATGTGTTAAAAAATAACTACGCCCAGAGATGGACGATAAAACCGGAATAATATTATGAATATCAATATTTTAAAATTAAATTGGGGGGGGGTAAAATCCTATTTGCCTTATGATGAGAAGAAGAATGTTACCCAAAAGGAAGATAATAGAGGTATTCGAGGAGCTATCTCCTCAGGATAATGGATATTGGGAGGTTCCTGATGGGGTCTATGAGGTTGAGTTCGCGTTGGTCGCCGGAGGTCTTAATGGAGAATCTTCCGATGTATATAATGCCGGGAGTGGCGGTAACGGAGGTGGTGTACTGACTGGGACTATATCCGTAAATCCAGGTGTTACATATAGGGTGGTTGTCGGAGATATAGGTCAGGATAGTGTATTCGGTATATATCAGGCTATTGCCGGTAAAGGTGGAAGAGGCGGATATGGAGTTAAAGGGGATGGCCATGATCCTTCCCGGGAAATCCAGGGCAAGATGGATCATATGTTTTTAACAACAAATATCCTGACTGGTATCCTTATCCTATGGGCGCTGGTGGTGGATCGGGGGCTTATACAAGAGGATGGAATATGGGCTTTTTATCCGGAGGGAAAGGCGGAAATCACGGGGGAGGTGATGGAGCTGGAGTTGAGGATATTGAGGGTGTTATTATTAATGGCAAAAATGGAGGTAATGCCACTTATTATGGAGGTGGTGGAGGAGGAGCCTCTAAAGCTTCTAATAGTGGGGCTACGAGCGGTCGAGGAGGATCAGGTTATCGTGGTATTATTATTTTACATTATTTTAAAAATGGACGGTGATTATATATAATTTTACACTAAAATAGCATATAAATAAGAATTTGTAAATATTCTATTTATATTTGCGCTATGTATTTGGTGGAGCAACATATAATTACTATTAATGATAAGAGATATAAGGATTTAGATCGAATATGTTTCTTATCCAAGAATCTGTATAATGCGGCTTTGTATATAATAAAGCAAGAGTTTCTTAGTACAGGTAAATGGATAAGATCTGTAGATCTTAACAAGAAGATGGTAGCAGAGAATAACATAGATTATAGGGCAATGAGTGGATCATCCTCTCAGCAGGTTCTTATGGCTTTAGATAAGAATCTAAAATCTTATTTCTCGGCTATCAAGGCATGGAAGCGTGATAATAAGAAATTTACCGGATGCCCTAAATTCCCAAAATATAAGCATAAAACAAAAGGCAGGAACGTATTTTCTTATTCTTACGTACAGTTTAGACATAGAGGAGATTTTATCTATTTCCCTAAGAAGGAGGGATTATCTCCTTTAAGAACTAATTGTAAGGAGGGAACTGTAAAGCAGGTTAGATTCGTCCCTAAATCAGATTGTTATGTTATAGAAGTTGTATATGAGTCAGTTATAAAAGATCAACTTGATGATAACAATAGGGTCATGTCTATTGATCTAGGTGTAAATAATCTTGCTTCTATCGTAACTAACGTAAGCAATAAGTCTATTTTGATAGATGGAAGGAGACTTAAATCTATTAATCAGTATTATAATAAAAAAAGGTCAGATATTCAAAAACAATTAAAGAAAGTAAATGGTAAAGAAAATTCGAGACGGTTGATGTCCTTAACAAGAAGGAGAAACAACAAGGTGAAAGATTATCTTCATAAGGCAAGTAAGGAGATAATAAATACTTGCTTGAATGAGGATATAACAACATTGATAGTAGGTCATAATGATGGATGGAAGCAAAATGTGAACCTTGGCAAAAGAAACAATCAGAATTTTGTTTCAATTCCATTTGAGATGTTTATATCAATGTTAAGGTATAAATCGGAAAGACAAGGGCTAAGATTTGTTGAAGTAAATGAATCTCACACGTCAAAATGCAGTTCTTTCGATTTAGAGCCAGTATGCCATCATGATACTTATGTTGGAAGAAGGGTAAGAAGAGGTCTTTTTAGGACAAGAGATGGTATTCTTATTAACGCTGATATCAACGGAAGTTATAATATCATGAGAAAAGTAAAGGGGGATGCAGTAATGCCACTCCATACAGGGTTTGGGTATAACCCGGTTAAGAAATTTATTAACTAATTATACAAGTGTAAACTTGTATATAATTACCAAATGGATGATATGAATAGAAATGATATTATAAAAGAATTAGGTTCTTATTTTGATATAGTTGAATTGGTGTGTCCTCATACATACAATAAGTGGAAGGACAGATCGTGGCAGTTTCTTGATACAGCGTTTCTCCATAATCTTCTTATATTACGGAGGGATATAATTAAACAGCCTATGTATTGTAATAATTGGGACAAGCAGGGGCAGTTTTCCCAACGTGGTCTTAGATGCAACATCTGCCAGATAGTCAAGGATAAGAAAGATGTTTATCTATCCGCTCATGTGTTGGGTAAGGCTGGGGATTTCGATGTCAAGTCAATGACGGCGGAACAGGCTAGAGGCTTGATCTTGGATCATCAAGATATGTTGCCATATCCTTTCCGGCTTGAAGGGAAGGTGGGTTGGTTACATTTTGACAGCCTTGATACGAGGAACGGTATACACGCCGTGGTGTTTTAGGTACTTAACGGTATAGTGGTTAACTTTGCGTATAGGGTATAAAATGAAAGACAAAGACATGATAGAGCGAGTGGGGGGTTTATGGAATATAGCGCTTGCGTATGGTGCCTCTTGCTGGGCTTACTTCCAGCCAGTGCATCATTTATTGATCGTATTACTTATAGTATTAATAGCGAATTTTTTGGCTAGGTTAGCGCAAAGCGTAAGGGGCTGGAAGCTCCGTAGAAGCCGTAGGAGGAGGTTTAGTTTCAAGAGATGGCTTAGGGAGGTCAGGTTCACTGATATTCTTAAGGAGTTCGCTTTGTCTTGTTTTATAGTAATGACATTATGTGTTATATATAAGACGTTATACCCGATCGAGGAGGAGGCTAGCATGATACTTACCGTTACCAAATATGGGGTGTATATAGCCCTTGTTGGATATGTGATGCTTTTCCTGAATACGATAGGGGATGCTTTCGCTGACGCTTATCTGGTTAAGGTGTTCAAGGCTGTATTCAAGAGGATAAACGTATTCAAGATGTTTGGCTTCTCTAAAAACATACCTGACGAGATGTTTGACGATATAAAGAAGATTGCTGATGATAAGGTTAAGGATAAGTCTTAAGGCTGTTTTTTGTTTAGGTCTGTCGCTATTCCTGTCCTCTTGTGGAAGCAGGAGGCAGGTTAGCGACACGTCTATAGATAATCGTTTGATAAGCAGGATAGAGACGATGATAGATGAGGTCATGGACCGGAAGATCGTAGAGATCAGGACATCTGATCTTAATGCTGATATTGTCATAACTGAGAGGAAATTCGATACTACGAAGGAGGTGGATCCATCCACTGGGGAGCGACCCGTGTCCTCCCAGACGGACGCTCATATCGTCATCGGCCGGCGGGATAGCACGGTGACGGTCGATTCCCTTGGCATTGATAAGACTATTACCGGTGTTAAGGATATTGACAAGAAGACAGACATCGAACATAAGGACGTAGATGATAAGAAAGAATCAAGATGGCCAATAGCTATCACATCAATTAGTGTGTTGTTGATATTATTGGTTTTAATATATTTGCTAAAGAAGATGAAGGTTTTATGAGACGAAGAATGATTGAATGTACTAGGGGGGGGTGATTGACGATCATACTAGATTCTTAATGAGATTCAATGGTAATTTTAAGGTAGAGGGGAATCCTACTCCCTCTGGCAATCTCTTTATAGCCAATAATGGCAATCTTATCACCGATGGCTCAATACAATGTGTCCAATATAACAAAACGGATCCTTTTCTTTATACTATCATAAACACCAAAGAATCGTTATTGCCTGAGCTGTTTTATGACGGTCATCCATTTACTATAGACTTTTGGTATAAGTCAACCAATCTTGTTACAAGTTGTTTGGTTGAGCATGAATATCCTAATGGTATTTTTTATTTTGGTGTAGTTTTAACAGGTACTGGTTTTTATTTTTTATTTCAAGCTCAACAAGCTGGTTGGCATGTTGATAGAGTTGAGGCAAACAAATGGTATCATATAGCTATAGTCAGAAGCAGTAATGAATATGACATATTAAGATGTTTTGTTAATGGTATACTTATTATTAACACGAAAACCAATAATACGCTTTCCCTTAGGTCTTATAACCTAGGTATTAATACACGAGGTGATGGTATGGATAACGGAAATTTTATGATGGACGATTTCAGGATAAGTGATATAGCTAGATGGGAGTCAGATTTTGAACCTCCAAAAAGAAAGGGGCTATGATCCCTCACCGCCCCTTATCTGATTAGTTTTTAAAGGATATGCAAATAGCATAGAGGTCAGTCCCGGATTCGAACCGGGGTATATGGTTTTGCAGACCACCGACTAAACCACTCATCCAACCAACCGTATCGCGAATATATAATTTTGTCTTTGACCAAACAACCTCTTTGACCAGATTTTTACTCAACTAGAAACTGCCTTGAAGAAAACCCCTTATCTAGTAAATACCAGGTGAGGCAATATCTCTTTGAGGTCTATCTTTGTTGACACCAAAGGGAATGTGGCGGCCCCGTGAGGCAGGGCAGGAGGTATCCTTACACGGCAGGCCAGGAGCGGAGCGACTCGTAGCCCACCTCCCTTTTCTCCTTGGCATTTCACGCTTTAGCGCAGAAAAGAAGTAAGCATATCAATGCATTAACGTCTGATGTAGGTAGTAGCTTGTCGATCAAAGATCCATTAATAACATAAGTAGATGTCAAAAATACACCAAACTAAATCATTGATATACATTATTATTAAGATCTTAGATTTTTAATCTACTACAGATTATTGAGTTAATGTAATTAAGTTATATACTTTAGATAATAACAAAGCGTTAGCTAACTCTTTTTAATTAACCAACTTATGATATAAATAAAGAAAATCTTTATAATGATATTCCCTTCTTGGAAGGGCAAAAGTTCCTTATATCACATGTCACAAAATAGACAACTGTGTTTATAAAAGAAGGTGGATAAATAAATACATCTCTTTTCTTAACTATCCCTACGATAGTCTCCCTACGCAATGTCTAAGTTGGATTTCGACCATAGCGATCGCCGTAAAAAGCTGTGATCATAAACAAAAAAAATGAGTACTTTCACAAGCACTCATTTTGAAATGACAAATATTATAGTACCTTTGTACTAAAATAAAAATCAAACATGGCAAAGTTAGCATTAATTTTTGATGAATTCGTATCCTCCTCAGAAAAAAAGAGGATGTCAGAAGAAAATAGAGCCTTGAGGAGGGATTCTGGCAAGGTTATCCTGCCTTATTTGCTCAACGACAACGCTGATCCCAGCTGCGACAACCCTAGGATAAAGCGTCAATCATCATCCAAGTCAGAGATACTGGAGAAGCCGATATCGGAGACACTGATAGGCATTCTTATCATATGCCTTGACCCTATAAGGTTTAGGACGCTTGGTATCCAATACAACATTAAGTGGTTCTATTACTTTGTGAATGAAATAGTTAATTACTATATCAAGCATCATCGTCTTGGTGGTGATAATCTAGCTTATCAGATAAAGTTAGTTAGGTGGCTTTTGATCAGTTATGTTAACGTGGCTGTTGTTCACGGTTATTATGCTATGGTAAGGAAGGCGAAGAAGGAGCATCCTGACCTTTTTGTACATAGTAACAAGGCGAGGTATTATTATTGGAAAAATTGCCCTCCTAAGTATCGCAAGCTAGAGGATGAGCGAAATGTAAATAATCCGACCTATAAGGCCCATGAGTGCAACAGAAAGCGCTCCGAGGACATCAAACGTGTTGTTTACGACTCCATAGATTCGATCAGGAAACGCGACCTTAAGGATTTCGTGTCCTCTAAGAATAATGGCGTTAGTATTTCTTTTAAGGAAAAGGTTCAGAACAAGGTCAGGAAGAAGGGCTTTGGTAATGTCAGCATCAAGACCATAGAGAGGGCTATAAAGAGCTATTTAGATGAACGTGGTGTCACTTTCTCTGAGTTCGTCGATGGGGTGAAGGAATTGGATAGGAAGATAAAGGAAGTCAAGTCCGCTTTTGGCAAGGTTAAAAGGATTAAGATCTTTGGCGTCAAGGCTTATGATTATATATATGGAGATGAGATAGTTGATGAGTTTGGTATGGCCGCGTTGTCTGATGATGTGTGGATCCCTGATAATAGCACTCCGTTCCTTGATGGTTATGTCTGTTCTTCTGAGTCGCTTAGTGATTGTTTGTGTTTTAACTAAAATATTTTTGCCATGAAAATAGTCAGGTCCGGTGATTTTAAGATTATGTTCAATGAAAAGAACAGGCTGTTTAACGCCTCTATGCTTTTCGATCAGCTTGATGGTGGCGAGGATGCTTTGAGGGATTTGCTGGATTCAAGAAAAGATCTTAGGCGTCTTATAACCAAAAGATCCTTTTGGATCGATATGCCGGCTATTGCCTTGTTTTTGGGCGATTATGACGGGGATGATATCAAGAGGCTTGTTTTTGATTGCGCTTCATGCTACATTTCTCATTCAATAGTGGCTTTTTTGGATGAGGATTTGGAGTCATTTTTTGTTTTTCGTGATAATAGCGATGAGCTTCTTCATGATTATGGGGAAGATGGTGATGATACAGGCGAGGCCGTGTCTAGCATTGTTGATTTATCCACCCGTTTCGTAAACACCGTTTTGTTTAGCAATCCTAACTCCCCTGTGTTTAGGTTTATCATTGACACGATGACGATAAATGTAGGGAGATGCGTTGGCCTGATGAGGTCATTGATTTTTATGTTTGACTGCGGGTTTATTAAAAGTATGGACGATCTTGATGATATCTTTGGGATTGGATAGATTTCATTTTTGACACAACATGTGCTATCTTTGTGAAAAAGATACTAAGATGAATCAGATCAATATCATACCGAAGATAATTCATGATAAGTTTGCCGCTAGGATTATCATGGATGATTACGATATAGAGAAACCTATCGTTATTACTGTCGTGGCTAGACGTAACGATGGTGAGTATAATACCCAGATATTGACATACCCGACATCGGGCGTTGATTATGAGGGTAATGTAAGGATGGTGTTTTTCGATGTCGCTAGGTCTCATGTTTGCCAGATAACATCGGTGTTTATCAACGGTCATGAGGTCAAGACATATTATACCGATATCCCGGATCTTGATATGCAAGCCCGTTATGACGATAGCTTGTGCCGGTACGACAAGAAGGTTAATATGAATGATATTAGGCTGTCGTTTCAGGTGCTAGAGACACGTGATCCAAAGGTGTTGCAGGTATTGGATGAGTCTGAATGGGGGCTACTGGAGGACAGGAAGGCGATCATCGAGATCACTACGCCGGGCATGTCCGACCCCGTTACGTTGTTTCTTGGCAAGAATCAGGTCAATACCTTTACCAGCCTAACACTAGGTCTCAATTGCTTTAATTACGATGATTGTAATGTCAAGTATCTTGATCTTCCAGACGGTATATATGATATTAAGATCATAGGTAGCCCTTCTACTTACAGCTTCAGTCGCAAGTATCTTAAGACGGATCTTATACGCAGACGTCTCGACCGGCTATGGATTAAGACTGATGTCTTATGCGAGGACAAGGATAAGGATCTTATAAATAAGATACAGGAGATGGAGACACTTATGGCCGTAGCCGAGGCGAATGTCAGGCTGGATAATATAGAGGCCGCCCATGAGGTTATCGATCGTGTCGGAGAGCTTTTTGAGATGGCTACCAATTGCGTGGATTGTTAAACATAAAAATATTTAGTCGTGGGTTGTAATACTTGTAGGGAAAAGGCATTAAGGGCCGAGAGAGAAAGAATTGAGAGAAGTATGATGAATCATTCTTCTTCTACCGTTGTTAGCGATAGGGAATATGCTTCTAGAAGCACCGCTGGATGTATGGTTATGCAAGATCCGTTGCAGACCATGGAACGTGACGTGGTTAGTATATATAAGCAAGTTCGTACCAAGGGTGATGGCGTGGGTGTATCTTATCTTAATATGCAGAAAAAGATCCGTGAATGGATCAAGAACCTGCCGTATGGATGCCCGCCAGACGAGGAGGTACAGGAAATGAGAAAGGAGATTCTGAATGGGCGCGCAGAGCATATCAAACCTTGATAGGACGGATTTATGTAAGTCCGTAGACGAATGGCTGTCCTGCCAATGGGGTAGATATATGAGATACCATAGGTATAGGATCGGGGACAAACCCGATATATCCTATTGGGGCAAGATGATTCGTCTGCAAAGGTCATTATGCGATAATGATTGCGGGTTATGCCCGGATGAGGTAAGATTGTTAAAGGAACGTGTTAATAAGTTACTGGCATGAAAAAATACAGTTGTTCACATATAACCCCGTCCACTTGCGTACCTTACGAGGGTGATCTTCCGGAGTGGTCAAAGCATAAGGACTCTGATGAATGTGTTATGATCTCTGACGTTATAGAGGAGATATATGAAGAGCTTACCCGTATCAGGGAGGCTATAGATGTCAGGGATCTTGGTGAGTCTTGCGTGAAGATAAATGGCGATAAGACTGTAGCTAAAATCCTTTACGCTATTGAGGATAAGATTTGCAATGGGTAATTAATGTCCTGATTTTAGGATATTAAAAATAGCCAATCGGTTTGTGTTTATCATTTCGATTGGCTATTTTTGTATGTCCACTGACTCTCACGAGGGAGTGGACATAAAGTAATTAATTATTAACTTCAAAATTAGATTAAAAAATGAAGACGGTAAATGTTTTGACAAGAAAAATGGGTGATTTTAACGTTTTTCAAAGAACTAGTGATGGTTATTTTGATGCCAACAGTTTACTTAAGCAATGGAATGATAATCCCGATAACACGAGAAGACGGCTTGATGATTTTATGAATAGTGGTAGAACTAAGGAATTTATTAGTGCTTTATCTGAAGATGAAAGCCATAGGAGAAAAATCGACATTGGTGATAATCAATTAGTTATAAAAGTAAAAGGTAAGACAACTAAGCATGGTAAAACTCCTGATAAGGTGTGGATGCATCCTCTGTTGTTTATAAAATTTGCCATGTGGATAAATCCTAGATTCGAAGTTCAGGTGTTGAGATTTGTACATGATCAACTTATAGATTACAGGGATAAGGCTGGTGATGCTTACAAGAGGATGTCTTCCGCTTTATCTAAAATAATTGAATCTTCAAGACTAAGAGATAAAATACAAGATTTGGCCAGATCCGTAAATATTATTGTCTATGGCCTTCATGAGACTATGATAAGAAACTCTGTTGGCGAGGAGGCCAAGGCTAAAGAATTGATGGAGCTGGAGATTGATATAGCCAAGATGATTGAGTTTGGATATATAACTACCGAGGAGCAATTAAGAGATTATCTATATAAGGTTTTGAGAAGCAAAAAGGCTCTTCCTTTGTAATTTGATTTTAAATTGTATCTTTGTGACAAAGTGAATCATAATGGTATACGGTAATAAAGAAATAGTTCGGACGTTCACCAGAAACAACCCGCCTGCCGGGTACGTGGGCGGCTCTGTTGACTACCGGGTCCCGGCCAACGTCTATTTTGGCGATACGCAGGAGGAGGCTGACAACAAGGCTGAGGATGATATCAAGGCCAACGGTCAGGACTACGCCAATACATATGCCGACATAATACCGGCTGTATGGTATAATGATCAGGTATGCGATGAGTTTATCAAGAACAATTGCGTAAGCGGTAAGGGATCCAAGGAGCAGGTATGTATAGAGGAAGGCAGGTTTGTCTCTTACGTATCTAAGAAAGATGCCAATGATAAGGCCAGGGTGGAGCTTGGACGGATCGGGCAGGGAGAGGCCAACTCCGTCGGGGCTTGCTGCGAGGACTGGGCCTCACAGCCTTTTCGTGGCTTGTTTTACAAGAACGATTGTGAGGCTGGCACATCAGGCAAGGAAGGTATTGTATATGAATTACCAGCCGGAGCTGTCATATCCGATATCTCCCAGATAGACGCCGATACGTTAGCCTATAGGAAGTTCATGAAAGAAGGTCAGGAGAAGGCTAATGCCGAGGGTAGTTGCTCACCTGTATTCTATAATACTATGATCGGTGATTGGTTCGAGAAGATATGTCCATTCGGATATAAGTCCGGTAAAGTATATTACTCTATCAAAGCCAACAGGTTTAGGTCATGGATATCGGTTGAGGATGCCAACGCCAAGGCTCGTGAGGTTTTGATGGTAGAGGGACAGGAGTACGCTGATCTTAATCTTGAGTGCGAGAAATGGATCGAGAATATCGATCAAGAGGATCAGTGTTATTGGTAAGAATGCGTTTGTGTTTTCCATAATGTTAGATTAGTGTTTTGGAGGTAGGGGCTTATGGTCTCTACCTCTTATTGTTTCATACGTCTTGTTGTCCTATAATCAAACCAAATAAGTATCTTTGCTAAAAACATTAATATTATTCATATGCGTAATTCAGGTGGTTGTTGTCATGATCATTCACGGGAACGTCCCGAAGAGTGTTGTCATGGCGTTAAGATAGATAGGTTTCTTAACAAATGCCCTAACGATCCTTGTGATCCTTGCGATCGAGATTGTCAGGACGAGCCTTGTGTTGGTTATGGATGCCCTATAACCTTGTATGATAAATGCGTCTTGTACTCAGGCGATGAGTTGGTAGCGGATGGTATAGAGAAAGGTACTGATATGTCTGTCGTTATAGACTCATTGAGGCGTATTATAGCGTCTAGGGATAAGCAGATAGATTTATACCATCGTGAGGTTCTGGATTTGAAGAAGATTATAAACGAGCTTGTCAACGCCGGTGGTAGCGGCGGGGATAACGATACGGAAGAGGAGACGTGGTAATGAATGGTTGCAACAAAAAACAATACAGGCCTACTGTAGACGATACGAAAGTACCGTGCTCTACGTACATGAGTACCGATTGTATTTACCCCGGTGATAAGGTACGTGTGGAATCATTGGGATTATCCCCTAATTGCGATATGTCCGATACCCTTAACGCTATGATAAAAGCCATACGGGATAGGGATGCCGAGATACTTGAATTAAGAAGAATGATCAATAAATTGATTTGATATGAGAAATAATTGTAATCCATGTAAGCCGGAATACAGACCGGGGGACGAGTGCAGTATCTATAGTTCCCAGATCATATATGACGGTCAGTCGTTCCCTGAGGCGGATATCAGGAACGGTGATAGCATGAATAGCGTAATCGAGTCTCTGGTAAGGAAGCTGGTTGCCGTATCTGGCGCCACGGCGTCCATCCAGCGTGACTCGTTCAAGGGCGTTCAAGCTGTCAGATTAAGATACGAGCCGTTGAACGTGCTCAGCGTTACCTATTGTGGTACTATCGTCCCTAATGATGGATATGTCGTTTCTGGCAGGTCCGTTAAGTTTAAGAAGAAATATTGCATGGGTGATGAGTTCACTGATGTTAATATCGTATATACTACATTGAATAGTAATATTTTAAATACCTCATGTTATGGCTAAAAGAGTGTACGATACGGTCTTGGCTTCCGAGTGTGACGGCTGGGTATGTGGTGAGACCCTCAAGAAGGGATCTCTTCCCGTAGACAGGTTAGAGCTTGACTCTTTTTCAGAGGCTGTCAGGGAGCTTATAGAACGGTTTTTCGAGGAGGGATGGTTGCCGGACATGATCTGCGATCTTGGTTGTGGTGGCGCCAGCGTGTTTGAGATTAAGCCTACTAACTTCGAGTATCCTCCTGAGGGTGGCGAGCAGATTCTGGAGATTATCGTAGGTAAGAGTGATAAATGGACTATAACTCAAGCGGAATGATATGAATAATTTAAAAGATATTCTTGCTAAGATCGAGCAAGGTTCCTCATGGGTGTCCTACGACAAGATTTCCGGTACCGGCCCCGACAAGGTGGCGATCAAGGTAGAACCGGGATGGATGGGTAGGTTGCCTAGGGAGACTTACGTGGCGGTCGAGAAAGGCAAGGTTACGAAGCTCGCCACTATAACCCAGAAGGGTATGGAGCGGGTAAGCGTGGATCCGACCAATATCATGTTCGACATGGAGGGTGGGACGGCGACCATCAACGCCAAGCTCAACTCCGCCTCGGTCAAGGCTTCCTGCCTTACCCTTGGTGGCTCGGTGAGCAAGTCCTATATAGTATCCATGAACGTGAACGGCTTATCCATGAAAGTCCCGGAAGAGGATAGCAGATATATAGTGTATGCCGATCCTGAGGATCCCGGAGCCACTGATTTGTATGAGGCTAGCTTTGTCATAGCTATGCCTAAGAATATGGATAACGAACAGCATCATGAGATGTTTGTCTTGAACGGTAAGGTTGTTAATATCAATCAACAGCCTAATGATATACCTTATATCATACTTGATCATGACTTCGATAACGTGACTAGCGAGAACGGTCAGGTTGTCATCGATATCAAGTCCAATACCGAGTATGATATCGAGCTGGTATGTTGCACTTGCGGTGATGGTAGTGAGCCGGAACCGGAACCACCCTTCAACGTGGATCCGCAAAGGTTGACGCTTAATAAGGATGGTGATACCCAAATCGTGAGGGTAGAGGCCGGGGATGATGTTTCATGGAGAATAGAGGAGAATTGATATGGCAAGGGAAATAGATAAGAATTGCGTTGAGGGTAATTGCTTTGCCATTAACGACAAGAGCCATGGGGTAGGCGATAATAAGCTTAACATCGTATACAAGGCTAATTACACCGGTCAGATCTGTACGGCTAAGTTCCGTATAACGTCAAAGGACGGTAATATTGTCAAGGAGTATATGATAGCCCAAGACGCCAAGCCCGTTTATTATAATATCAAGATGGTTCAGCCGTTCACCAAGGATGACTGTCTGGCCAACCAACATGGATCGGTGGTGTTGTATACGGTCGAGGAAAGGACTTACAAGTCGTTTATCTCGCAGGAGGACGCAGACGCCAAGGCTATGGAGGATATAGCCCTGAACGGTCAGAAATACGCCAACGAGCATGGTGAGTGTATAACCGATATCTGGTATAACGAGGAGCAGAGAAAGACGTTTATACGTAATAATTGCGATAAGTTCAGTGACGGTCAGGAATATGTTTATATCATTCCTGAGGGCAAGTACGTATCTTCCATCTCTCAGGAGGACGCCGATAGAAAGGCTCTTGAGGATATTGAGAAGAACGGTCAACAACAAGCCAATTTGGAGGGTGAGTGTAAGCCTAAGGAGAATATCTATTATGGTAAGTTTAGCAAGACCTTTACCCGTAACAATTGTGATTCCACCCAATACGGTACGGATGTGGTTGTTAACGAGACGATGGTTACGGGAGACTTCAGATCCATCGTGTCTCAGGAAGACGCTAATAGCCTAGCAAGGGCTGCTGTCGAGGCTCAAGGTCAGGATATAGCCAATATCAAAGGTAACTGTGAGAAGATACCGGTATTTACCGGATCGTATTCCAAGGTATTCCAGAGAACCAACTGCCCTGAGGGTTCTACTCCTGTTGACTTCACTGTGGACGAGAAGATGTGTTCTGGATATCCGTTCACTTCTATGGTATCGCAGGATGCCGCCAATAAGCTGGCGCAGGACGCTGTCGAGGCGCAAGGTCAGGCTATCACCAACGAGCGTGGCGACTGTCAGACTAACGTCTACTATAACGTAAGGATGGAGAAGACAGTCACTAGAAACAATTGCGATGAGTTCCATATCGGTCAACCTTATACTTATGTTGTAGCCGCTGGTAAGTACTTCTCTATTATCTCTCAGGAGGATGCCGACAATAAGGCTAAGGCCGATCTTGAGGCTAACGCCCAGCAACAAGCCAACCTAGAAGGTGAGTGTAAGGAGAAGACGATCTACTACGGTAGGTATAATAAGGAGTTCACTCGTAATAACTGTGATGAGACCCAATACGGCACCAAGGTTGTCGTGGATGAGACTATGGTGACAGGAGATTTCAGGTCTACCGTATCTCAGGAAGACGCCAACAATAAGGCTAAGGCCGCCGTCGAGGCTCAAGGTCAGGATGTGGCTAATGTGAAAGGTAAGTGCGAGAAGGTGCCTGTATATACCGGTACTTATACACGTACGTTTACCCGTAACAATTGTGGTACTGGCGCTGGTGGTACTTATACGGTAAATGATAGGATGGTTGACGGTTATCCGTTCACGTCTACCGTATCACAGGAGGATGCCAACAACAAGGCCAAGGCCGCCGTTGACGCCCAAGGACAGGCTCTTGCCAATATCCACGCCCTTTGTACGTACACCGGCCGTGCTTCCTTGGAGTTCACGAGAAACAACTGTGGTGAGTGTAAGATCGGATCTAAGGTGACGATCACCCAAGATATGGTAGAAGGACATCCATTCCAGTCTAACGACTCCCAGACCGCCGCTGACGCTATGGCTATGACCGCCGTACAGGCTCAAGGACAGGCTTTGGCTAACACCAAGGGTACTTGCTCTAACGCCACTATGTATACCGGTAAGGCTAGCTTCGAGTTCACGAAGAGCAATTGTGGCGCTAATCAGGTAGGAAATCCGTTCACCGTGACACAAGATATGGTGGAAGGTCATCCGTTCCAGTCTTGCGTGTCACAGGATGAGGCTAACTTAGTCGCTATGGCCGCTGTCATGAATCAAGGTCAGAAGATCGCCGATGAGCGTGGTACTTGCCATGAGGCTCCTAAGTACACCGGTCATTATAGCGAGGCGTTCGAGAAGAATAATTGTCCGTCTGGTCTTATCCCGTCTTCGGTTACCGTGACCGAGGCTGACGTGACCGGAGGTCCGTTCTACTCATACGAGAGCCAGTTCGCCGCCGATGAGCTTGCCAAGGCCGCTGTCAAGGCGCAAGGTCAGGCTATAGCCAACGATCGTGGTACTTGTGATGAGTTGAAGATATATGTAGGTAATTATAGCAAGGAGTTCACTCCTAAGTGTCCTACTTGTCAGTACGCCGATCCTATCACCGTAACCCCGGATCTTATGGGTCAGTTCTTCACCTCAACCCGTTCTCAGGAAGAGGCAGACGCTTTGGCTAAGGCCTATATCGACAGAATGGGTCAGGCGTTCGTCAACAAGAACTATGATGATACGTGCCATACGAAGACCGAGCAACCGGTATGGGAGACTATAGAGACCGTATGTAAGGACTGTATCTCTCAATTACATCAACGTAACACCAACACCTGTTATACTGATCCTGATAATCAAGAGCGGTATATAGCTGGTGGTAATAATACATGTTTCTGGTTTGGTACGGCATCCAAGGCCTTTACCCGTCAATGTGCGGATGGTGGAGTTGGAAGCTCTGTTACCGTAACTCATAATGATGTTACGGATCCAAGTCCTAGCTCTGATGGTAAGTTTAAGTCATGTGTATCCCAAGCTGACGCTAACGCCAAGGCATTGGCCGCCGTGAACTCTCAGGGTCAGGCCGTGGCTAACTCGAAGGGTACTTGTACGTGGACAGGAAGCTATACCGGACAGGTTAGGAAGAACAATTGCGCTGACGGCGGCGTGGGCGACATGGTATCCGTAAGTAGCAGCAAGCTTCCGGGACACCCGTACACCTCCACCGTTTCCTTGGCTGACGCCAACAAGAAGGCTGAGAATGCGGTTCGTGGATCTGATGGTCAGGCTTACGCCAATAAGAATGGAGGATGTACATGGACTTACGTGGCAAGCCGTGACTTCTATAAGAACAATTGCGCCGGAAGCGGGGTTGGTCAGAGAATAACAGTGACCTCTACGCAGGTTAACGGCGGTACGCCTATTACCAGCAAGGTTTCTTTGGCTGATGCCAGGAGCAAGGCAGAGCAGATCCTAGACCAGAGAGGACAGGATTACGCTAACCAGCATGGCACTTGTGTGTGGACCGGTACTGGAAGCGCTACGTTCTATAAGGATAATTGTGGTACATGTAAACATGGTGTCGCCCTATCCGTTCCTTATAGTGCCTTAGGATTGTCAGCGTTGACATCTACCGTATCTCAGGCGGATGCCGACAGCAAGGTTCAGGATGCTTTCAAGAATGATACGGCGACTAAGACCGCAGCTCAGGCTTACGCCAATAAGAATGGTGATTGCGCCGACGATGATGATACTCCTACTTATGGTAATTGGAGTTATTATTGCTACGGGTGTACCTATCGTAAGAAAAGGAGTCAAACCAATCCTTGTTCCTCTGCTTCTGATCAAGACGAGGTGGTTGAGTATGATTCCAGATCTTGTGGATGCGGATGTGATAATACATACCATATGGATGATAGTAGGTGTAATAATGGTAATAGCGAGGAGCATTATTCTAGCGAGTGCGATCCTACAGGATATTGGCAGAATGGTGGTGAACATTGCTGTAATCCACATGACTACACTGTCTATACCAATGAGGTATGTAAGGGATGTTCGGGCGAATGCGGTGATGTATGTGTTCCTGATAGCCCTATTAAGGTGGTTAGCGCTGGTGAATTTTGTGCTTCTTCATCGAATCTGGCTAGTGAACAAGCTTATAACAAGTATAAAGAGTACAAGGATGCATTACAAAATTTAGTTGATGCTAGGATATGTCCTTCTAAGGTTGGCAATGATAACCGATGGGGAAATGTCAAGGCTACGAACTGTCCTAGCAACTGTACTCCTAAGACTATCAGTTATAAGCAAATCGCTGGTAAATATGAGGCTTGTACCAAGGACGAGGCAAACAGAATAGCCGACAATAACCTCCAATCCGATGGTATCTCTTACGCTAATGGCTTAGCGCAGGCGGATAGATGCGATTGCGTGGAGCCAACAAAGACGTGGAGAGCTAGTGTAACGACGTCTAGCGGAAGCGGGAAGACGATAAATTACACCATACAATATAATAATCCATGTGGATCGAAAAAGACGTCTAGGATGACTATAGGATACAAAAAAACGAATGGTCAATGGGAGTATGAGACAAGAATAGTCCCTATTCCTTCCGGATCAGGAACTTTTTCTGATTCTACAACAACCAACTACGGGATATCATCTGGAGCTTATGCTTATTATGAGGATGGTCAAGGAAGTGGATCTTGTTGACAATAAAAAAGGAGAGGCTTATATAGTCTCTCCTTTTTGTTACGATTAGATGAATCTAAGATCTTTCCTCCTAGTATGATTCAATATCCTACTAATATGTCTGGTACTTAATCCCGTTCTTTCCTTTATCTTATCATAGATATAACCCTTGGATACGTAAGCCGACATATCTCCCAGATCTTTTATAATCTTGTCATACATATCGTGCACCTCATTATATCTTATGATAGAGCTGTCTCTCATCCCTCTTTCGCCTATACCGTCAACTATGGCGTCATTGAAACCAAAGAAATTGATTATTGATCTTATTAGATTCATGTTATTGAATTTTTTGTGTTTTCTTATTAATATCCATATCCGGGTTCTCATCCGTAGGGATCTGCAATTTGGTTACAGTTTCCCTTAATGTTTCGGAAACCACATATTCAAGAAGTTTGTCTGGGCATATGAAATCATAATCCCATTGAGATGTACATGGCTTATCTTTTTCAGCTCCACACCCGGATAACTCTAAAGCCGCTTTTCTATCCAAGGTAATAAGATCAACGTTTATAGCCTCTATATTAATATCCGGTATATAGATATAACCATCATTGACATAGTAATAATATTGATCTATATTCCCGTATTTACGTTCCTTGTTGTTCGCGTATTTTCTCAATGATATAGAGGTAAATATAATATCATCCATAATATTTGATACCTTAATGATAGCAGGTCCTATACGGGTATATATCATATCGGGCAATCTTTTCTTGGATCTCATAAGTATCCTGCATAACTTAAACTCATCAAAGCAACAATCTACCTTACGAACCCTCTCCATTTCCATGCAATTGATATGAGTATACAGCGATTCCTCGCCGAACAAGGTTCCATCAGCATACTTCTGGGCTATATAAGACCTTGCTTTTTGCCTGCCTATGGACAATATCCATCTTCTACTGACATGAGCGTCCTTATTGATGGAGTTCATGTCATTCATGATCCTAGATACAAATTCTGAATTTTTCATATGCTAAATACTGAGGAGGGGATATACCCCTCCTGTTATTACTTTTTCTTCTTAACCTTACCTCCGCATTTCATTTGAGGTTTCTTTTTCTCTGAGACTTTGCCTCCTTCTGCCATCTTCTTTTTCTTAGCACATGCCATAATCTTACTTTTTTTAATGTTAGTGATACAATATTAGTCATTTCTATCGAAAATAGAATAAACAAGGTTGATGAAACTACCAACTTACCGCCGCGGCACAGGCTGACGCACAGAGACTAGCGCAGGAAAAAGCCAATGCGATGGAGTGCGATTGCGTGGAGCCAACAAAGACATGGTCATGGTCGGTATCTATGAATAATGATTGCATGAGCCATGAACAACTTGTCACATCAAGAGGATTTACGATTACGTATAATAATCAATGTGGTAGATCTATATCTGGTTCTGTGAGTGGTATAGGATATACACAAAACGGAGAAGAGCAGGTCAATAGCGCTAGCTTTACAATTCCCGCAGGATCCGGGACCAAGAGTGGAAGTGTATATTTTAGCCGAGAAGTGGTATGTGGAGATGTAACAATCTCTGGTCATGATTCAGGTAATTGTTGACAATCACTGCTGTTATGGTTTTTAATAAAAAGGAGAGACTTATTAGCCTCTCCTTTTCCATTACATATCAGGATCTTAACAGTTCCCAGATCCTCCTCCAGAAACTCTTATAGACTTACATTGTACTCCTGAATCAAAACCTATGACACCGGTTTTTTTACCAGACCCAGTAGGTATACTTACGGTAGTACTTCCAGCCGTAACAGTTTGCCCACTATCATTCCTGCCAGTAACAGTTACGGTTATTGATTTAGATGATCCACATTGATTATTGTAAGACACTTCATAGGAGCACCTTAATGCAGATGTAGAACCAGGCAGACCATTACAAGGATCACCGCTCAGCATAGCGTTGGCGCTCCACGTCTTTGTTGGCTCCACGCAATCGCACTCCATCGCATTGGCTTTTTCCTGCGCGAGTGCGTTAGCTGAAGCCTGTGCCGCGGCGGTAAGTGCGGCCTTATCACCATTACACTTACACCAAAACTTATCAAATATTTCTTGAATAAGGATGAAATTATTATATTTGCGACATGAAAACAAAGTCATTTAAAATACTTGATCAATACTTTCTTCGATTCTATAGATCTATTATGTCTAAGAACGGGAAAAGGAGGAAGCATACGATCGTGGATAAGAATGATATCCTTGAGTGCCAGTCGTTGATTTGGAAAGTCATACGTGATAGGTATCTGGAGGATGAGGGAGGGGTTTATATAAACAACATCGGTTATCTATGTCATAAGATTAATCCTAACCGCAAGATATATCTGAATAAACTTACCGGTACTATTAATAGGCGTGGGACGGGTGGATATTCTTACGTCCATACGTGTATGGATTTTATGCCTAGGAATAAGTATTTTCATCTATATATCTCTCCGGCCTTGAATAAGGAATGTAGGTTGGCTATGGAATCAGGTAGGAGATATAAGTTCTTGTATCGGGAGGTTGAGTCGGAGAGTAAGGTATTTGGGGTTAAATGGGTTTACAAACTGTAGAAGTTTTTTGTGATCCAGTTAGCCCGTGAGGGTAGACTGGATTTTTTTTGTATCACGGATTCAAATACATATCTTTGTGCAAAAGACTTGAATATGACTATAAAAGGGTTGTTGGCCGAGATCAAGGCCGATTTACATAAATACGATGATAGCGGGGCTATAGATACCTCGTCTGTTTATAGATGGGCTGAGATCGCCTTGAAAAGGTTCGGGGGTGTTATAGCGGTCATGTCCGAGGCGGTTGTCAAGACCAGCAACAAACAGGCGGTATTGCCTTCTGATTTTTTCGACATGCTTGATGCCTATAGGTGTGAGCCTCTTGTCTGTGAGATTCCGGGCGGCGACAAGGCCAAGGCTGACCTCCAACACGAGATCGGCTGGGTCGAGCGCACCGAGCGCGGTTTCCGTTGGAACTCCTGCACCGAGTGCTGTAAGGAGGAGTTTGAGAAGACGATCACGGAGAGGATATATATCGGGTCTCACGAGGTTCGATTTCATTACCATCATCCCGTAAGGCTGTCTATAGGTCGAGGACTGAGGCGTGATTGCGCCGCCGACAAGTATCGGGATAAGTACGATTGGGATAATTATGATATAACTATATCCGGCAATACTATGTATACAGGGTTTGATGGATTTATTTATATCATATATCGTGCTACACCCAAGGATGATGACGGTCTCCCATATATACCTGAAACGGCGTTAGGATACCTTGAGGATTATGTCGAGACGTATATCAAGATGAAGATCTTCGAGAATGCCGCCGTGAATGGCTTGATACAAGGCGCTGGTGACGCTTATAAATTATATGCTCAGCAGGAGCCGGGTAAGTTTGCTAGGGCTATGAAGGAGCTTAAGATGTCGATGATTACCTTGAATGATTATCGGGAGCTGGCTGAGGATAATAGGAGGAGGATGCTGTCTCATGAGCGTATGTGGCCCAACGCTTTTGATAAGTATATTAAACTTATTTAACAAAATACGATGATATGGCTGATTGGATACATTTAGATAAGACAAGTGGTACCGGTCCTGCTGAGGTTAGGGTTACCGCTGATATTAATGAGACTGGCGAGATACGTCAGGCTACGTACAAAGTTATAAAAGAAGGCACCAAGGAGGAGAAGACGTTCGTGTGCAGGCAGGAGTCGGTCCCGGTGGTTATTATCCCGGAGTTCGACTACCTAGTGCTTAGGTATATCTGGGCTGACGAGGACGGCATTGACTTTGACACGGCTACCGGTTTCGATAACACCGGCCTCCCGGATGTTGACGGCAAGCTGGTTGGTTGGAGTAAACAGTATCAGACCACGCAGGAACGGGTAGGTGATTATCTTATCCATGGCGGTGATAACATGGAATCAGGTAATGAGGCTGCCTTAATCCAGATGGGGCCGTTGTTGGATGGTGATAATTACGATAAATTACCTCTTGAGATCAGGTGCAGTATATACGGTAACTGGTATGGTGGTCGTGAGAAAGGTAATGTCACTATCAGGTTCACGGCATATAAGGGAGGTACGATGGAGAAACGTGGATATGATTTTGTCAATATCGGAGGCGAGGAGGTTTATACCGGTGACGCTCCCACTAACGTATCCGCTCATGGTGAGGATAATTGGCAAAATATAAAGACCTTGTATTCTAAGGTAGGCACGATGATCTATAACAAGGAATCTCGTGACTGTATTGTAAGAATAGGTGAGTAGCTATTTCTTCATAATATAAATATCTGTTAACTCTCTCGTCCGTGAGGGTTCTTGCGAATAATATATAATTCATGCAAACCATAAAACATTTGCATCGCATTATGTATAATAGCTAAAAGCTATTCTGATTATTAGCCTAAGCCTTGAGACATAGGCTACGTTATTTGAGAATACATAGTTACCAAGGAATGTTTATCCAAGTTCCTTGCTCTAAGGTAAGTAATTAAACAATGGTTGTATTCGGGCCATAGTGTTGCTTGCATCAAAACCTCAAAATAACATTGGCGATGGGTACTAACAGGGTTTTACCCTGACTTATGTTGAATAAACATTGAATTAGTTTGTAAAATGGTGTATGTACAGGACATAGATGGTAAACCGATGATGCCTACGACAAGGCATGGGAAGGTTAGGCGACTGCTAAAAGACAGCAAAGCGGTCGTTGTGAACACATGTCCTTTTACCATCAAATTGATGTACAAGACATCAGATTACAAACAAGAAATTGTGTTAGGCGTCGATGCCGGAACCAAACATGTTGGTCTATCAGCAACGACGAAAAGCAAGGAACTTTACGCTAGTGAAGTTATTCTTAGAAGTGATGTTGTAGAACTTTTGTCTACAAGAAGAGAGTTACGAAGAACGAGACGGAATAGGTTGAGATACAGGAAACCTCGTTTTGACAACAGGGTAAAAAACAAATATCATGGATGGGTAGCACCTTCGGTACGATATAGGATTGATGCCCATATCCGTATTATCGACAGCATCTGTTCTATCCTGCCGATATCCCGTATCATCGTCGAGGTTGCTCAATTTGACACACAAAAGATCAAGAATCCTGACATCTACGGTAATGAATATCAGGAAGGAGATCAACTTGGTTTTTGGAATGTCAGGGAATATGTCTTGGCAAGGGATGGGCATAAATGTCAACATTGTAAAGGAAAGTCAAAAGACCCGATTTTGAATGTTCATCACATCGAATCTCGAAAAACAGGAGGTGATTCTCCTTCAAATCTTATTACTTTATGTGAGACTTGTCATAAGGAGTATCATAAAGGTAACATCGATTTGAAGGTAAAACGAGGCAAGTCGCTTCGCGACGCAGCCGTCATGGGTATCATGAAATGGAAATTGTACGATGAGTTGAAATCCAGATGCGACAACGTTTCGATGACTTTCGGTTACATCACGAAATACAATCGGATTAAATATAGAATTGAAAAATCCCATATCTCTGATGCTTTCGTTATTTCTAAGAATTTCAATGCTTTAATGTTAGAATATCATTACAAGGTAAAGTTAGTCAGAAGACATAATCGTCAAATCCACAAACAAAAGGTTTTAAAAGGAGGGGTTAAAAAGCCGAATCAATCTCCTTTTGAAGTTTTTGGTTTTCGTTTGTTTGACAGGGTTATGTTTGAAGGCAATTGTTACTTCATATTTGGAAGACGCAAATCGGGTAGTTTCAATATCCGTGATATTGACGGTGGTAATCAACGGGATGTTACGTACAAAAAGTTGAAATTATTAAGATGTAAACGTTTTATGATACAAAAAGAAACGAATTGACTAATTTAAATGAAAATATGGACATGGGAGAGTTTTTATTTTTTTTTAGTCCTTTACTTATGACATATTTGATTTTTTATTGTGCAGGAATAATCTAGCTTTGCCGAAAACTAGTATTATGGTCACATTGAATGATGTAAATAACGAACTCCATGTCCGGTTATATATACTGGAGGTGCTTAAGGATTATATAAGAGATGATGATTTCGACGAGCTTTTAGATAAGGCGTTGGATTTTGTCATGGAAGGCGTTTCTATGCCTAAGGCTCCGGCCAAGGATACCACCATGAGTGACATATCAAAGAGCGTTTTGGCTTTGGTAGCGGGTGCCGGATTAGATGAGAGGCTAAGCAAAAGCTCTTTAGAGTTAGCTTACGATAGGTATAAGATGAGGTACGTATTCGATCCTCGAAATCGGGATATACACGGTGTGATCGTAGGTTATTCCAATGACTTTAATAGTCTGGTAGCTGTGTGTGATGAGGGATCGAAGAAAGGAGTGGACAAAGGATCTACTGATTTTGTGGATGTCAATGAGAGATACGTGACTAACGGTTTCTTTTACATATCTGTAGAGGATGCCGATAAGCAATCGAACTACATGGGTGGAAATTCGTAATTATTATGTTTTTGTGCTTTACCACGAGACGTTTTAAGTGTTTAGTCTTCCTCCTGACTTGTGAAAGTTAGGAGGATTTTTTATATTCGCGTGATTTGAATGTTTTGCATAATACGTACTGTTTATTAGAATCCGCCACATAAGTGATTATCTGGTGGATTTATTATATTTGCGAAAAAGATAATGTCGTGCAAAATAACTCTAACATAGCGGTTCCCGACTCCGGGATGAATAGGGATAAGCATCCACAGGATCTATCCCCATCTGAATATAGTTTCGCCTTGAACGCCACCATAGAGGGTGACGATGGAAGCCAGCTTAAGATCCAGAACGAGCCTAGTACCCTTTTATGTAAGCGATTCGATGGCTATAAGGTTATTGGGTATAAGAATGATATAGCTGGTGATAACACTTATTTCTTTCTATCTAATCCGGATGATAATACGTCTAAGATCACGTTCATGCGGTCATTGGATTATATCAAGACCGTGGAGGATCAATTGGCTGGATCGGGAAAGGACATCCATCGTATCCTTGGCGAGAGGCTTGAGGAGTCGGATGGTCGTTTTGATGAGATATGTGATTTGATGGAGATCCTGATAGAGGACTGGGTTGATGACCCTTGTCTTAATTTCTCCATTCATCATCCGATCTTCGATATAGAGATCAAGGACGAGAAATGCGGGAAGGTGATATACTGGACCGATGGATATAATCCCCAGCGATATGTTATGGTCGATAAGGCCCTTAACCCGGATGATGATGGTGACTTTTGGTATCATTACCATGGGTATAAGACATGTGGGGATGACAAGCCAATAGAGAGGTGTAGGCTGGCCTGCGAGAAGCTGCTGGTGTTCCCGTTGCTGACGGCCCCGTGCGTGGAGCCTGAGGTCGTGGAGTTCGGGGGAAGCTTGCGTGCCGGGACCTACCAGTTCTGCGTGGCGTTGTGCGATGAGTTCGGGATTGAGAAGACTGGATATTGCTCATTGACCAACCCAATCATGTTATTCGATCGTCAAGATATGGTTATCCGCGATGGTTTATGGGGTAAGTCAACCAACATGGGTATCCGCCTTACCGTGTCCAATATAGATAAGCAGGTATCTCATTATAAGATAGGTGTTATACAGAACACGGTTGGGTTTAATGGTGAGCAAAGCCCGGTTCTTGAGTATTTCATAGAAGGTATACATCCGATAACGGAAAGGACTATCTATTATCTTACGGATCAATATAGCGAGCGTACGACCATGGAGAAGTTATCCAAGGAAATACCGGTATATAAGACAGCCAGAGGCATGACGTCTGTCGGGAATCGTCTTCTTCAATACGGATTGACCGTGGAGAATGAATGGAATCTTCAACCGGTCGTTAATTTCTTGGGTCATTTCGTTAAATGGCAGACATCGATAGCCACGGAGAATCTGTATAAAGACGGTGTGGCTTGCTCTAAATACGCCTCTTTCATGCGTGACGAGGTATATCCGTTGGGTATAAGGTTCTTTACCAATACAGGATACAGGACAGCTAGATTCCCGCTTATCCCTCGTCCGGCCACAAGGGAGGAGATGGAGGTTATCGTTGATGAGGACGGTAACTCTGACGACCTGTCGGCTGCGTCGGTGCTGGAGAACAACCCGCAGTGCGCGGGGAACAGCCGCCGTCATCTTTGGCAGTTTAAGAATACGGCAAAGATCATAAACGACCCATCTTGGGGATTTGATGATTTTGGAGGAGAATGTAAGAATCAGTTAGATGTCAAGCAGCTCAGATATGTAGAGCAGGAATATGCCACGGTAGGAGAGACCCAATTCGTTATCAATACGATGGGGGAAGATGTTACGGTAGATGATGCTATTGATTATATCGCTGATAATATAGAGAACCTGTGTGATATCATAGAATCTAATGTAGGTATTACTGACGAGTTATGCGCTGCTATATCATTGCCGGAGGATCAAGACGGTATAAAGGCTCCCGATTTCCCTAGTGGATGTGATGATATCGAGAGGATAGAGACCAGGACTATATTGGATAAAAACTCTTTGGTGGATTCTAGGATTGATTTTACGTATAAGCTGGCTAGTGATTACGTGGAGACCGAACCTACGACATTAATACAAAGTAACGCCGAGTCACAAAGGAAATTCTCTGTATTGTGTGATTTCGATAATTACTCCAGTGGAGGTAAGAATATCATAGATCTGGTTCAGGAATGGCTGGATGGTCAGGATGAGGATAAATTCCCGTCTGATATAGACTCCTCCGCCTTGGTCTTGTGTCAGGATATGTCTAATGTCCGGCAGTTATATGATGAGGGTATATGTACTAATGGGTGTTCGGTAGGTGATCCTCACGTGAATCCTACTATTAACGATGTTCAACTTCCTACATTCCAAGGGGGTAGGTCATTGGGTAAGTGCACATATTTGTATCAATATCCCGGATGGGAAGGAAAGAAGCATACGGAGACGATGCTTGATCAGTTAATGGATACGATGGAGGCTTATTTCCCCCAATATGAGAGTCAGTTTGGTATCGAGAACGCCATGTGTCTTTTTGGCGATGGTGATAATTCTAAGTTCAATACCAGCATATCTACTGATTGGGAAAGTCGTGTGTCTGTGCAGAATGATATTGACGCCAAGACCAATTGGTTCGGTAGAAGCAACTTGACTTATTTCAAGTTCTATCCACATGTATCCTCATACGCCAGATGGGTGGAGTTGGATTACGAGAAATACATAAGTGGTTTATCCGATCCTGATAACGGTATTATGTATATAGAGATGATGGGTAACTATAATTATCCGATCGGCGACTCATCATCATACAATAAGGTTCGTATAACGTTTTTCTCGGACAAGGAAGGTACCGTGGCTCCTAATCCTTTGGCTAATGATGCCAAGAAAGGTGTTATAGTGAATTACGTGGATCATAAGATATTTATGATGCCAAAGTACTTGTTCTGGAATGATGACAAGACTACTTTCCATAAGATATATGTTTGCATCGAGCCTGCGGTATGCGTGTTCTTCACCGGTTTCGCCATGAGGCAGGACATGAAGGAGCTTGCCGGATTCTATACGGCCGGCACCGCCATCTTCCCCGCCCCGTTCTGTTTTGGCATTCGGCCACTGGAGGTGAAATACGTATTCTTCTTCACGAAAGAATTGAAATTAAGAAGATTTGTTACCTATGAGGCGAAATGTATCTCATGTGGAGATAAACCCGCTGATTGCGCTCCCAGACCATATCAGTACGGTGATTTCGGATATTGGGAGTCTGCCAATAAGTATCCGGCTAATTTTGAGTTGTATGATTCAAGCAAGATCGGGATATCATCGGGAGGATCAAAGAGGAAGGACATAATAGATTCTTTGACGAAATACTATGGGTCTCCTAAATCAGTTGGGGGTAAGTCTTATTTCACCGGTAATGGGGATAACGCTGAGTACCCCAATACGTCAACCACGTTTTGTCAGAGACCTATACGTCATTACAAGTTTCCGGATAACTCTGTCGCTCCTTTTATGGGTAATCCGTCTCAACTGACCGGTCAATATGGAGTTGACTCCTATATTTATCCTATGGGGGTGATGCTTGATGACGATATCGTTAATGAGTTTCTGGATATAGCGGTAGAGAACGGTCTTATAGATAAGGCTAGAAGAGATTCTATAATAGGATATGAGTTGTATAGGGGCGATAGGACGTTGGATAAGAGCGTTATCGGGACCGGTCTGGCTTATGATATGTTTAAGTACGATGATCCCGACGGATCGGCTAACCTTTATCCTAATTACCCTTACAACGATTTGTCTGATGATATGTATATCTATAAGGATATTAATCGTGAGAAATTTATAACGCATCCGTTTAACAGGAAGGGTAATATCTGGTATTCATTCTTAAGTCCTGATATTGCCTTTAACAAGCCTGACGCTCCCACCGAGTGCCTTGTTGATGGTTATCAATTAGGTAAATCCTCCGGTATATTCAGGGAGGTGGAGGATCACCCTAAATGGACGATATTAGGGAGTAAGGCTTACAGTATGGCAACATCATTGGCTACGGTGGAGGCTATGGCTAATTTAATATCCGCTATAGCTGAGTATACATATCAGTCGGCTTCACAGCAATATGTCGGTGGAGGCGTGTTCTTTTTAGCCAACCCTGTCGGCATAGCGCTGACGGCTATCCGTCTGGCTACAGGTATCGCCAAGGCCACAGCCCAGTCCGTGGTGGATATAGGCAAGTACAGATATCAGTGGTTAACGGCATTGATAGATAGGGGACCTAGACGGAACTATGCTTATTACTATACTTCTGTCGCTCATTATAATTTATTTTACCAAAAAATAGGGGAGTCAGAGTTACGTGGATTGTCAACGGCTAAATATATCAAGAGCGGGTTATATCCGGTAACAGATATCTCTTCGCAAGGGGAGACCGTAGACGGTAAGCCTATTATCATAAACAACCTCGATCGTGAGCATTCATTGTTCATGTCATTTGGTATGGATAAGTATATGCTTGAATATCCGGAGTTGGTTTCAAGTTACGATACCAGCCGTATTCAGGATGAGTGTAATATTCGTAACGATGAGGTGGCTGGTATGACGCCTCATTTTATGACACGTGAATCTTTCGTATCCTGCCCCTATATGAGGATAAAGAAATATTCTCCGGCTCAATACGGGCAGATAGAGGATATCAGGTGGGTATCGTTAGGTGGTTGCGGGTTGATGGATAAGGATAAGCGTAAACCTGTTTTTGGAGGTGATGTATTTATATCAAGATTCTCGCTTAAGAGGAAGATGCCTATGTTTTATTTGACTCAGTTTGGTCAGGGGGACATGATACCATTCCCTTATTACGATTATCGAAACATCGGGTATCCCCGTTATTTCGTCAATTACGATACTGGGGAGGATTATCTTGACAAGACCGATACGGATACCGGATCGCTATACTCTTTCCCTAGCCGGAAGAGCGCTTATGAGATGGTTTGCAAGACCGGAGATATGTATCTTAGCGGTCGTTTCTTCCTATACTTCTATGGCATACCTCAGTTTCTTGTGGAGTCTGAGATCAATTGCAATTTCCGTATAGCCGGGCCTGAGCCTTACGAGGGGTTCTATCCGGAGGTGGGGGATTATATATCATGGACTCAGGAGCGTAATGTCCCTATATCAAGGGGTAATGTGTTTAAGATAAGTCCTGTGTATAAGAATCGTTTTACGCTAGGCGGAAGGTCATTACCAGAGACGTATGATAGCAATTTTTGGGACTGCGCTTACCAAAGACCCAACGGCGTCATATGGAGCACCGCCGACGTGTCGGAGAACGGCATGACCGATCCTTGGCTGTCGTACAAGCCTATGGATTACCATGAGTTCAAGACCTCTTTCGGGAAACTTATAAGCATGAAAGGGATAGAGTCGGATCAGATACTGGCTCGCTTCGAGAACCAGGTAGGGCTGTATAACGCCATAGACGTATTGGCGGAGAGAATATCCCCGGAGAATAGCGAGCTAGGGACAGGTGGTCTTTTCGCCTCTCGTGGTATCGAGTATAATAATACGACGTTAGGATATTCCGGGACCCAGAGTCGGGATATGATCAGTTGCGAGTTTGGGCATTTTTGGGTCGATTTAAGGCGTGGTCAGGTGTTTAAGGTAGATTCTAATGGTAGGAATCTTACGGAGGTCACACCGGGGCTTAGAAACTGGTTTAAGGAGCATCTTCAGATGAAGATCATCCGTAGCAGGATATATAACGCTGATACGGACGCTGAGTTGTCTTATTATGATATCGATAACAAGTTCTTTGGTATAGGGCTGTCTATGGGCTGGGATAATCGTTTCAAGAGGGTATTGATAACCAAGAAGGATTATATACCGGTAGGGAATCCAAGCGAGTACCAATTCCGTGGCGGCCGGTTCTACAGGAACGGGCAGGCGGTGGAGCTACAGGACGCCAGCCATTTCACGGACGTCTCGTTCACCGTTGGATATAACTGCCTGAAGGGTGAGTGGAAATCATATTTGTCCTACACCCCTGACTATTATATCGAGCACCAGCATTATTTCCAGTCTGGTAAGAATTACTCTAACGACGATCGTGAGATAGGATTATGGTCGCATGGTCTAACCAACCAATCTTATCAAGTATTCTACGGTAAGTTATATCCGTTCGTCATAGAGGTACCTGTCCGTGAGCAGTATGTGAATAAGATCCTCACGAACTACCAATATCGGATGGATGCCAGAAGGTATCAGGATGAGGTTAATTATCAGGTTAGAAGAACAACTGGATTTAATAAGGCATGGTTCTATAACGATACCAACAACAGTGGAGAGCTTAGGATGACCATCGCCGACAAGAACGATATGAGCCAGCGGTTAAGGTATCCTGTAACCAATGACGATAGCCGTGAGATACTGGTGACGGAGGTTGATCAGAAGATAAATATAAATGACTATTTTAACGAGGTCAAAGACGATACGAACAATCTTCCGATATGGGTTAAGGATGTGAATGACATTGACCGTAAGATCGACCCCAGGGCTGTCGATTATCATCGGAGGTGGCGGGATCGTCTTCGTGGCGATTGGTTCTTGGCTAGGTTCGTGAATGACATTGAGAGCCGGTTCAAGATGATAGTACGTTGGTTTAGCAACGATGAGAAAGTTTATTGAGGTGATTATATACCTTTAAATATTTGATGTTATGGCAGCAGGGAAAACTAGCAGTAAAAAGAAGGGCAAATGCCCGAAATCAGGATGTATCAAGAAAGTAGGGAGTGATTGGCGAGTGGTCAGTAACAAGACCGGTAAATTATGGCCGGCTAAGTACAAGTCTAAGGAGAAAGCTAAAGGAGCCTTGGCTGCTTATCACATGCATTAGCGTATAAACGGGTACATGATTTATTATGTGCCCGTTTCGTGTTTTTAGGCTTATGAGATTATAGTTATCTTTGTGAAAAATGTAGTATATGTCTAAGAAGAATAAACCGGAGGAAATCCCATCGTGGATAAAGGATTTATATAAGGAGGATCTTGATCGTGTCGTAAGAGGCGAGCGTCCTATGTATTTCAGGGGTATGGATGATAGTCCTTTGAGAAACGTGTCCCCGGAGTTTGATATCCTTAGCGGAGGAGCCGCCGTCAAGGGCATGAATGGGATAAGAAGTACGTTGTCCCCGTTGAATAACGGCATGGGTAATTATAATTTCAGTATCAGGGGTATAAATAAGAAGATAGGTGAGTTGGTTGATGAGGCGGGATTATATCTACTTGAGAAATTAAGACCTGTATATCGGACTGTGGTGGATGCTATGTCGAGTTCCAAGGATAAGGGGTTGGGTCATATCACGCAGCCGTTGGCCAACGCCCTGTATCCAGCGGACGAGCGGCGGGACCGGCGTCTGGAAGGGGAGCATCCCGTTGGTTATGTGGATGCCATAGACGGCATATGGCCTAGGGAGAAATATGGGCTATGGGGAGAGAAAATTGAGCGGAAAGCCGAAGGAGGTCCTACTGGTAATGATCCTATGCATGTAAGACAAGATGTATCTGATAGAGCTTCGTATTTAAAAGACATCATAGGTAACGCCATAAGAAGGAGGTTGTACGAGAATGTCACCCCTGATGTGGTAGCCTCAAATGCCAGTCTTCCTGATAAGGCTAAGGAATTTATATACGGAAGAAATGGCAAAGCTAATGTTGATGAATATAGTGAACAGCTATGGGGTAGATTCTTATCCCAACCTAATAGTCTTGACGGAAATAGCAAAGAAATAAGAATCCCCGATAATATTATTGCTGATATCGAGAGGATGTTTAATCGTGATACTAAGGATGAGATAAAGAGGTTAGATAAGAAGATTCGTGATACGGAGCAAGAAATATATGGTTCTGATACACCGGCATCAGATGAGCTTTATGGTAAATTGGAGTTCTTAAAGAAGTCAAGAGAGTGGGTAGATATTTTTGAGAAGAATCGTAATTCTGTAAGATCCGGAAAGCCTACGGTTTTTTCTGAGTACGATTTTTATCCCGAAGCTGCTGGTGATCTTACCCCGTTATCAGGGTTTGGCAATTTTACAATTTATAGGCGTCCGGATGGGAGGTTAGGTGTTTACGACGTGTATGATTTTTATAGCGATGATCAAGAGTTTCCTGTCAATATAGCTACCAAGACGCTGGATGCTATAGGTAATAAGTTTGATGAGAGAGGTTCGTTTAAGGATTATAGTCCTCTCCCAGAAAGCGGTAAAGACGCTCTTATCCGTAACGCTATTATGTCTAAGAATAAGCTGGAGAAAAAGTGGGATGGTGGGTATATTGCTTCAAGGGATAATACATCTGTTGGCAATCATGGTATTAATGAAAATGTTAATTTAAATAATCGGGTTAATCATGAATATCTGGATATAACTGATGTTATAGCTGGTTTTGTTCCGGTGGTGAGTGACATTCAAGATATAAATGATTTCAAGGAAGGTATAGTAAATAAAGACCCGCTAGCTGTTACGTTATCTGCTTTTGGATTGCTCCCTTTTGTTGGAGGATTATTTACATCCGCTAATAAAATGAGAAAAATAAGGGCTTCTTATAAAGACATGTTAAGGCTTTATGATGAGCCTGATGTTAAAGCTTATTTTAAGGAGGCTTATAGAGGGAGAAACGATAAAGAAATAAAGTCTATTCTTAAGGAGATGTCAAAAGATGAGGATAAGGTCGATGAATTTTATAAAAGGATTCTCCAGGGCAGATATCAATTTTATAGAGGAGATGCGGATATTTCTAATCATGATATTTCTCAAATAGCTCCATATTTAACAAAGCCGATTGAGAATGGGATAGGATCTGGTCGTCATAACGTTGAAGATTTAAAAGATAGTGGGTTTGGCGTTTTATATACTACGAATGACATAAATAAGGCGTCTAAGTTTGCCAGTATACGGCAAAGAGGGAAGGGATGGACCCCATCAGAAAATGGAGGAATGGGTGTTATCAGGATCAAGGATGCTGATTTTAGTGGTAGTAGGTATGATTGGATAAGAAACAACCCTATACCTGATAATATCGCTGGTGATTTTAAGATAAGGAAGGTTGATAATAATGATGGAACCAGTGATTATATATTTATTGGTGAGCCTAATAAAAGCGTAGGATCAGTGAAATATTTAGACATGGAAAGGGTTAAGGATGAAGCTAATAAACAGTTTAGGTCTACGCCTGATGGTAGGGTTGCAATGTGGGGAAAAGGAGGTCCTATTGATGTTGAGAATGAATATGGGTCTGGCAAATACGTCATTGATCCCCGTAGATCAGAGGATAGTAAGATGGCTGTATATGACGAGATATGGGATTATCTGACCGATAAGAAGGGGATACCACAAACTCAAGCTATCGGCATCCTATCGAACATCGCCGCCGAGTCCGGAGGGGACACCGAAGCCCTAGGAGCCGCCGGTGATTTTGGCATCCAACAATGGCTTGGACCGAGGAAGAAGGAGCTACAGCGCAGGTATGGGAAGAAACCGACATTGACACAGCAGTTGGATTATCTCGTGGATGAGTATCAAGGCAAGGTTCCGGGGTTAGGTTGGAACTATATCAATCAAGGCAAGTTCTTTGACAAGGACGTTCAAGGTAATGTATATAATTACTATATGTATTCTAAATCGGATTTCGATAACGCCGTCAACTACAAGGACGCTACCGTGGCATGGAATCAAGGATACGGAAGACCCCTTGGATCGACATTAAGAAACGAGAAGCGGTTTGAGTTTGCCGATATGTTCTCCAACAGATACGGTGTCCCGGAGACCGAGCCAATGAAATACGAGTTCGGGCAGCGGGATTCGGGCACGGGAGACGGAGGTCAGCAGCCCGTACCTGAGACGGTAGCCCCTGCCGATCCTTCTTTGGCTTCCCGCTCTTCCATGGATAGCTGGTGGGAGAAGGAAGGTCAAGACCTGTTATATAAGATGCTAGCTCAATCAGGCGCCAACAGGAAAGCTATAGAGGATATCGCTAATAACATCAAGAACGATCCCCAATCAGAGGCGCAGATAGCGGAAGCTGAGCGTATGCGTAGGGAGCAGGCGAAAAGGCAGTTGGTGCTTAATATGATACCGGGGTTGATGCTGAATATAAAGGGTATGAGCAGAACCCAGAATTAATGCTATATTTGCGAAGTAATTAAACGTTTTAGATATGAAAAGATTGTTATTTTTATTTGCTATGTTATTGACGCCATTCGCTTTGATGGCGCAAGAGGTAATCCCATCAGAAGGGGCTATCACTATTGATTTAACTACCTTCACCGGCATCATGGCTTTCGTCACGATGTCAGCTACGCAGTTAGCCAAGGTTGTGCCGTATATTGACACCCATAAGTGGGCTAAAGTCCTATCCGCCGTAGTCATAGGTATGCTGGTTTGTATATTAGCGTGGTTTCTAAAGGTGTCTCCATTGCTTATAGGGAGTGAATGGTGGGAAGCTTTATTATATGGAGTGGCTGTAGGTCTCAGTTCTGCCGGTTTCTATGATTTGGTTAAGGCTATAGGATCACTGTTTGTAAAAAGGATCTAGCATCTTGTAATTATTTGAGATATGTAAAATTTCAAGATTTTATTATCTATGATATAGGCTATTATATTTTGTAATAATATTAGTATTGCTTATATTTGTGCGCCTACCTACTCATCACGAGCGGATAGGCGCATTTATTAATTAAAAACTTTTAGTAAAGATATGAAAAGTAATTTGATTTTATCATCAGAGAGCAGGGAATTATTAGGTAGGAACATTTCTGTTATGTCCAAGGACGGGTTTGTATGCATAACGGAAGTTATGGAAGCCTTGAATGAAAAACGTAAATCTATGGGGTTGGAGTCTAGAAGGCTTGGTCATTTGTTTGCTACTAATGGATTTCAGGAAAAGATGAAAGCTCTTGTTAGGGAGCTGAGTATTAATGATATATGTAATGTAAGAAATCTTACGGTACAAAACCATGAATTGAAAATCAATAAGATAACCGATCTCAAGAAATACGGAATGGCTTACCGAAGAGGAAAGGGGGAGGGTCAGAAATGGTATGTAAATCCGTATTTTTTTGTTATGGTAGCATTGGAATTGGATCCAGAGATATACGCCAAGGTGATAATATGGTTGCATGATGGATTCATAGAGGACAGGAATGCCGCTGGCGAGGCTTATATCAAGATGAGTTCGGCCGTCGCCAGGTTGGTTAGCGACAAGAGTCAGTTGTCTGATAAGATATCAAGGGTAGCTAAGGCTATTAATTTTATCGTCTTTAACAAGCATGAGAGTGGGATAAGGAATACGGCTACAAAGAATCAGTTAAACGACATAGTAGCTGTAGAGAATGTTATCACCGGGGTTATAGATGGTGGCTTTATAGATACTTATGATAAACTTATAGATTATCTTGGTCATGAGTGGAAAAAGAAGTGGAGCAATCCTATAACGTGTTTAAAAGATTGATATTAAAAAGACTCATCGTTGTGAAATGATGAGTCTCTATTTTTTTAAACTATCTTTGTGTCAGAACGAAATTAATTTGATATGAGCAAGTATGTAATCAAGAGGAAGATACCTAAATATCAAGAGGCCGGGGAAGTCACCCCTATTATGCCCGGTAATGTTGTTGGTCTTCAGGGTATTGGAGTGGAGCCTTTGGTTTCGTCTACCCAGATAGGATTTGATATTCAGCAGCCTGATATTAATACCATTGATACAAGTGATTTGAGCGCTTTGGTTGACAGTAATAAGAAGGTTGATAAGTCTGGTAGTACGGATGTTTTTGATTTTACCACCATCCCTTACTATGGCGCTGATGATATAGGGTCTAGATTCACTCAGATGGGTCGTGGTATAGGGCGTATGAGAAGCGAGGGATATGGAGATTTATCCACTAGGGCTAAAACGGCTAATACGATAACCACCATAGCCTCAGGAATTAGTGGTATCATGGGATTGGCTCGTAACGTGGTTTCTGGGATAGCGTCTGAGAAAGGTACTCGTACCAATATCAGGTTGGCTCAGGAGCGTGAGGCCAGACAAAGAAGGCAATCCCAGATGCAGTACAAGGATGGTGGGGGTGTTTATCTAGGGCCTAATAATAGGTTCGATAGCGGAAGCCTTACCGGTGAGTACCTGTATCCGTTACCTAAGTCGATGGAAGATCAAGCCAACGTAGAGGTCGAGAAGGGTGAGTACGTGACGCAGCCCGGAGAGGCGCCGATGGAGGCTATGGGGCAGAAGCACGCCGATGGTGGAACCCCCGTTTCCTTGGAGCAGGGAACGAAGGTTATTACCGACGACACAACCATAGAGCCGGATTTCGCTAAATACATCAGAGATACGTATGGGATCAAAGCCACGCCTAAGGATACGTATGCTACGTTAATGGACAGGTATAAGGCTAATATCGGTCTTAAATCGGCTTACGATGATCAGAAAAAGGCGCTGGAGAAGCTGAAGAAAAACGATAAGATAGATGACGAGAATACAAGGCGTTTAAACGCCTCTGTATTATCTAAGGCCATAAATGATAGTAACGATACGGTTAATGGATTAGAGGGGAGATTTACGGACTTCGCTAATGTCATATACAAGGAGCAGGAAGACCGGAAGATGAAGAAGGATGAGGATACGTATTTCGCTAAGGGTGGTGAGATAGATAACATCATATCCAGATCTATGAAAGAATACGATCTTACGGAGGAGGATATAGCTGAGGCTAAGAAAGAGCTGCTTAAGAAAGTGGCTGGTATTCGCCAGAAGATGGAGATAGGAGGCACGTCTTTGTTCGGTCGTAAATTAACTTTCCGCCCGATCGAGAATAGGTTCAACAATGATCCTAACTATTTCGGTTATCAACGCCAAGGAACTGATGGCTCTTATGGAGGTATTAATACGGATGAGAGGTTGAATTATTATAAGACATTCAATCCGGTCGCTTACGATGCTTATATGGGAGCTTCAGAGGGCGCTAGGGCTAGGGCATTGCAAGACGCTATCTACGGTCAGACAAGTAGCTGGATGGGCTTGGCTACGGCGGAGAACCCGATCATCGCCAACGCCGAGGCGCTTCGGGATTACACGACGCTCGTTTCCTTTGGCGGTGAGGATAGCCAAGGTAATTACCCGGAAGATAAGAAAGCCTCATATCATGATAGGATGAGAGACAATAAGTTTGGTCAATATTCCTCATCTCGTCCTATGATCGGTCTGGATGTTGTTACAGAGGAACAGCATAAAGCTCTTAACGACGCTGGTATCACTCATTTCAGTCAACTGTTTTCTGACAAGAATAAAGATATTGTTAATAAGATCCTTGGGGAGGATATGCTTAAGATGCAGGCGTTAAGATCCATGAAAGGCATGGAAGGTCTTGATTTTATACTTGACCCGCATAAGGTGGCTCCCGGTCCTATGGATATAGGTGATGTGGAGGATCCTGATGTTAAGCTGGATATGCCTGAGCTGATTGATCCTAATACACTTCCTAAAACCAACACAAATGCCGGTAAGTCGAACGGCGGCAATGGAGGCAGGAATATAGTAGGTGGTGGTCTTGACTTTCCTGAGGTGTTCAGGATGACTCCGGGAGCCGTGACAACGGAAGGTCTGGAAAGACATTACGCTCCTACCGTGGACCCGGTGTTGAGATCGGCTGATCAGTATATGGTTGAGGCTAATCGTGCTTTCCAATCACAATTGGATCAGATGGGTAATGTCCCGGATTCCCAGAGAGGGGCTTTATCTTCCAATTTACAGGCTATCATGAGTTCCAATATAGGTAAGTATATAAATGAGGTAGAACAAGGGAATGTGGCTCAAAGGACTTGGGCTGATAATGTCAATTCTCAATCATGGGCGAATACTTACGACAAGAACATAGCCCAACGTCAAGCTTATCAACAACGGATATTGCAGGGATTGGCTATAAATGACGAGAACTGGGCTAGGTATTTCGATAGCGTCAATGATGAGATTCAGCAGAAGTGGAACACGGCTACGACCATGAATACATTAAGATCTATATTTGGGGATGTTAAGATTGGTCCCAATGGCCAGTTGATCGCAGACCCTCAAGGAGATATATTAAGTTACAGGAGATTATATCCTGCTCAGGAAGTAACTAAAGGCAAAAAGGGATAAATAATGGCTTCACAATACAGTATATTAAGGAATTACGGTAAGTACGTATCACCCTACAACATGGATGTCATGATGCAGGGTATGGGATACATGCAGCAGAAGATAGATACCAATCGGCAGGCTATAAATGAGTATGCTGATTATATTATCAATTCTGACATTATAAAACCTCAGGATAGGGAATATCTTCAGAATAGGTTAAATGGATTGATACAGGATGTGAATAACGTGTATCGTAAATCCAATCTAGCTTCTGATGGTATAGCTAGAAGCATACAAGCCCGTCTTGGAGAGGCTTTAGATACCCGTGTATTGAACGCTATCGCCGGTACTAGGGAGTATAGGTCTTTCTCTCAGAAGATCGAAGATATGAAGCTTAATAATCCTAAGCAATATAGTGCCATAAATGAGGCTGTGGCCTTAATGCCGTTTTATGAATGGGTTAATGATGGTCAGGTTGGTACAAGGATGAATCCTATTCATTACACTCCTTATACGGATTACAATGAGGAGATGAATAAGATGATGAAGGATTTCGTCAGTCTTAATAAGGGAAAGAAGTTTTCTGTTCCTGAGGTAGTGGATGGCAAGCCTACTGGTAGGATGAGAGATATTACTGTTGATGAGATGAGTCGATCTCAGATTAGAGCGATAGCCGCTAGATCTATATCCCAGAACGCTAAGGCTCAGATGCAGATAGAGGGTCAGTATTTGGCTGCCACTAATCCCGGTATGTTTAGTGGCATGACTACTGATCAGTTCGTTAATAAATATGTTTCCGGTTTTGACGCTGAGGAGAGCGCACTCTTAGCCAAACTCAAAGGGGCCGAGGCCAGCCCTTCCGCTAAGGCGGCTATTGAGGCGTCACTACAGGAGGTCCGGGAACAGCGCCGTGCGTTAGTGGAGGAGGCTACTTCCTTTATTGGCAATAATATGAACCCGGCTAGAGCGGGGGAGTTTATTGTACGTAATGAATTTCTTGATGGTGTATCCGCTAGATGGTCGTATAACAATTCATCTGAGAACTACATCGCTGATGATTATTACTTTAAGATGAGAGATCTTGATTTCAAGGAGAGAGAGTTCTCGTGGAGGCAGAAATCAAAGGAGATAGATCAGAATCTTAAGCTTAGGGAAGTAATGTCCAAGGAAGCTGGTAATAGCTCTAATATCCCTACAGGTGTTATGATTGAGCTGGAAAAGGTTCAGCCTAATGTTACTCCTGAGAATATATTTGACAATCAATATATTCAGAATGAGAATAATATATCGACAGGTGAGAAGGATTTAATATCATCCATAAATCCTGTTGATCTACGAGGCATAGAGAACGATATACAAAACAATCCTTCTATATATCATGGTGGTGTTAATAGCGAGAATATTATGGCATGGATCACTAATAATGGCGGTGCGTCAAGTTCTGTATTATCATCAACCCCAAATATGGTGAATAAATATGAGGCTCTTATGGCAGCGAATGATAATAGGAATAGGTATGGTAAGATCATGGATGAGGAAGTTGATTATCTTACAAATGCCTTTGATGTCGCTACGGAAAATATCCTTAATGATGCTGTAAGGGATCAGGACTATGTTACTGGAGGTATTGATACATATACTGACAATGGTATGGTTAATGCGAGGGATGTTGGTAAGAATGGAGCTATTATTGGAGGGAAAGAGTATTCACCAGAAGATGCTTTAAAGGTTTCCGCTATAGCTGGATTGATAAGCGAGAACATCAACTATGCGGATAGATCTATAGCTAATACGGAGCTGATGAGATCTTATATAAATTTGTTAAATAGATATTCAGGAGAAAATTTCACTCTGGAGGATATAAATGATATAGCTAAAACTTATAGTCGTGTAGACAATCCGGTAATGAATAGCGATAATGTCGATATGACTAGTAGGGATAAAATGATCAAGATCTTAGGTAAGAATATGTCTAGAGCTGACGGTCCTACGCTTAGAAGAGAATGGTCTTCATCTAATATAGGTCGTAATATAGCTAAGGCTATTCAGGATTCTAAAATGGTCTATGAAAGAAGATATGACGAGTTTGCTCCAAGATCATGGTCGTTCTCTAATTCTACCAATGCCTCTAAAGAAGATAGGCGTATGCATGCTAAATTAGAGAGTCTGCTTTTGTCAAGAGCTGGTTTCTTGAATAAGGATAAAGATAGCAGACTTAATAATTACATATTGTATGCTCGTCCTACGGATAATCCCAATACATTTGATTTGGTAGCTATGGCTGGCGGAAAAAATATCGCTACGGTTCAAGTTACTAAAGAGGAATTAGATAGTATGGGGTATAGTTTGTACGAAAGGGAAAGGAATGTAAGATCTGAAGATTACGAATCTAAGATCATCCCTGTATCTTTTTCTGCCACGACCAATAGGCCTTATCAGAAATGGGCGCAAGCTAATTCACTTGGCGCTTTCGCTACTATCGAGAATGCGGCTGAGGAGGCTTCTAGGATGGTTGATAAGTACAATATTCAGAACAATGAACTAGCTACATCAGAGCTTAATAAAAGAGCTATTAGGATTATTAATACGGTTTTAAGAAATTACAAATCGTATGATATTAAAGCCAAGGGCTTTCCTGGAGGTGTTGAGGTTGGCGTTTATTTTCACGGGCAGGCTAGGACCGGGACACCTCTAAAGGTGTTGGAATATAATACTGATTATGCTGATAATATCATGAAGATTATAAATATGTGTCCTCAGATGTATCTTACCCAAGCCGTGGTTGAGGCTATCAATAAAGACGTTATTGTAAAGGGTAGGGATATTAATGAACAGCATTCTGACCTTAGCAATCTTCTTTCGGTGTTGGATAAAGAGACTATGGATAAAATAGATGGAAAAAATGAGCAATAATAATAACGATATAGGGAATGTGATGAAGAGTCAGGGATACTATGTCCCTACTCCATCAATTCCATCTCCCATGCCTTCTAAGGATAATATTTCTTCTATCCCTATACCTGTTGGCATGCGCAGTTCATCGGATATGGATAATGATGTTTTGTCTAGAGAGGGAAGCAGAAGTATTCCATCATTAGTAGAGGGTATAAAAAATTCCGTAGAGACATCTTATCATGATGATGTAAAAGCAAGGAATCCGCTTTTTCAGATGATAAACGAGACGGGTATCCCTAAGGGTAATTATGATATAACTGGGAGTAGGATCAACCTTCGTGATTCAAGGTATAGGCTGTCAACAGGTGAATGGATTCCAAAATACGAGAGTTATATCAATAACGTGGATAATGATGATCGTCTGTCAAAGAACCAAAGCGGTTGGGAGAAGACTTATAGAGGATTGGGTAAATTCATCTATAAGTCCACATTGTATGGTATAGGGGGCGTAGGTCAGTCTATATACGGATTAAAGGAACTTGTTACAAAAGGGACGTTATCCGCCATATCTGATAACGGCTTTGCCGATTGGTTAGATGATATGGATAAGCGAGGTGATTATACGCTTAATCATTATTACAGCAAGGAGGAGAGAGATGCCGGGTTCCTTAAAAGCATGCTCACTACAAATTTCTGGACGAATGATCTTCTATCTGGTGCGGCATTTACGGCTGGAGCCGTTTTGTCATCTTACGCCTTCGCTGGAGCTGGTCTTATGAATGCCGCTCGTATGGGGGCTAGGATAGGTGCTACGATTGCCGGTATGGGGAAGGCTGCTTCTGCTACAAAGACCGGGTTTAATGCTATGCTAAGAGCTGCTCGTATAGGTCGTGGTATAGGCAAGGGGTTGGATAACCTGACTTTTATGAGTACTTCTACGCTTTGGGAAGCTTCCGTGGAATCAAGGAGCGGGCTGATGGAGTCTGAGGAAAACTTCAAGCAAGCTTACAGGAACGCTTACGGCAGAGAAGCCTCATATGAGGAACTCATGAAGTTCAGAGCTGATAATGCTGATGCCGCTAACGCTATATTCGCTGCCAATATCGGTATCCTTACGTTATCCAATATAGCTATGTTTGGTGATATGTTTGGCATGGATCTGGGCGTGGATAAGTTCATAAAACGCAATATATTTGGCGTAGGAGCCGAGAGAATGGACAACGGTGCACTAAGGGCTATAACACCAAAGAAATGGCAGAAAATAGCTGGTAATACGTTTAATATCATTAAGCGACCGGTATCTGAGGGTTTGTTCGAGGAGGGTCTTCAAGGTGTGTCCAGCAAGTCCGCGGAGGATTGGGTAGAATCAAGATACAATCCTATGGCTATCCGTCAGAACATAGGTTATATGGAGGCTATAAAGAACGGGTTCAAGGAAACATACGGGTCTAGTCAAGGCTGGAAGGAGATCGGCATCGGTATGATTATCGGATCGGTTATGGGTGGAAAGACCTTTGGAGGTATAAAGGAATGGAGCCAAGCCATGTCCAGGAACAAGGGGATGGTGGATGCCTACAACGCCAATGCCGGCGCCTTGACTACCGCCGCTATCCGTGCTATTCGTGGCAGTATGGCTCTGAACGCTCAATTATCAGGCTTGAAAACGGATAATAACGCTGACGATATACCTAATTCTAGAATCGTAGATAAGACTTTTAGTGACGCTGTATTCAATCGTCTTCGTTATGATCAGGAAATGGGGATGTTAGATGATACTAAGGAGAATTTCAAGACAGTCATCGAGTCTATACCTAATAGCGATATAGCCTCCGATATGAATATGACAGATGAGCAGGTCAATGAGTATAAAGCCGATCTTGTCAACGAGTTTAATAAGAAGGTGGATAATTTCATTATGGCCAACAGATTCGCCGACTCCCTTACCGATGGTATATCCAATAGGTCGTTTAACGCCTATATCTCCAATATGGCTTATAATGGCCTTGAGGCGAAGGATAATTTGAACGATATTGCCAATCAGTTAAGAAGGATATACAATACGGATATAGGCCCCGCTCTTGATATATATTCTCGTCTTAATCCTGATTCGAGCAGGGATCTTGAAGAACTCAGGAAGCTTACGGATGATATACAGAGGATGGAGAAGAATATCTTGAGGCTTCAACAAAGTGTCGCGTCGAAGGACGCTCTTGAATCTGATAAGGCTAAGTTGGTCAAGGAGAATGATAGGCTTCTTAAATTAACAGAGGATAGGATCGCATTGGAGAGGAAATTAACTACGTTAATTAACTCAGAGGCTGATATATCTAAGTTGTTCTTAAATAGAAATGATTCAAGGATCAGTGCCGCTGATCTTATGGCGGCTTATGATACTATAGCTGATTTTGAGAACGTCGTATCTATCCGTGGGGTTGATAATTATAAGGAGGCTATGGCATTGCTTAGTGAGTATCGTCATAATCTTGTGGCTTATAAGAATATAAACGAGTCTCTTCGTCGTATGCGTGACAGAAGATTCATCCGGGCGCAGGAGCGCGGGTTCATGAAGATATTATCGAACGTATGGGGTAAGACTTATGAGGAGGATGATAGCAAGTATGATTTCAGGAATACTGATAATCCTGATGCCAATGATCTTTACGCCAACGACCAAGCTATAGACAAGGCTTACCAAGATGGTCTTATAGGGGAGGATGAGGCATTTATGTTCAAGACATATAATCATATGATAGCCAGATCTATGGAGAACGAGATTAAGACCGATGAAGGTAATATAGTCGAGAGGGTTCCTGATGATGAGGATATCATAAATCCTTCTGACGATAGAATCAATAATATAGCTATAAAGATATGGAACGGTAATGAGGATGTCTTATCTCCTAGGGAGAGACAGATATATGATAATAACAAGCCTCGTGTCGATAGTCTAGTTAACGGGTTTGGGGATAATCCTATTTCAAGGATCAATAAGGCTAGATCGATAATAGATAGATTGAAGATCCATGATAATATTTATGATAATATCAAGGACGCTGTTGATGATATTGTAGATATGAATATCAATGGTCTTGATCAGGATCAGATCAAAGAAGCTATAAAGACTTATAATGATCTTATGAATGAGGCTGACAATGGCAATGAGATTGATCAGGATAAGCTTAATGAGGCTATTGATATTATCAATAATTATTCCGATGGGCCTCTTCTTCAATTCGTGGAATGGATGAGGTTGTATGATAACGGAAGTATAGCTGTCAAGGATTACGATAAATCCATACCTATGGGTGATGTCCTCACAGAGAGCGAACCCGGGACATCCACCGGCAGGACGGAAGTTAACGCCGCCCAGAATCCGGTGGTGTTGATGGCTCAGAAGAGAGAGATCGGTGGGGTTATGTATTATGAAGTTGGCGGAATGAGACTTGACAGGTTTATGGACAGTCTTGGGCTTAAAAGATCTGATGCCACTGATACTGATAATGGAAGGGTGATGGATTTCACCAACGGAACCGACATATTTACTGTTATAGAGTCGAATAACCACTCAAGATGGATGATTAGCGAGGATGACGCTCAGGCTTTCGAGAACGCTACCGGTGTCATATTGGGGCGGCAAACCGCCTTGTCGACCTCCATCTGGTTTATGGTGTATCGCAAGGGGCAGGATGGATCTATTGTCCCTTATTATACGGGTGATACGTTTGGATCTAACAACGAGTCGGTGAATCAGGAAGCAACGGCTAGCCTCCGCAAGGGTGATATGGTAAGGTTTAAGATGGATATGTTAGATCCATATACCAAGGAATTGTATGATAAATACAATAGCCTTAACGCCGTTGACCCTAATTCTGATGAGACTAAGTCGGCTTACCGAGAGCTGGTTGATAATATGGTTATTAAGATCGTGGATGGTGATGGTAATTTTGTCTCGGTGCTAAAAGCCAATGATCCAGACTCAAAAGGGAGTAACGCTGATTTAAGGAGTATGGCCTTTGAGTTGTATAGGGATAATGTAGGATCTGTCGCTGGCGAGATTGATATACCGTTCGTAGGTACAGTTACTAGTGTTTTGCCGGGAAGACCTAATTTTAGCGTAAGTGATGATAATGGTACGTTGATGGTATCCGAGAATGACTTTACCAGCGAGACGGTCGACAAGGTAGAGAGCGTAGGGTATATAGAGAATGGGGAGGTTACGATGAGGGATAATATTAAGTATAATATATTCCCGTTCTGTACGGCTATCGTCAGGGACAAGTATGGTGACTATAAAGATTCACGTATCCCGGTCGTAGCTATAAAGACAGGAAATGGAAGAAATTACCTGTACCCCGTAAGATTGAAAAATCAGGATATATCGTCATTTTCATCCATGATCGGATCGATGGCCGATAGGATTACGGAGGGTCTAGGCGGAGGCGTAAGTATTGATGATATAATGGATCTTAATAACGCTATAGCCAGATCCGGGTTGGATAATAAGACATATATGATTCCGCTGGCGGGAGATGTGGATGTTATCAAAGGCCGGCTTGAATCTGTCAAGAAAGCGGTTAGCAGGATGCCTATGACCGCTGATGTAAGAGGATGGATAGGTGATTCCAGAACTAAGGAGGATATTTTGATGAATGACGTTACGATCAACATCGATCTTAACAACGATCCTTTCATAGCTCCTAAGTTTAGGATGAGTATCAAGGAGAACAAGGTATCCAAGGAGGAGACGGAAGTCTCGTTCCCTAACCTGCCGGATCTGCCATCGGAGTTCGCCTCGCCTACGAAGGCGGCCGAGGACAAGTCTTTGGTTTCCGACGGTAACGTAGTATCCGGAGAAAATGAGGCGGAAAATCCTTGCTAAATAAAATATCTTGACTTATCTTTGCGGCGTCAGCCCATCACCTGACGAGTAAGATATTTAAAAGCTGGTCCCTGTCGGGTGTGTGATGGCCCTGGTGGGGACTCTTTATATTATGCAATTAGATGCCTTTTTACATCGGAAGATCATGCAAGACCTACGCATCCAGCGAGTAAAGGTCTTGATGATGTTATACACCAGTAACTATTTTGTCAAGGTCAGACAAAAGCAGTTGCTTGATCATACATACTCATTAAGCAGGGATCAGGCTTTCGATTATATGACTGAGTTCAATAAAAGGCTTAGTGATAAGGTTGGTATAAAATGTACGATGGATATCCTTTTACCTACCGATGATGATAATGCTAACATCATAATCGAGCACAATGGTATTATCAAGAAGTTGATGAAGGAAGCCGAGAAACTGGAGCTTGATACTGATGCTATCGAAGCCATGATGCGTGATCTTCTTGATGAGTTGAAGGATGATATTGATCTTAATATCCTGATATTTGACGTAACCCAGTTACTTATAAAATATAATCTATTTAGGTTGGAGGCTATAACCGAGCAGGAGTTCAAGAACTCTTTTGTCAGGATGGATAGTAGGAATATGGAGATAAAGAAACTAACTTTATCTGATATCAAGAAGGTGGTGGAGATGATAGAGGATAGGTATAGCTACGCTTTATATATGACAGAGGAATATGGCTGATTACATTTTTTGTAAAAATATCTCCTGTTTGTTTGTAGTTTCAAAATAAGGTCTTATATTTGCGGTGTCTATCCGTTGCTAGACCAGAAGAAGATATTAATATCGCTTAGGCGTAGGCGATAAATGAGAGCTATCAGTGGAGTAACGGACGCTGGTGGCTCTCGTTGTTTTATATTATGAACAAAGATCATATTTTGGGGTTGTATAATGATTTAAGTCATTTTTGCCAAACAGGTAAATTGAAACAAGCTGATTATTCAGGTTATTCTAGAGAGTTAGAGATTATTGTTAAAAATTTTTCGAGCGATTGTGATCGTTCAAAAAACGACAATGTGTTTATTGTTAAGGATTGCAGAATAACTTTGAATGATAGCGATTACAGCAATTTCCTTTATATGGCGCTAATAACGTTATTCGGTAGAAGTGATTTTGATCTTGATTATGCCTTGAAGTTATATAATTATTTTATACTTGCAGCCATAGAACGACAAGATGAACTATATGATGCGGGTTATGATGAGTATATAATTGATAGAATGTGTTTAGATCATGTTTTTAATGGTGTTGTATATAATATCATTATATCAAATACAAATAAGGATGTTGATGATATTCATTTGACTATATCTAATGATCTGAAAGTAAATAACGCTATACCTATGTTGATGTCCAAGATAAGACCATATTCGACAGAATATGATTTTTATGGTTTGTATGATTCTATAATAGGATATACTTATTTTCTAAAAAATAAAAAGAACTATGGATTAAGAAATAGTGGACTGTTGCGTACCTATATAGGAGTAGATATTAGTAATGGTCTTGTAAAAATTGGTAAGTCTAAGGATTTATACACTAGGGAGAGTTGTTTAAGGGTGAGTAATATCTATTTTTATATGATTGCATATGTAGATATGGATATAGAGCGTGAGCTGCATATTAAATATAGTGTATATAATGTTGATAGAGAGTGGTTTCATTTGAATAAAAAGCAGGTTAAGGAAATTATAAGCAAATATAATTTTAGAATTATAGAATCAAATGTTAAATATATTGACAATATATATGATATTTGATGAATAATGAATTTCATTTTTTTTGTTATTTAGGATTGAGCTTTTGCCTGTTCGTGAGGATCGGCAAAAAGATTTGCACTTTTCGGAGAAACATAAGGTTTGTTATTATGTTGTTATTTTGGTGTCCCGTCCGCTCGTGAGAGTAGGCGGGATTTTCTATCTTTGTGTCAAAACGATTTAGTAATGGGACGATCTTGTTATGTTATAAAAAATAAGGAGGGTGGGATAGATAATGTCCTTGCCCCGAACGACCAACCATCCGGATTATACCAAAGGGCGATGGAGGTGCTGGGCGACCAGAAGCAGGCCTTATCGGTCTGGGGTACGGCCTACTCCCCCGACTTCGTGTCCTTCTTTGGCGACTGGATGTCCATGCCATCAGAATATGATCTGGATAGTAATGGGGAACCTAGGTATGATGATGTCATGTCCTTTATCAAGCGGAAGAACTATTTCGCCGGCAATTTCATGGCCGATGAGGTTAAGGATATTAATAATACTCTTACTTCCTTGGGTGTTGATAATATCAATGATCTTAATGATATGATCGTATCTAACTTCCTTTCCGGCGGTGATATATTCCTCAATAGGTACAATCTTGAGCGATCTGGGATGTATGACGCTGATGAGATTGATAATATCATGACTAACCGATCGGAGTATGAGCGGGTAAGGGATATGATGAGGAGGATTGTCGATTTTATGTCTGAGGGGAATCTTAATGAGAAGGATATGTATTTCCTGTCCTCCGAGTCAGGCCTTGGTGATGATTATATGATATATGAGGATACATATGACTCGTTAGGAAAGAGAAGGGGCTTGAATCCAATAGAGGTAAGGGATACGATCATGAGGGCGGTAGGCGGTATCAGCGACCGCCGGGAGTTCGATCAGGCTTTCGCCTCCATCCCATACCCTTCCTTGGCACTCCGGTATCAGGAGGATCAGGATTACGCAGATCGGATGTATGACACGTATCGTAATATGACCCGTATGGAGGTTCGGAGTCAGGACGGAAATACGATTACCGACTCGTACTTCAATAGTACCATACCGTATATCAGTATGCCTAAGGATATGAAGGGTCTAAGGGATAAGGTTGGGGAGATAATCGATATGGATGATTTTAAGGACATCAAGGACGTTGCCGGACGTCTGCATGACATAGCCATGGATCTTGCCGACATGGGCGTGGATATAAGCGAGGCGATCAGCGATGAGATGGTTATATCCAGACCTGAGGATATCCGTGATCTTATGGCGTCGCTGGACGTCATGTTGTCTTCCATACAGGCCGGCAATTCGGTATACGATAGCTTTATCTCCGATCTTGATAGGATAACAGGGAAAGGGAATCCGATATACGAGGTTCAGGATACTTATTCTACTGGGGATAGGATGGTGTATGTAAGGTCCGGGAATACATCCCCTTCCGATATGTATGATAGGAGCATGTTGTATATGGGTAGGAATACGTACCATAACACGGCTCCGATAACCGACACCGATCAGGCCTATGAGATGTTGGCCGATATCGGGATAGAGCGGCCCTCGTACTTGCCGGCTGGCGTGGTCCCCGCCGGGGCTTCCCGTTCCGATATTGGCGTGGTCAAGGATAACATAAAGAAGCTAGTTATGTCCAACATCTCATCCTCGAATACCGAGAACATGATCCTTACCAGATTGATATACCAGCATCCCGTAACCCCTAAGATGGATGATGTCGATATTGATCGGGAGTTCAGGAGATACGAGGCTAGGCAGGGAAAGGATCGGGATTTTATCAAATCCTGTACATCGTTGAGGAAGATCCAGATCAAGGAAAGGTTAAAAAAATCGGATTTATATAATAATGTCTTACGTTTCCTTGATTTTAATGGATTTTATAACGTATCTTTGAACCACCATGACAGAGGTACGTTAAAAAGCATGGAGATGTCGTTGCCGGAAGGTCAGGTAAGGGATCTTCTGTTTGACGTGGCTATCGAGTCCGGTGACAGTAGCATGAGAAACCTTTTCTATCTGGATGGTCAGGATAGGATGATGGATGTCGGGTTTTACAGGTATCTGTACCAAAGGAATCCGGGCCTGCTCCGGGAGGTCAACGGCGGCGTCGAGGCTAGATCGGACGGTTCGTTCTTGGCTCGTGGGAGGTATGATGATTTCGTGTCATTCCAATCCGGTTTATATGAGAAGGTAGGTGAGACGGTTGATGGTGCGATATACAGGTTCGTTGATGATCTTATATACTCCGATCCATCATCATATCAAGAAAACATGGTACGAAGGATGGGTGACGTTACGGTAAGGAGTGACGATAACCGCCTGTCAAGGATAGAGGATGATCCCTCATCCAGTAAGATAGTTAATGAATACACTGCTAATACAAATAAGTTGATGCGAGATTTTTCGTGTAGTTAATCTCTCTTTGACGTCGTGAGACGTTTTCTTTCGAGCATTGAAACATTGGATTTTATAGATTTGCGATGAATCCGGGTCGTAGTGATACGCTCCGGATTTTTTGTCTCTCGTCAGTCGTTATTAATACCATTTACAAGACATGACGTACTTTGATGATGACACATATCACGATTTTAGGACTGTTAATTTTTGAACTTTGTAACGCCCGCCATCAGGTGGGGTTATTATTAATTCAAAAATAAATAGACATGGGTACAAGTGGAGACAAAATCGTTTTGTTAGACGGTATGGGTTCCGGTAGTGGAAGCGCCACTAAC